CTTTTTTCTAGCCAAGGATCGCTGCTCTATCCTCAACTTTTTCATAGCAGATTTAAAGAAATCTTGGTTCTTGAATTTCTTTCCATCTGAAGTTATTACAAAATCTTTTATGCCTAAATCAATTCCAACACTAGTTTTTAATTTTATTTCCTTTTTATCAGATTTTTTTTTCAATAGTATCAACCAATATAGATACATAATATTTATTAGTTACTGATTTACTAATCGTTACCGTTTTTATATCACCTTTAAATTCTCTATGTAAATCTATATCAACTAATTTTAATTTGGGTATAAAGATTTGTTTTTTATTTTCACTCAAAAATACACCTTGAGGCAACTGAAATGATTGTTTAGCATATTTTGATTTAAATTTAGGAAAACCCGAACCTTTAAAGAAATTGGTGTAAGCATTATCTAAATTAGCCATACTCATTTGTAATGCTTGAGATGGACTTTCTTTTAACCAAGGAGCATCAGTATTTTTTAATTCAGTTATTTGTTTATTTAAATCAAAACATTTGAGATGTTTTTTATTTCCAACATAAGCACTAATTTTTGTTTCTAAACCAAGATTATATACAAACCTAACTTGACCAAAAAAATATGAGACATTATTTCTTTTTGTTGTTGATTTGGATATATTCTATATTTATATGATTTCAACATCTTAAACTAAACTTTTATTCTGTTTAAAATATATATAATTAAAAAAATATCATTTTTTTCCATTTTTAAAATGGTTTGAAGTGATGTAAATTAGGTAGTGAACAAAAAATGGAAAAATTACAAACTAATAAAAAAAGAAAAAATAAATAAGTGATATTATGAAGAAATTATTGATGATATTAAGTCACTGTTCAACAGGTGGGATGCCTCAAGTTGCTTGTAAAAGAATTGAATTAATAAAAAATGACATAGATGTCTATGTTGTTGAATATGATAACATATCCGATCATTTCATCATTCAAAAAAATAGAATAAAAAAACTTTTAAAATCAAATCATTTTTTCACTCTTGGTAAAGATAAATTTGAGCTTCTTGATATAATAGAAAAAATACAACCAGATTATATCCACATGGAGGAAATGCCAGAATTGTTCATGTCATATGATCTAGCCACTGAATTATATAAGAAAGATAGAAAATACAAAATTTTTGAGACAACACATTCATCTGATTTTAACACAGATGACAAGACTTTTTATCCAGATAAATTTCTTTTTGTTTCGCAATATAACTGTTATAAATTTAATAAATTCGGCATACCAACAGAAGTAATTGAATATCCGGTTGAAAAGAATAAAGTTAGTCAAGAAGTCAAATTAGAAAAAATGCGAAAATTGGGGCTAGATCCTAAATTCAAACATGTAGTGAATGTTGGACTTTTTACTCCTAGAAAAAATCAGGCATACGCTTTTGAAATAGCCAGAAAACTTGTGGATCAGCCAATAAAATTTCATTTCATTGGAAATCAAGCTGATAATTTCAAAACTTACTGGGAGCCGTTGATGAAAAATAAACCCAACAATTGTGTTTTATGGGGTGAAAGAGATGATGTAGATGATTTTTTGGACGCTTGTGATTTGTTTTTATTTACTTCTATGGGATTTCGTTGGAACAAAGAATTGAATCCACTTGTTATAAAGGAAGCTCTTCAACACCAAATACCACAATTTTTATTTCCTCTGGATGTTTATAATAGAAAATATGATATTGAAGAAACTATTCATTATTTAAAGGGAGATCCTGATATAGATAATAGACTTATAAGAGATTTTCTTTTTGAAAGAAAAAATGTTCCTTGGAATAATAAAAATGTTAAATACAAAATCAGGGCTGTTCATCTTTTATTGGAAGAAGATGATAGAAAATCAGAATCTATAAAAAATATAGAAAAATTAAAAGATTATGGCATAGATTATGTTCAACATATAAACAAAAGATATACACAAGATCCACCAAAAGAAAATTGTGCTCGTCCGCAAGATGTTGGTAGAATTGGAGCTTATTCTTTACGAGGACCGCATTACGGAAACTACACATCATTTAAAAATGCCATATTATCAGAGTTCACGGATGATATTGATTTTTTGATGGTTTTCGAATCAGATTGTATATTAAATGTGCCTGTAGAAGAATTTGCTGAAAAAATATACAAAGCTTGCGATTATATTCTCAAAGAAAGAATATATTATATGTCATTTGGTGATGATCGCAATCTTAGGACTGGCGAAACAGTGTCCTCTGTTGAAAGAAAAATAGATGATGTCGATTGGATGTATATAACAAATAAAATTATTGGTATTCAATCAATTATGTTTCCAAAATTTGCCAGAAATTATATAAACAGAGCTTATAGTACAACTTTATGGGATGTGTCGGATTTGATGTTCAATGATATGTTTAGCTCAAAAACAAAAGGTATCGCTCCAAGATTAACTACCCAGATAGAGGGAATATCTACTATACAAGGTGAAAAAATACAGCATTTTTTATTGAAAGACATTAATAATTTTGTGAATGATAAATCTCCAAATGATGTTGTTATAGAGTATAATAAAAATGATAATAGATTTCATTTGTGTCTAAGCGATTTTTATCAAAAAGATATTAATAACATAAGAGTTGTGGTCCATATGGATGAAAATAAAAATGTTTTTGATACAACAACTACCCTATCGCCTTGGGGTTCGATATGGATAGAACTATATGAAACATCAAAACATAATGATTTTTACTTTGATATTTATTATATGGATAAATTTCTATTCACAAAACATATGAGACTTGATAATGTTAGAGAAAAAAAGAGCATAGATGATATTGAAAAAATGTTAAATGAAATTAGAGAAAAAGAAAATGAGAGAGAAGTGAAAGAAATCGATCCAGAATTATTTATTGTTAGTTATGATAAGACAGATGATAAAATTTATTTATCATATAAAGGTGATGGAGAACCAGTTTTCAATATTAAAATTAAAAATATTAAAAGTGGGGATGTTGTTTTTGATCAAAAAGAAACTCAATTTTCTAAAGAATTTAATAACTGGATAAAATTAGACAATAGAAATCCTTATGGTTATGAAATAATTTATAATAATACGGATGATTTGTTCTTGTTCTCCAAAGATTTGATATTGATGAAAATAGAAGCGGTGGTGGAAGATAGAAAAGAGTATAAAGAAATTCATAGAGAAATTCAACCTGTTGTAGAAAGAAAAATCTCATCATCAAATTTCATAGATGAAGATATTTACTTGGTTATGACTTATCCAGATACAAAGATTAAAGAGAATATAACCAAACAATGTTTAAATAGTCTGAAAAACAATGGTAAAAAAATAATATTAGCATCTCATTATCCAGTTGATAAAGAATTACAGGCGATGGCAGATTATTATTTATATGATTCTTATAATCCGTTGATCAATCACACATTGTATAATTATTATTGGTCAATGATACCCGAGGGGAAAGTAGAAATATATCTGGATAAAATTGATCAAAAATATCAATTAAATCAATCTCTTACTGTTCTGAATAATATCAAAAACGCAACTACTTTTGCTTATAAAATGGGATATAAAAATCTTATTTCAATAAGTTATGATTTTATTTTCAGTGAAGCGGATTTAAGTAAAATTGATGACATTTGTGATAGACTAAGAAAATATGAAAAGAATGGTTATTTTATGAGATTTAAAGAAGGTGATATGACTTTATTAAAAAGTGTCTTCTTTATAACAAATTTGGAATTTTTTGAAAAAACATTTTCTAATCCTCGAACACCTGAGGAATATAATAAAGAATGCTCACAGCTTGGGGTGAACAATTTCTTGGAGAACTATTTCTATAAGAAGCTCATTGATTATGAAGACGATCTTCTTATAGCGGACACAAATGAAGATGAATTATTTAAAAATTCAAAAATAAATTTATTTTCTGGAGTTGAATATTTGACTTTACTGCCCGTTAAAAACGACAAAAGAAGTTTCATTGTTTGGTTTAATTCGTCCAACATAACAGACAATAGAAGAATAGAATTTGAATATAAGAATGGAGATTTTATTGAGAGATCAACTCATTATATAAAAGATCGAACATATTATATGAAAAAAATAACATTAAATGATGGAGATAATTATTCTATAACTGCAAAATTTATTGATTCTGTTAATAATCAAATTATATCAGTAAAAAATTATAATGTCAATTTGAATAATATTAATGATTTAAACATATATGGTGTTTTTACAGACAATAAAATAAAATCATCCTCAATAGAAGATAATTTTACAATAAAATTTGATCCCGAGACAAATAACATATATTTCAAATCCATTGAAGATTTTCAGGGGAAAATATCCGTGATGGATTCTTATTCAAAAACAGCTTTTCATTGGTCAAAAACAAATATGAACAAGAATATTGAATATTATATAAATCCAATACCAAAGGGGGCTTTTGATTTTGAAAAAGATCCATATATCAATGGATTTGATATATCATTCTATGATATGGATGACAATTTCTTATTTAACAAAATAATACCAACAAAAAAAGAGCCCGTGAATGTCGACGCTGTTATTCCACTAGGAATCACACCTTTTGACTGTTTATATTTTTTATGGAGAGATTTCTTTATTAATAAAACTTATGATGATTTTTTAAACAAAATAGGACTAGGAATAGAAACTGTTGTTGATCTTGGTGCCAATCAGGGTTTATTTACATATCTGATGTTGTTAAGAGGGGCTGAAGATATATATGCTGTCGAGGCTGTGAAGTCTTGTTGTGATAACATGGAAAAAATGTTTAAAGATAATGATAATGTTTTTATTATTAATAAAGCCATATCAGATGATAATTCTATGGTTGATATATTTGTTAATCGTGTGAATACAACAGTGAGTTGTAGAGATCTGGAAAAATGTAAAAAACATCTTCCAAATTCAATAGATGGATATGATAAAATTTCAGTAGAAGGAATAACAATAAACAATTTAATAAAAGAAAAAAACATAGATAGAATAGATTTGTTGAAAGTTGATATTGAAGGAGATGAATATATGATGTTTGATACCATAACATATCGAAATCTAATGAAGATAGAAAATATGATAATAGAGTTCCATCACAATCAAAATAATGATCTGGATTTAATTTTAAATAGATTAAAAGAAAATGGTTTCCATTATCAAATAGTCAAACTTGATGATAATAATGGAGGAACTTTATATGTTTCAAAAAATAATATTTTTTAAAAGATTTGAATAAAAAAATAATAACATTAAATGAAAATAGCACAGATAAATTTAGGATTAATTGAAATACCACCAAAAAGCTGGGGAGCTATCGAAAAGGTTATATGGAACTATAAACTTGAATTAGAGAAGCTTGGAAATCAAGTAGATATAGTTTATCCTTGGGAATTATATGATGGAGATAAATTAAAATATGATATTGTTCATTTTCATGCTGCCAATCAAGCGATAGATACTTGGCGAGATTCAGGTCTCCCGTATGTGTTTTCGACACACGATCACCATGTGGTTAGATATGGCAAGTCATCTTCATTATATTCTAAGAATTTTTTAGCTATGAAGCAATCTGTGGCTTCAATAACTTATGCTGAGTTTTTGGTGGATTATTTTGATAAAACGGACAAACTTTATTATATACCACATGGAGTTGATAATAAGATATATAGAGATAAAGGAATAAGAAATTCATCAAAACACAAACTTTTATGTGTTGCAAATAATGGTTATGCTGATGATCCAAAAAGTGATAGAAAAGGATTTAGATATGCCATTGAGGCCGCTAGAATGTTGAACATGGATATAACAATAGTTGGACCCGAGAACAACATGAATTTTTTCAGAGCCAATGATGATCTATTGTCTTATGATAAATTAAAAATGATAAAAGATCCAAATGAAGAAGAGCTTGTGAATATTTATAACGAGCATACTATATTTTTGCATCTTTCTGAATTAGAAGCGGGTCACCCAAATCTTACTTTACTCGAAGCGATGGCTTGCGGACTGCCTATAATTGGAACTTATAACGGTAAACGTCCTCTAATGGGCCTCGTTAAATGTAGTAGAAACTCAAAGGAAGTTAAAATGAAAATAGAAGAAGTTATTCAAAATTGGGATGAATATCATCAACTAGCCTTAGAAACTGGAAAGAAATATGATTGGTCGAATGTAGTTAAAGAATTAAATGATTTTTATACATTTACTGTTTCTGTTAATAATACATATAGTAATGAAGATGTTAGACAAAGAGTTGTAAAAGCTTATGAAAATTCTACTCAAACTATAAGGGACTCAGTTGTGCCAAAAACAAAATTTAATATAAATTTTAATGATGGAGCATTTATCGAAATGTTGTCTCCTATAGATAAAAAAATAAAAGTGGATTTCATCGATAAAGACACAAATAATGTTGTTTATAACCTGAATATGGGATCGAACACTTGGGCAAAAACCAACACAAAATATTATAAAAATTGGCGAGTAAAAGTAAGTGGTGATGAAGAATTTACATATGAGATGGAATTAAAAGGTAGCAATGTTCTCATCGATTTTCAAAGCAGCTCGATAGGGGATACTTTGGCTTGGATACCTTATGCTGAGGAATTTAGAAAAAAACACGAGTGTGTTGTTTATTGCTCTATACATAACAATTTAGAAAAACTTTTTGAAAACGAATACAAAGATATTATATTCATAAAACCTGGCACTCAAATTGATTATTTATATGCGACATATAAACTAGGATGGTTTTCGCCACCTTGGGGTGGAAGCCGTGATGTTCATCCAAACGATTATAGAACAATGCCGCTACAAAAAACAGCATCTGATATACTTGGGCTAGATTATAAAGAAATAGTGCCAAAAATAACAATACCAAAACAAGGAAGACCCATAGGTAGAAAATATGTTGTCATAGCCGAATATTCAACAGCCAATGCCAAACATTGGTTATATCCAGGTGGATGGCAAAAAATAGTCAATTGGTTGAAAGAGAACGGATTAGAGGTTATGGTTATAAGCAAACAAGATACTAATTTAAAAGGAGTTATAAAAGAAACAGGCGACATGCCTTTAGAAAAAAGAATAAATCAAATAAATCATTCAGAATTTATGATAACTATCGGAAGTGGGCTGGCTTGGATAGCATGGGCTGTTGGCAAAAAAGTTGTTATGATCTCTGGCTTCAGTAAGCCGTTCTGCGAATTTAAATCAAATTGCATTAGAATAATAAACGAAAATGTTTGTAATGGATGTTTCAATGATGAAAGATATGAATTTGATAGAGGGGATTGGAATTGGTGTCCAGCACATAAAGACACTTCAAGAATGTTTGAATGCACGAAAACCATAACGCCAGAATTTGTCATGGAAGAAATAAAAAAGAATAATTTGTTGTAAAAGAATAAGGACTATCTACATGAAAAACCAGAAAATATTAATATTTTCTGGTTTTTCAGTTTTTATATATAACATAAAAAATATTTTTTCAATATGAAACATGTGAAATCGTATGATGAGTTAAATGAGTCTATATTTGGAGATTTAGGGAGACTTGATCCAAAAAGATATGACAATGATAAAAAGTTTTTAAAACTCTATAAAGAAATTATTGATGATTTCAATAAATATGATCAAGATTTAAGAAAAGTGGCTATAATAAATAATAAGGGCAAATCAATAACATCTAGTGAAATAAATGTTGGAGACCGCGCGACATTAACTTATGTTTTTGGCAAATTTCATCCGGTTTATAATAATATACATACAGGAAATAGTAGAGCTGGAAAAAGAAAAATAAAAATAAGTTATATACCATTTTCAATAACTCTTAGGAAAAACGAACTTGAAAAGATGTTTAAAACTAGTAGGATAAATTTAAAAAAAGTTAGAGTAAAAGAAGAAAAAACAATAGATAATCTTGAATATAATCCAAATATTTCTAAAAATTATGGCATTTTTGAGGAGCCAACTGAATCCGATAGAAAAAAAATGGCCATGTATCACGAAATAGAGGACGAATATAGAGTGTCGGCCGACGTAGCTGGAAAATTATTAAAAGCTTTTGTGGATGAATATCATCGTCAATATCCTAGTATAAAAGGTAAGTATATGAATAGTATGGAAATTTCAGATGCCAAAGCAGGCATAAAACCAGTTTTAAAATACATAGATGTGATAAATAAGGATGGTGAAGAGCTAATACTTGATATAAGAGAAGGAGATGATGAAAAGGAGATCAGAGATATGTTAAAGAATATGACAAAAAAAGAATACGATGCCTATTGTGAAAAAAAGAAAAAAGAGACATACGGGGAAAAATGGAAGAAAGACGAAGAATTGAAAAAGGCTGGAATTGAAAAATGGAAAAACAAGTTTATTAATTTGTTTAAAAAATATAATATTGAAACTTGCCCCTATGGTGGAGGGGATAAAAGTTTTGATAATTTTGATCTTAGATATTATGGATATGAAATTCAAGTGGCTTTTTATGTGAATAAAGACATAAGTGAAAATGATTTAGATGAAAGAATAAAAAAATTATCAAAAGAAGATTTTGAAAACTATAATTTTAAATATAGATTAGATCAAGATTACTCTACCAAAAAAACATGGTATGTCCATATTGTTTTAGAAGAAAATGATTAAAGATTTTGAAAAATATAACTTTATAGATTTCGTCAAAAGTTTAAATATAAATTTAGATGATTTCAATTTATCGGATGAGAATTTCGATCATAAATCCATGATACATGGTGTAAATCATGTTTATAGAGTTATGTTTAATTGTTTTTTGATAGGAAGTAAAATGGGGGATATAAGAAATACAAGAAATGCTTTTTTCGCAGCTTTCTTACATGATTTGGCAAGAAAAACAGATGCTGCTTGCAAAATACATGGAAGAGAGTCAGCCAAAACAAAACTACCTTTATATCTAGATGTTCTTTACAGAAATGGGGCGGATGAAAAAGATATAAAATCAATAAAGACCGCCATAGAAAACCATAGCGATGCTTATGAATTAGAAAAAGAAAATCCATATTACAAGACAACATCAATATTGAGAGATGCCGATGGAATGGATCTTGTTAGACTGGATAGAACAATAAATCCTAATATTTTAAGGAATAGAGAAAGCGCTGGCTTGATAGATAAGACAACAAAATTATATAACCATACAGTTTTCAAAAAATATGATAAATTTTACGATTTTTTAGATGATGGAATAAATATAGTTTTTAAAAAATAATAATAATGATAATATATTGATATTGAAATATTTTAATTTTTATTTCTATCAACTCTATTTATTTCGAATCCAAAGGTCTTAAATTTGAAAAGTGATTCAATTTTAAAAGAATTTCTTCTGTCGTTGCGGTTTTCAATTCAATTATATGGTCTATATCCCATCCATATTTATAATCACCATTATATTTCCCATAATTTTCCCAATTCATCCATGGCTCGAATTGTTTTTCTATGTGTTCTTTTAATGTCAAAAACGAGCAACCAATTATTTCTTCTATTTTATTCGTTTTTTTATATCTTCCTCTTCTTATGGATTTATTTATCATTGGGCAGATAATACATTTTAATCTGAACAAGCTGTCTGATTCTTTTCTATTTTTAGTATAGATCTTTCTTTTCTCGTTCAATAATTCTCTGTTTTCAATATAATATTTCTTATTATATTCTTTTATTTTTTCTGAATTTTTGTTGCTTAATATTTTTTCCTTGTTGGTTTGATAATATTTCTTTTTTTGTTCATTTATAACATCTTTGTTCTCTTGTCTATATTTCATATTTTTCTCAAGAATATTTTCTCTGTTTTTTTGAAAATAAATTTTTTGAGAATTCAATAGGGAGTCTTTGTTTTCAAGGTAATACTTTTTATTATATTCATTTTGTTTTTCTTTATTGTCTATTCTATACTTTTTTTTATAATTTTGTATTTTTTCGATATTTTTTTCTTGATATTTCTTATTGCGTTCTTTTATTTTCTCTTTATCTTTGAGATATCTTCTTCTTTCATATATTTTTGAAATTTCCTTATCCAATTTATCTCAATAATTTTATTAAATCTTCAACCAATATGGTTATTAATTTCTTGCCATTGATCTCTACATTGGGGATGTTTTTAATTATCGAAAATGCGGAACTACCATCTATTTCAAGATTTTCGATATGTTCTTTTAATAATTCATTATGAGAATAATAAACTTTCAATTCATCAAGAAACATTTTTAGATCAAATCCTTTTCTATTGTTATATTTTATCATTTGAAGTTCGTTATCTTGCTTCTCAATCAAAATATACCACAATTTTTGTTTTGATACTTTTATACGTTCCAAGAAATTATAAGCCGATGCCGCTTTCGTGTTCTTCGGCATTTTAGCCACATGTCCGTGCAAATGTATCAAATCATCTTTTTCGTTATCTACCATATCTTGAAATGAATTTTAAATTATATATAAAGAAAAAAAGGGCTAAAAAGGCGATTTTTCAAATTAATATATAATAAAAAAATAAAATAAGAAATATGAAAAATTTAAAACTATACGAGCAATTTGAAATCGGTGATGATGACGTTAGTGATGATCAAATTTTAAAGAAGATGGAGCAAAATAAAGAGATAGATAAATTGGCTGAACAAGAATTCCGATCATTAAAAGATTTGCTTGCGAAAGAATCAAAAAGAGATGCTGATATAGCCGAATTGTGGTTCGGAATAGGATTTAGAAGAGGTTATAAAAAAAATAAAATAAAAAATTGATTAAAAAATTTAAAATTTTTTTAAATGAGAAATATGAAGATATTCTAAAAAGTTATGGTAATGTAGCCAAAAATCTTCAAGATGAAAGAGGTCACACTCCAAATGTATTCGGTCGCTTTGCGCATATCCCGTCAAACGGACTAGCAGAAAAATTATTGGAAAAATATTATGAACCAGGATTTAAATTATTAGACATAGGGTGTGGTCTGGGTAATATTTTAAAATTGGGCAATGAAATCGGATATCAATCAACAGGAATAGAAATAAACGAATCTTTAAAAAAATATCATGAAGGATTAAATGTGATTTATGGTGATGTTTTAAATATAGATCTAAAATTTATAAAGGATTTTGATGTTATATATCTATATAGACCATTGGGTCCATTAAACAAATGTAATAAATTATTTGAAAAATTATACAAAAATTGTAAAGATAATTGTAAAATAATATATGTTTATTCTTCTCAGTTAGAATTGGGTTTAAAAAGAAAATTTAATTTTGAAAAATTCGATACTGAGTTTACTTTCATGACGGATAGACCATATGACAAAAATTTCGAGAACTATTATTCGATATTAACTCCTATAAAAAATGTAGAAGATGTTGATGCAAAAGAAGTTTTAAACAAAGCTATTAAAGAGCTTTCTAAGTATAGAGTAATAGATAATGAAGATTATAGTAGATCAGATCAAAAATATGGATCAACGTTTGTGTGTGACAATATAAACAACATAACAGATTTTTTGAGCCATTTAGAAAAATCATATCATTTAATTGATAGCAACAATTTGGATATCAAATTTGCTCATACTTTTTATATCGAATATTCAGAAAAAGAAGAAGATTACAATAGAATAAAAATGAAATCTCCACTCGGGCGAGGCAAATATTATCCAGAATTTGACCCCACACCAAAAATAATGTATCTACCAATGGTTATATGGAGAATGAGCGGAATTGATATCGGAATCGAAAATAGACTTAAAAGGTTAGATATCATCAATTCTATTAAAAGAGATTTAAAAAGAATAGAAAATTATAAATTAAAATTTTTTAAATTATCTGTACATATGATTTATTCTAAGATTGATGGCGAAATATATGAATTAATATATAAAATCTAATTTTTTCTAAAAATTTTTTAAAATGTTGCTAAATATATTTGAAATTTTTACATAATATATTTCATTATATGAAGAATATTTATCATAATAAAAAATTTCTTTTATAGTTTTACTTGATATATCATCCAATTCTTTATATGATTTCTCTATATACTCTTTATATTTTAATTTGAAAAATTTATTCCATTTATTATAATACTCAATCAAATCTTTTTTATCATGACATTCTTCACCATTAAAATATTGATTAAATAGTTTAGTAAAATTTAATAAATCGCTTATATCAGAAAATTGATCAATAAATTCGTTTGGGTCAAAATCTTTCAAAGATTCAAAAAATTTATATAAATATGAAGACTCAAATAATTTATACAATTCATCTTTACTACAATCACAATTTCTAAACTGAGCATATAACATTGTATATCTTGCTATTAACTCGTGTTCCAATGTCAAATAAACCAAATATAAAAATTTATCATATCTATTGTCAATATCTTTTTTTATTATAGAAACATATAAAGACTTCACAAAATCCAACATATCACTATCATTCTCAATTGTGTAAATATCGTATATGTGTCTAATTTCGTGGGCGACAACAGATATCAGTTTATTCTTATCTATTTTTTTATCATATATTTCAATTGGTATAATTATGTTTTCTCTGTTTCTATATAATAAATCATAGATGTTTACATTCGAATAATATACACTTTTTTCATCATCTTCGATAAAATTAATATGAACATTAGCAATATTATCTAGCAGCCCATATTTTCTCAAATCTAAATAAACGACACAAGATGAATCTACATTTTTCAAATCTTCCTCGATATAACTGATTATATTTTTAATATCCTCGGGAATATAAGATTTGAACTCGTTTAAAAAATTTTGATAATTATAAATCATATAAATATATATTCAATGAAATATCGTATGTTTTTGAAAGTTGAGATGAAAAGATTCGAACTTTTATCGGGTGATCCAAGAGTCACTAATGATGCCATTGCACCACATCTCAGAGTGGCGAGAGGGAATTTCGAAATCCCGGCCTAGCGAATATGAGTCGCTTGTTCTGCCTCTGAACTACCTCGCCATAATATTTTACAGAATACTTTTTTTGGACATATTTAAAAGACATGTTTTGGTTTTTTGTTGCTGTAAGTATTCTTTAGTTGTTTTGCTCATTAGATACCAGATTTTATTAGTTGCCCTGTCAGAGTATGATTCTGAATCTCAACATTCAAAGTGTTGCGTGATAGCCAATTTCACTACAAGGCAGTATATCTTATATATTATATTTTTCGTATGTCTTCACCCATTTTTTAATCGCATTTCCACTAACGCCATATTTTCTCCCAACACCACATAAACCAAATTCATCAATCTCATTTTTTAATTGCTCAAATGATGGTCTATCTACCTTTCTTCTAGATACAAAAGAATTCTTTATGTTGTTTTCTTTCTGTTTCAGTATAGACTTAAAATCATCTGGGATATACTTCTTAAATTCATTTAAAAAATCAAGATAATATTTCATAAGGTTTTTAATTATATATTAAAAAATAATGATTTGGTTTAAATTTCAACATTTCAAAGAACTTTTGAGTCGACGGTCAGACTCGAACTGACATGCCTTTCGGTTTTTACAATTTTGCAGATTGCTGGCTATTTCCAATTCACCCACGTCGACAAATTATTTAAATATTTTTGTTCATATTTTTTAATATCTTCTAAAAACCACACCTCAAAATCTAATCCTAATTTTTTTGCTGATTCCCATTTATTATAATCATCTTCTTTTATCCTGCCCTTTATCTCTAAATTTTTAATGCTATCATTGTTATTTATGATTCGAAAATCTATGATATAAGTGTGTTCATTTTTATCGATTCCAATATATTTTATTCTAACCTTACCATATTCCCAATCTTTGATCAAATTGATTTCTTTCATTTTATCTAAAATATAACAAGCTCTTAATTCATATGTTCCTTGAACTCTGATATCTTTATATTCTAACCATTTTGTTGTTCCACCAGCAACATAATTCTTTCCAGTGTCGTAAGATTTTTTATTTACTTTGCTCCAATTTATATTAGAATTATGAACAGTTAACCATCCTCCTCTTTTTTTAGATGCACAACTAATACTGCAATATTTTTGATTTCTCTTAGCCCATTTTATTTCAAATTCTTTTTCACAATATTCACACTTTAATAATACTGTGTGACTATGGCATCCTTTATCAGTCAAAGTTTTAGAAATTTTGTTTTTTGTTTCATCACTATGATTTCTGGAATTGGCGCATTTTCTTGAGCAGAATTTATTATATTTCCCTTTATCAAAATCGTTTTCAGTGATTCTAATATAGAAAATATTATTACATTTAGAACATTTTTGTTTTAATTCTATTCTTTTTGATTTTTCAACACCTTTAAATTTTTCTGAATTTTTTCTAATTCTCTCTTCTTTTTTGGGGTTTGAATCACAATTTGAAACATGTAAAGCATATAAACATTGTTTATCAACTTCTATTAATTTGTTACACCATTTACAAATTTTACTATACATAATTATATATATAAAAATTTGCCGGTTCATAATAGAATCGAACTTAATATTTCCAATAATTTCAAAGAACTTATCTAAGCGGTGCCGACCGGGCTCGAACCGGCGACTTCCTGCGTGCATTTTTTAAAACCTTTTTGTTTCCAAAAAGTTAGGACTATATCATCATCTCAGAGAGATGTTGGATGCTAATTTGGTATTATATTATATTGCTATAACCCCCAATAGTCTCTGCACCTTCCGTCTCTGACGGCTTGGCTCAGGATTACCATCTTTTTAAAAAAGTTAGGCTTCCCTGAATTCATCCAATTTTTCAATCATTATCGCTAATGAAAGCTGCCACTTCTGACAGGCAGGCATTCTAAACCAACTGAACTACAGCACCATATTTTTTCAAAGCCAATAAATTAGCAAAGAAAATTAATTTTTTATCAATATTTCAATGAACTATTATGCGTCCCAGGAAGGATTCGAACCTACGTTGGATTTTCATCGTCGGGTTAACAGCCCGGACCGTTCGACCACTACGGCAACTGAGACTTTTGCGGTCCCTACGGGATTCGAACCCGTCTGAGATATTTCTATCAACCGATGTGACAGACCGGCAGCCACGCCTAGCAGCCCCAGAGACCAGAGTAGTCAAGGGCGGACTCGAACCGCCAGCCACGACTTTATCAGAGTCGCAATCTAACCAATTGATATACTTGACTATGCAATAATTTCAAAGAACTTAAAATTTGTGCCGCCGGAAGGATCTCGAACCTTCGCGCCGAGGTTTTACAGACCTGTCGCCTACCCTGGGTCGTCGGCAATTCTAAAAAGATAAAAAAATTGTCTGCTCATTCCAAGTATGAAATAAAGTTTCTGGACATATCCTATTAGGGACTTCACCAGAATGCAAGTCTACCTGACCTTTATCTTACTAAGCGAATTGACGTTTTCTTGGAAAAACTATGACAATCTTTCTGAAGGATTATCATCGATTCACTTTTCACCAGACAATTTTATAAAAAATGTGTGTTCCAACATGAAACCGTAGGACTTTTTCCGTCTGATTACCGGAACCTGTGGGACACTGGGAATCGAACCCTCACCACACATTTTTAATCTCATTTTTTCAAAGAACTATTTTTTTATTATATTTTTTATATTTTTAACTTTTAACTTCAACCATCTTTTATTTCTAACAACCGTTCTATCTTTATCATTCAACTCCACTTTTTCGCCATCCCATATGCCAGTTAAATATATTTTTATGGATTTTCTACCATTTGAATAATCATATTTAGAATCAACATATTCAACAAGATCCCCTTCCTCTATTTCATTATAATTTTTTTTATCATTGCTCCTTTCTTATTATATTTTTTAAAACAAAAAAACCCAATCTTTTATTTCAGATTGGGTTTATAAAAACTAAGCTATATGCAAAATGATTCACCCAATCAGAATTTTCATTTGATCGTCATAAATATTCATATAATTACACATAGTTTTCATAATTGCTCGTTTATTATATATTGTATTAAAAAAGTCGTTTTTTTCCGTTTTTGTTTTAATTATACGACAAAATTACTAAAAAGTTTCAAAATAAAAAATATTTTTTAATTTTTTTTTTAAAAAACTCCGTTATCTTCGCCATATGTTGCATTCCAATAGATTATATCTTTTATATCTATAATTACATCATCTAAAGTTTTTACTCTATAAGGCCTAGCTCTTTTTAATTCATCTGGTGTGAAAATTCTATGATTATACATTTTCATTGCTTTTTCAGCCTTATCATTTGTCTCCTCACAAAAATTTTCAGCTTCTTTTATGTCTGTAAAAATATGATAAAAGATTGTATCATCTGGTGTTATAACTACATAAATTTCACTCGTTTCATATCTCATCGTTTTTTTTTATTTTTTTTATCTAGGGCTTTTGTGGTCTTTCTACGAAATCTTCACCGAAAGGATCATCCGTATTAAATGCTTCAAATTTTTTCATGTTAATTTATCATTTTCCTTATCAGATATTCTATTAACAAAATATGTATTGTCTTGTGGAAGTTTTTTTGAAACATTAAAAGAATGAATTTCATTTTTATATTTCAATCTCAGATAATTCTCTCTGTTTTTATCAATCTGGATGCATTGAAATATCGTTATCACCATGGCCAACATAGATATAATAAATCCATTAATAGAGCCCTGATCATTTATTCCTCTAAAGAAACATATAATATAAAATATGAATATGGCTGCTGTTAATATGATTGCTCCGGTTGTGAAAATTCCAATTTCTTCATTTTTCTTATCCAAAAAAATATTAAATATAAAATTTATTCCTTTATCATAAAACTTTTTTATTTTATTTAAAATGTTGAATCTTTCTCCAATCTGTTCTATTTTATCAATATCTATTATATTATTGCTAAAATATTCTAATATCATTTTCTGATATTTTGGACTCAAACTACTAAAAACATTAACTATCTTATTTCTTATACCATCATCATTTATATACTTGTTTATTAATTTCAAATCGAAATCGATGGTATTGTTCTCGGCTAAGAATTCATCATAATTTTTCATTTTCCTATCTTTCATTTTATTAATATTTCTTTTTATTTTATATATTAATAAAAAAAAACAGAAAAAATAATAATTACCATCTTATAATTTTGAAGTTTGCTCCTTTACTTTTTACTATTTTACCTTCTTTTTCGAGTTCAGCAATAATGATATCAACCAGAACTTTATTCAATTCTGATATATCCCAGTAGTAAAAAGTATCTCCTCGCTTCGCTGATTTTAAAATCTCACGACGAAGAAATTTTAATATTTCTTGTTTTTGTTCTGGTAACATTTTTTTTTGTAAGTTTTTTGTTGTGGTGGAGGGATTTGAACCCTCATACACCAGATTACGCTTTTAATGCATGTTTATAAGACATGTGCGATACACCACAATATTGTACTCCCGATGGGACTCGAACCCACAACTTCCGCCTTGAAAGGGCGGCGACTTTAAACCAGTTCGTCTACAGGAGCTTATGATTTGGTAGCCTGTTTGGAAATCGAATCCAAATTGTCGATGTGAGAAACCGATCTCCTGCCATTAGAGGAACAGGCCATATATTTTTTTTTCAAAGAACAATCAAAACATAACAAAAAACCCAATCTTTTTTGATTGGGTCTCTTATATAAAAAAGCATATAAAAATATTCCCAATCAAGTTGGCGAGTTTTCTATCTCTTCATATATGTTAAAATTTTTCATCATTTATTATATATTGTATTTAAAAAGTCGTTTTTTTCCGTTTTTCGTTTCAATTATAGCACAAAATTACTAAAAAGTTTTAAATAAAAAAAATTAAATTTATTATTTTATATTTTTACTAAATCTTTGTAGTTATAACAATATTTTAAACCAGATGGCAACCATATCACATCGAATTCATCTGGTTCATCGTTATATGGATTTCCAGCAACAATTCCCTCACAATTCCCAAATTCATATCCATGACTAGCGCTTCCAAGTAAACCATCACCAGATAATTTTAATTTTTCTTTAAAATCATTTGACATTTTTACCTTATCTCCTATTTTATAGTCGTTTTTCATAATGAAGCAAAATTATAAAAAAAGTTTGAAATAAAAAATTTTTTAAAAAAGTTCAAACTATTCTTTTCTTATTGAATTTCATATTTACATCAGACGATTTTTCTTCGCCATCACTTACAGAAAAACCACCGACTTCCGTTTTTTTGTTTGGTTTTTGAATATCATGGAGTTTAGAAAATTCTTCGAATTTGAGTAAATTATCTAATTTTTTTTCAGCCATTTTAAATGAATTTTTTATTGTATATATTAAAAAATTTCATTCAAAAATAATCACTTAGATAATTTCCAGTTCTCTATTATCTATACGGCCTTCAACTGTAAAATATCCAGCATCTGGACCTTGTGGTACACTAAAAAATAAAGTTTCATCATCATTTTGATGAATTTTTACTTTCTTGCTAAATTTACTCATCACTTTATCTTTGGCTTCTAAAAAGGTGTTTGCTTCAACTCCTTTTGTCCAGATGCCCATAGTGACAGTCCCATTAAAAACTTGTTGAGTAACTATGTAAATCATAATATTTTAATATTTTTTTAACATTCTTTCTTTCATTTAAAAATATATATTCCTTTATTATTTAATAATCCATCACAATAACAACATCTTACTTTATAATCCTTAAAAACTATTCTTAAAAAATAATCATATAATTTATTTTTCCTATCATCTTGTGATAATCCAATAACATAAGAATAATTTTTAATTTTGTTATAATCTCTTACAATATAACCGATTTTGCCTAGTACTTCATATATCTCTTTTTTATTAGTTGGCTCTTCATACCTATCCACATCTCTATTTAATTCCGTGAATGAAATGTTATAAACAAATTCGTTGTTGATTTTATCACAATAGTTTTTCATTTTTAAAAGATCCAACCTATAATAATTATTAGAAGATGTTTGAAATCTTATGGTAATTATATCATTATCTAAATATATTACATCATAGTTCACGTCAGAATAATCCTTATCAAAAATTTCATTTAATTTTAAAAAAGGATTTTCGCCAATATATTTACTGGTATATATTTTAATATTTTTGTCTAATCTATTGTTATTGAATACTTTATAATATTCTTTAAAAGTTAGATAAGAAACATAAAGATATTTCATTTAAAAAAACTAAATTCTTTCATATCCACTCTCAAATGCTTCGGCAGGAGAAAATGATTTATATCCATCTTTATATACAACATAGTAACCTCCAACTTGTGGTTTATGTTTTTGCATATATTCAAAATTCACCTTGAATGGAGCATAAGCTTCTTCTTCTGGAGTAATCATAGCGCTTCCATCCGTTTCTCTGTTCTCACCTTCACCATCTCTCACAATGGATTTAATTTTTAACGCCCAAACTTCTTTGTAGCATTTATATTTTGGCATTTCGATTGATGCGCACATAATTTTATATTATTTTTCTTCTTCTGTTTCTGTTTTTTCAACATCAACATCTTCATCTTTTATATCTTCGTTTTCTTCGTTCTTAGCTTTTCCGCATTTTTTTGCATATCTTACAAAATATTTAGCAAGTAATTCTGTGTCATTCGACCAGTCATCTTCTCTTTTCTTATCAATTTTCTTGATAAACCGTTTAGCATTTTTAATGTTGTTTTTCATATATTATTTTTTTTATATTATTTTATACTCCTAAAAATTAAATGTTTTATTTTTTAACAAAATTTTCTAAAAAGAAATTTTTTATTTTGTTTCCATTTTCAGTGACCTCGGGATGACCTTGAAAAGCCAATATTGGTTTGGTTTTATGTCTTATCCACATAACCATACCATTTACAATTTCTCCAACAAATCCATCTGGTATTCTATCGAAATAATAAGTGTGATTATAAAACATATTATAATTTTCACCAACAAATCTTAAATTTTCATTGAGTTTCCTATTTTTTGTCATTTTTTTCATTTCTCCACCAAAGGTATGGCATAAAATATGGAGACCCAAGCATATACCTAAAACTGGCTTATTGGTTTGTTTCAACCATTCTTTTTCTTTTTTAATATTTTCAAACGTTTCGTCCGGTGTTGGACCGCCAGATAAAACTATATAATCATATTGTTCGGCAACTTCACTATTAAAGTTTGTGCAGTTTATCATATCGCATCCATCAAATAATTTTATGATTTCGCCGATATATTTTGTGTTATGATTGATTATAAGACCTTTCATTTTTCAAAATTAATAAAAAAATATTTCAGAAAAAAAAAATTAATATATAATTTTTGATTATGAATATTAAACTTTTTGAACAATTTTCTGATGAAAAATATAAAGTTGGAGATCTTTTTTATGTTAGAGATCCAAAGAATTATGATGTATATGAATTGATCGAAATTTCTGAGGAACCTGTTTTACATTGGGGAATAAGTCGCTCGGAGAAAAAAACTGACATTTATTATAATGTAAGTTCGGATGGAAATACACTCAGTTATACAAAAAATTATTTTGATAGTATATTTGGTCTTATTGATAATAAAACAACAGAAAAATATAAAAAGAAAGAGTTATTAAAATTTAACATATCTCAAGATTTGAAAAATATTCTATATGATTTCGATTTTAAACCAGAAAAGCCAAATTTATATGAATATACAAATTTTGATACAAATGAAAAAAACAATAATTTAATAGATTGTAAAGATGCCAATGGGAAAAAACTATCTATTCGTACAGGCAAATTTTTTAAAATGATATGTCCTAACTCTAAACCTACAAGAATAGAATACCTTGTTGGTGAATATAAATCTAGACATGATATGATTTATAACAAAATTAATTTAGAAATAGTCAAGGGAGAAGAAATACGGCATTGGTACTTGGATGAGAACTACAAAGAAGGACATGGAAGCCTAAATAATTCTTGTATGAGATTTAAAGATTGTCAAAAAAAATTAAACCTTTATTGTGACAATCCAAAAAAAGTCGCTCTTGTTATATTAAAAAGTGAAGAAAATAAATTGCTTGGAAGGGCTCTTTTATGGAAATTAGACAAACCAAATAATAAAATTTATATGGATAGAATATATACTGTAGTGGATTTTTATGAAAACATTTTTTTAAAATTCGCAAGAAAAAATGGATATTTAAATTATTATGACAGTAGAGAAAAAATGGTCGTTGAACTTAAAACAAAATCAAGTCCTGATAAAAATCCATATATGGACACATTTTCATGTTATAATTATAAAAAACATTTTTTAACAAATTATATAGACTATGATTTTGATGAAGATGATGATAATTACGAAACATTTGACTATGCTTAAATAAAAGATAAAAGATATGTGGAAATTTTTGAAAATATACGAGCAATTTGATTTTGATGAAGATGATCCTTGGGGTGAAGAAAGAGCTGTCATTAAAGAGCCAAAATTTGAAATAGGTGATAAAGTAAAAACGAGATATGAAATACTCGATAGCTCTCGCAGTGTATATATAGAAAGATATGAAATTGGTGAAGTAATGAAAACTGAAAAAGAAAAAAATCAATTTTCTTATATAATTGAATTCGAAGGGAATAGAATTTTCAAAGTTCTTGATGAGCATCAGAACAAGTTCTATATATTAGAAAAAATTTGATCAATCTTTGATATGAGATCTTGTTAGCCAAGCCACTTTTTCGGTTTCATCTAAAAGTCCTTCCAAGAAATTAGTTGTTCCATTATCAACATCTTCTTCTTTTAAAAACTTTCTTATCGAAACAATGGTATCCTCAATATCTTTTAAAATAAGCTCATACATTTCTTCGATATCTGTTATATCATCTTCACAATCTTTTAAATCTGCTTCATCTAAATATCCCTTTACAGTACTTATTGGTCTTCCGCCCAAAAATCTAACTCTTTCTGCAATGCTATCTATTTTTTCAAAGGCCCCTTCATATATATCTTGAAAGAATTTATGAGCCTGGGCGAAATCTTTACCAACCATATTCCAGTGAAAATTAAAAGCTTTAACCATTAAAATAAAATGATTTGATAAAAGTTTATTTAAAAACTCAATAACTGGTTTTGTTTCTTTTTCTTCCAGGTCAATGTTAATGTCACTGTAACCTTCAAAAGTTTTCATTATTCTCATAGCTTTAATATTTTTTTATATTATATATTGAAATATTTAAATCATTTTTTATGAAAAAAAAAAGAGACCCCCGTAAGAGTCTCCTTTTTTCGTTTAAAGCGCATGTGTCTTGATTAGATTCCATCATCATCTTCATCATCAAAGTCAAATATGCTGTCGATGTCATCATCAACAATATTGACCGGTGCTCTTTCTGATGATGTTTTAGCTACTCTTTCAGCCTTAACCACTTCATTTCCAGTTAGAATAGATATTATTCTTTCAACATTTGCACGCTGCTCGTCGGTGAGTGGTTTTGGTGCGTGATTACTTAAATCAACATTATCCGGGCGGTTCATCAAAACTTCTTTAATTTTAGCTTGCCATTTCTTGTCTGTTATCGCTGGTTTACCATCAATAATTTCAACAGGAGGAGTGACGAATTTTTGTGATTTTTCGCTAAAAATTTTCAAAGGTGTGCTGGTTAGGAATGTGCTGGTGTCATAATTCGGCATATCTACTGGAGGACCAGGTCTTCCATCAGGCGGAGGAGTTTTCTTAATTTTTATAACTAACCGAAAATCTTTACCAGTAACAAAGTCAAAAACATTGCATTTTGAACCATCTTCTGATACTTCACCATTTTTTTCTGCATTGATTTTTTCCAAAATTTTTGTTCCATATGGATAAACCAAAATCTTACCAACAAGCTCTGGATGTTGCTCGTCTTCAATTACCATTATATAAGAATAGTACTTAGTACTTCTCTTAATGAGTTTTGAATTTTCAACATCAGCACTGTTGTTTGATTTGTTTAATTTCCAATAAGTTGTACATAATGGACAAGGTGTTTGTTTTGAAGTGTTTTTCTCACAATCATAATATCCAGAAAGTTCGGGATAATTTTTGAAATCAGCATAATGTACGTGTTTTTGGATTGCTGCTGGACCTGCCCCGCTTCCATCCTTATAAACATTTCTAAGGAAACGGATAATGGCCCTGTAACCTGTTCCCCTTGGATCTGCCGAGTCCTCGGGTCTTGGACGATAGATACCGTCCTGATTTTTGCTCTCTTTGTTCAAAAAAGCCAATTCTTCATTTTCTTTTTCACTAGAAGCCCCAAATAAGAAATCTTCATCATTTTTAAATTCTGCCATAAAGCCTATAATTATTTTTTGAATGAGTTTAAAAGCCGATAAGCCTAAAATTCATTTTAGAGATTATATAAAAAAACTACAAAAAGTTTTGAAAAAAAAAAATAAAAATTATTCTTTGATGAGAGGCGGATCGTTCTTGAATCCGTACTTATCTTTTATTTTCTTTATCAACGAACTAACTATTATTGGAGTTGACATAAACATTTCTTTATAACTGGTAATGTCCACCTCGGGATTTTCATCGATATATAACATCGTCTCATCAGTGAAATCTTTACAAAATGTGTTATAATCATATTGATAATTTATATCAAATGCCTCAAAAGCCTTGTTGATCATTTTAACAGATTCTTTAAAATCATCGTACTTCTCTACAAATAAATCATTAAAAAGCCTATCTTTTATTTCTTGCTTTCTTTTCTCAATTTCATTTTTATCTATCATTAACTTTAAATAGTTTTTTTATATAAATATATATAAAAAATTGAAACCAGTGTTTTTTATATATAGAACAAAAAGAAAAATAATATTAAATGGCTTCTTTTACAACATCTTCTTCTGTAGGGTCTTCCAGCACATCTACAACAAAAACATATAAAAAGTTATCAACAGCATCTGAATCAAATAGTGGAGGAGGAGCTTTAAAATATGATCCTTTAAACACATCTACCGATACTTATTATACTCAGCAAGAAATTTTAAATGTTGATAATAATATAAATTACAGAACATCATCCAACGCTGTCAAATTACTACCTGTTATTGAGAACAATAATGGAAAGGTGAAATTATATACAGAAGTCAATTCAAATTTCAAAGTAGGGGATAAAGTTTATATAATGTATGATCAATCATCTGCGAACACTAGAATTTATTTAAAAGGAATACAAAATTCATCCAATAAAATTTTTACTTTTTTCAATTCTATTCCTTATGGGGCAACTTATTATCTATATAAAAAAGAAGATTTAGAAGTCGATTTCGTTTTAGTAACTGGTTATACTATAAGCGATGAAAGAAATTCTATAACTATTGATGAACCACCAAAATCCACTGATAAAATCGAGCTTTATTATAATTTTATACCAGATATAATTTTGGATAATTATCTAGAATTTTCAGCTTGTACGTTTTTAATAACCAATTTATTTTTATCAAACTGGCAATATTTATATCAGTCACAAGGATATAAAATATTGGAAATGAATGAGTTGAATAATGAGATAACCATAGATCGTTATTTTGATTCTAGGTTTCTGAATAAAAAAATATACAATCATTATATAGGTAGAGCTTATATAAAAAACATAGATTTTGTAAGAGGTGAGATAGATGGAGCGATGATAAACTCTATGTATTTGAATAGTGGCGAGACAACTGCCATAGATATCAATATGGTTCAGGCAATAGTTTTTAGCGGACAAAGCAAGCTTGTTGATGTTAAAAACAAATATGATTCCAACTATGTAAGCACAAATGCCGAAATCACAACAAAATCAGTAACTACTTATAAACCATATATTTATAAAGGTAGTAGTGTTATTGATAATCAAACGGATACAATATCATCTTATTATAGTAAAAATAATAATATTTATGGTTATAATTACATAAATAATGTTTCTATGACTGGTGTAACCATAAGAGTTGGTTATTTTAAAAATTGCACAATAAAAGATTCTTATATTTATGGTGGTGAATTTATAAATTGTAATATAATAGGAGGCACGATTTCGGATGGTTATTTTATAAATTGCCAAGTTGAATCGAGCAGATGGTTAAATGGCACGTGGGAAGATCAAACCAATACGGAAGACACTTTTAATCCTTATGATGGTGTTTGGTCAAATGGTGTTTGGAATTATGGAATATTTAGAAATATGACTTGGTTGGATGGTATTTTCAATGATGGATATTTCTATGATAGTACTTGGACAAAGGGAACCTTTAAAGGGGGTGAAATGATGTCAATAGATCCATTATTAATGAATACTTGGTATGATGGAATATTTAGTGGTGGGGTCATTTTAAATATGATTTGGAAAAATGGAAGCTTTAATGGAGGCACTATAACAAATTGCGTGTGGGAAGATGGAACCTTTAATGATGGAACGATGAAAACGTGCACGTGGGCAACTGGAACGGTCAATGGTGGCACAATAAATAACACAATATGGCAAGATGGCACTTTCAATAAAGGATTAATGAGTTGTTGTTATTGGAATGATGGAACGTTCAATGGGGGAACATTTAATTCGGATAACAATATAAAGTTGGGAAGTGATTATAATGGAGTCTTTACAAATGGTGGAGCTCTTACACAAAAAGATGTCAATAAATCATATTATTGGAACAATGGAACGTTCAATGGTGGAAGTTTTTTGAACAGCATATGGATGGATGGAGCGTTTATTAATGGAGTTATAGATCAAGGTAGTTTGTGGATAAAAGGCGATTTTTTAAACGGAGAATTTAAAAATAGTTATTGGATGGAAGGAACTTTCAAACAAGGCAAAGTAACAAATTCATCTTTTCATAATGTAAACTGGGGTCGAGGCACTTGGCTGAGTGGAAATATTGGAATAATTGACACGGCGGGAAAATCCTCAACAACATATCCTATAGTTAATTGGTATGGCGGAGTTTTTAATGAAGGAGTGTTTGGTCACGCTCTATGGAGTTATTTCAATAGCAATTTTGTTTCTGTGGATAATACTGGAGTGACATATAATCCTTATGTTGGAAATCCTAGTTTGTCAGCGGTGACGATGAATTGGCATGATGGAAACTTTTATGGTAAACATTTTTATAGTTATTTTGCTAGTGGAGATACTTTATGTTCGATTGCTATTGGTGGGTTCTCAGGCGGCACGTTTTATAATGGTTATTTTAGAGGAGTTTTTTATAATGGAACATGGGCAGGCGGAACATTTTTATCACCACCTTGCTGCAATAAATCTCGTCAAATTATTGTCAATAATATGCCCATATTTACAACGGATCCAAGGAATAAAAAACTTGGCAGAAAATATGGTTTAATAAATCCAAAAGCTGGAAGAAAGACTGGAAATAGCACTTTATAATGAAAATTAAATTCTATAGAACGGATCTCCAGATATTTGTTTAGAAAGTGATTCAGAACCTATTCTTATATATTTGAAAAAACTTCGTTCTGTTGTGTGACCAGTTATATTCATTATTTCTAAAAGAGTCATTCTTCCAGTAAGGTACATGTTTGTTGCGGCACTTCTTCTAGCTGTATGCGACGATATGAGTTCCCATTTTTTCTTCGTCTCGCTAACAATATTACCTCCCCTAGTGTAACTATATGTAATATTGTCATCAAATCCTATTTTTTTACATATCAATTTGATATATCTATTGAAATGTTGAGAACAAAGGTTGAAATTTAGGTTTCCATCATATTTTTCATATATTTCTTTGATATAGTCGTGAAGAGGAATAATAACTTTTTTGTGAGTTTTTTGTGTCATTTTAATCAAATAGTCTCCATTAAAATTTTCTTTTTCTAATTTTGAATAATCACCATATCTAAGAGCTGTCAAGCATCCTATGATGAACAAATCCCTTATTCTTTCTTGTTTTTTTGTCAGTCCTTTATAATAATATATTCTTGTTATCTCGTTCATAGACAAATATGTTGAAAAAGATTCTTCTTGATTAACATCAACATCGTCATACGTGTTATCAACAGCATAACCATAATTGGCGGCTTTTCTCACCATAGCCTTAACTAAAAATAATAGATTTTTTATATAGTTCTGTTTCAGATCTCTTTCTTGAAGATAGATTATGAAATCATCTAAAAATTCTTCATTAACACTGTTTGTGTAGATTGTTGCCTCGTATATCTTGGAGAAATTATTCAAATGATAAATTAAAGTTTTGTAATTTGATGGATAATGAACACTCATTCTTTTTGATTTTCTTTTCACTGTCATTTCAATGAAATCAGAAAAAAGGACTCCGAATTTTGGTTCATTTTTATTTGAATAATTTATATAATCTTTGGATTTTTTCTCAATTACATTTTCCTCTAGCATAATTCTTTTTTTTAAACATAAATAGTTTTTAATTTTTTGTTTGAAAAATATTATGAAAAAATCGCGTGAAAAGTTCCAAAGGTGAACTAATTAATTTTCATAATTCCATGAGGCTATTGAATTTATTATCGCTTTCATCCAGTCAATAATAAGATAGCCATGTTTAATGCTATCATATCCTGTCAATTTATTCCTTAGATACATTGTTAGTCCAGATGTATATTGTAATTCTCCTGACGCTTTACCTGCTCTTGTAACAAAACTTGCACTTGTCAGATATGTAGTAAATGAATCTGAATGCAAAAGCACACCGCCAACAGTTTCATCCCTATTAACTGCAATTATATAATCGAATGAGCCAGAACCTATAAATGCCTTTAAATCTGTTACTTCTTCTTCTAAGCCTGCATCCCAATTTGATATAGTAGTATTTTTAGGATTTGCACTTGGTATAAATGTTATATTGCACTCATTTAATAGCTGTATTGTAGCAGGTTTATCGTCTGATAATATCTGATTTATTGCACCGTGTATCGTTAATTGGTCGTGATTTGTATTAGTCACTCCAACAACTAATACCTTCTTTTCTCCGCTACCAATTACTATTTTATAGACATCTGTACCGTCTAAATCATATATAACCGATGCTGTATTGTGTTTTGCGATAATATCAGCATAACTTGTATCAAGTTTCCCAAATTCATATGAGTAAAAAGATGGAGCTATGCACTTGTCATAATAAATTGAATCGTAAACTTTTTTTACCGCATTATGCAACACTTTTGACCCACATAACATTAACTCAACTGCTCTGATAGTACGAACAGAATCGCTCAGCCAATAGTCTGACGCCCTGCTTGTTTCTGAGCAATATCCTGGGATACCATAATTCTCAACTATATAACCAACTTCAAAACCAATTAGCCCATAATCTGCCCAGCTAAATGAACCGCCTGATTTAACAATAGCAATCCAATCATTAATATAATTAGTCGCTTCTGTTTTGAATGCATATTGCATCCCCTCCTGATAGCCTGGCTCCGCGGCGAGTGTCTTATTGGAAAAATCATGACAAGCTAAATACCAATCAATCCCTGTTTTGCTTTTAAAATATGTTTTAATGTTTTGCGTTTCAGAAATGCTAAAAGGTGCTATACCTTTTTTAGTTGGATTATATGTTTGATCATCCCAGCAATAATCAAAATTTGCTGATATATCAACACCATCATAAGGGTATCGTTGTGAGTTTTCAAATCCATAAGGATTAATTATTGGGATAATAAATATCCTATAATTTTCAGCCATATATTCAATAAAATCGCCCCCCGTATGGTTGCATATTCTTCGTATAAACTCGATAGACGCATATTTAGAATACGGTTCATCTCCATGTGCTCCGCTTGTAAATAATGCAGTATATTGATATGATGATGGTATAAACTCATACGCAAACATATCATAAGTACCCGACCCATCCTTTCCTATGTTTACTTTATTTACAATCCCATTATAATTCGTCGTATAGCTATCTATTAGCGCAATCTGCTGCGAATATGTTTCTGAGTAAGAAAATGTATCAATATCATCCACCAGCTCTACAAATAAATCAATGCCATAAATCAACTCATCCCATGCTGATTTTATAATATCAATATCAATCTGATCTAATCCGCTTCCGAAAAATCTCAACCCAACCGTATCTGATGTATAAAATAGTCTATTTGATCCTACTATTTTAGCACACAAATCAGGTATGGTTTCGTTTGCCAATGATGTAGAATTTGCATTCGCTAATCCTTTCCCGATTCCATCTATAAATAATTGATGCTGAGTTGCGTTTAACCTAACTCCTATGAATAATTTATTTGAATCATAGCCCCCATCTATCACTTCAAATGCACCTTGTATTCTCACATAACATTTACCATCTGCTAATCGTGTAATTAATACAACTCCAGGATTTCCTGAACCTGTATTATATAACCCGCTCGCATAATCAGCTCCCAAAATTCTATTATTATAATACCAAATACCATTAGAACAATTATTTTGTGTATATAAAGTTCCTCCGTCAGCGGTAGGATTAAATCCTGTGTCTATATACGTTTGTGATGCTGGGATACCGGTAAATCCCTGTTCTTGTATATACGTTGGTGGTGTAGCACTTAATGTGGCTTTTCTTGATGGTGCATTCCACCATATCAAAGCGTCCTCTGCTGTTGGCATTCCTGCGGCATAAGGTAATAAACAGGCTAATTTAGCCCATGTATTACGGCTTGAGGCGTTGTCACCTTTTAATCTTTCAATAAATTTGTTTTGTCTAATTTGAACAGCAATTAAAGGTTTCTCACCTGTCATGGCTTCTTGAATTGCTTTATATTCATCACAAAAAACGTTCAACTTTGACGCTTGCTGTGATGCAGCTATACTGAAAATCGAATATGTTATTCCTCCTAATGGTACCATTTTTTATGCCGTTCCTCCTATACAAGTCCAAGAATTTGTTCCAGTTTTTATTAAAACTAAAATATTATATTGCTCAGCTGTTTTTGGATTACCATGAACTGTAACGTTACCATTTAATGCTGAAACTGTTATTTGATCCGTTCCAGATTGCTCAAGTATAGTTGTCATACCACTAGATATTAATTCAGTATCATTGTCTGGTACACTTATAGTTGAGCCAGTGCTAAACATCAAGTATTTGCTCATATCATTGCTTGTTAGTTGATAAGTTAGCCCTGTTATCAATTCAATAACGATATTGTCTGGCGATGATAAACCAGATGAACCAGAAGACCCGTCTATTCCTACTCCACTCGTTCCACTGGTCCCACTAGTTCCATCTATTCCTATTCCACTAGTACCGCTTGTTCCAGATGTGCCAGAAGTTCCATCTATTCCTATTCCACTAGTACCGCTTGTTCCAGATGTGCCAGAAGTTCCATCTATTCCTACTCCACTCGTTCCACTGGTTCCATCTATTCCACTGGTTCCATCTATTCCACTCGTGCCACTCGAGCCATATGACGAGTCTCCATACACATAATCAAATAGCTCGTTTATTTTTTTCAGTTTATTATATTCGGGTTCTGTAAGTCTTATCCACTTTGCCATTTATTTCTGATATTTTTTATTTATATATTAATTTTAAATTTTATTAAAATGTGGACCCAATAGCAGCATTTTTCATTCATAAAATCATCATACGTTTTAAGACTTCTCATGGTTCAAATATTCTATTTTTATTTATATATTAATTTTAAATTTTAAATTTTGAATTAATTAAAAATTTGACTTTTTTTAGCAATATATATAATTGATGCCAAATGAACTACTACGACACTGAAGATGTCGTAGTTTCGGGAACATAATGTTCCTTCTCTTTAAGCGTTTCACAGATTACGCCAGATTTCTCTGGTCTTATTTGGTCTCCACGCTCGTAATCAGTCGTTCCAACTGATATATTTATTCTATATCCTTCGTTGAGGATATTAGTTGCTGCGTTAAAATCTCTATCGTGTTTCTCACCACATTTACAAGTCCACTCACGCACCTTTAATGTTAAACCATTATTTATCCAACCACATTTAGAACAAGTTTTGCTTGAAGGGAAGAACCTATCTATATGAACTACAGATTTATCATTCCATCCTGCTTTGTATTCAAGTGTGTCTATGAACTTACTCCAACAAACATCACTAATGGCTTTTGATAGTTTATGATTTTTCATCATACCTTTTACATTTAAATCTTCCAGATATATTGTATCAAATTGCTTCAAAGGGAGAAAGAAAAATAAAACAAATTTTAGAAAAAAATGACGTGAATTATTTTTATGAATATAGGTTTAATGATTGCAGAAATGAACTACCTCTCCCATTTGATTTTTATTTACCTGATTTCAAAACTTGCATAGAATATGATGGAATTCAACATTTTGAGATAATAGAACATTTTGGTGGCGAAAATTCTTTTATAGAAAGGCGTTTAAAAGATGAAATTAAAAATAAATATTGTAAAGATAAAAAAATTAATTTGATTAGAATATCGCACAATAACTATGATAATATTGAAAAAATAATAAAAAATGAATTATTATATTAATATATATAGAAAAAAAGAAAAAAAATATTAATATATAATTAAAAAAAAATAATTTATAAATTATGACAAACAACTTATTTGAATTCAGAGAATTTCAAAAGAAAAACAGAACCAAAACAAGGTTGAACGAAAATGTCCAGGCTGTTGATGACATATATCGCGTGCGCAAACGAATTGATGTTCCCATGTCATTGGTTAATGCTTTCAAAAAGAAAGTAAAAGATGAGAGTGGAAAAAATATTGGTCAGTTTTATTCAGATGTTGAGTTAGCTGAAGAAATAGCTGATTATATCATTTCATCTTACGTTAGCATAGAGAACTTACCAGTGAATTTGATATTGGGTGATCAATATTCAAAAGCACAAGGTGGTCAAGGCCAACCAGATGAATTCGATGACACTCAACCTGTTCAAGGGCAACCTCAAGCTCAACCAGCTCCACAAGGACAACCACAGGCTCAGGCTCAACCAGCTCCACAGGCTCAGGCTCAACCAGCTCCACAGGCACCTGCTCCACAAGGTCAGGCTCAAAGAACAGCAGCACAAGTGCCACCAGCTCAGGCTATTTAAAAAATTAAAGAAACATGGACGAACTCGAACATCTTTATAACATATACCAGTCAAATATAAAGACTGAAAAATTTATTGAGGAGAACAACAATTTCATCAATGTTGGTGATATTGTTGTTGCCTCATATAATAATAAAGAAGTTCGTGGCGAAGTATCTGCAGTTTTAGAAAATAAATTTGAGATTAAAGGAAAAAATGGTAACAAAATAAGAGTTACTATTGATGATATTATGGAGCATTATCCAAAAAATCGTCACTTTGAAAACAAGGTTTTAAAAAAGGATGATGAAGAAATCGTTGCTCAAAAGAAAAAGAAAACTTTTAAAGAAATTGAGCAAGACGAAATGAAAAACTCGCCAGACGATCAGGTCGATCTAACAATAAATGAAAAGATAAAGATTTTTGGCAAAGTACTAAAATATCAAGATGTGAAATATTCTGATATAGAAAATATGTTCGAAAAAAGAGTATTGACTGTTGAAAAAATATGGTATTGTATGACAGAAAAACAGGGTGAAATTCACGTTGTTCGTCAAAATGAAAAGGGATTTAGAATACAACCATTTGCTATGAGCCTAATGGATCATTTTTTAAAAGTCAAACCTTTAAATGAAGGATATAATCAAATAAAAATAAAAGGAAATGATAATTTCGCTATTCTATCGAATGTTCCTCCTTTAATTTATGGTAAAGTTTTAAACGGTTTAATATCGCTTCTAAGTAAGTAAAAAAAAAATGAGTTATGAAAATTGTAATCCATCGTGGCCTTTCTCGAAATATGACATAGAAAAAATTGTTTATTTACCAGAGTTTGGATGTTAAAAATGAAAAAAATAATAAAATAATAAAATGGCAAAAATTAAAAGATTTGACGAAAATGAGATAAAATTGAGAAATACATTTTATTTCATATATGATGAAAAAGATATAGAATTTCTTAAATCTTTAAAGTTAACAGACGAGCAAAATGCCAATCTATCAAGATTAATAGAAAATTATGGTCAAGACAAGTATTCTGAAGGATATACTGATGGATGTCAAAATGAAAGTTATTGATTTTTGTGATGTTTTCAATTCTTCTCCCTTGCATTTCTAATAACATTTCTATATATTTAAATCCGAATCTGGTTAATCTATCTTTGTGTTCTACAATTATCACATCGATGTCTTTATCTTGAAGTAACATATTTAATTTAGGGATGTGGATTTAAAATATCCCACACATTTGAAGATGATTATCAAAAGTTTTTAAAACATCAATATTTCATTTATCTATATTGAAATATGAATTATATTTTATCAAACATTCTTTTCGGTTATCCAAAAATGGCAAAATATCAAATTGAATATTTTGATAATTATTTTGTTCCTTTGATACAAAAGCGTGGTTATCAAGAAGATGATAAAATAATAATCACTGGAAATATATTTTATAACACGTCAAATGTAAGTTTTGAGCTACTCAGTAAAGCAATTTCTATATTGAATAGTCTGTCTTCTTGTGTTGAAATAGAAATTATGAACAATGAATACTGTGAAAATATAATAAAGAAAGAAAATATCACTTTTAAAAAAAATTCTTTTTATGACAATGTAAAACTCAATTTGTTTGGATTTAAAAAGAGTGAATATGATATAGGATTTGAAGTTGTTAAAGATGGTGAAATAAAATTTGTTGAAAATAAAAAATCACCAAGATTTGTAGAATGTAGAATAGATAAAATAGAAGATATTACAAATATGAACATTGACACTAAAAATTTTATTGATATCACGATAAATAGTGATTTGCTAGACACACCAGAGCATAAAAATCTGATAAACATATTTTTATCTAAAAATATATTTAATAATGTTTATTATTCAGAAAAGTCAGAACCAAAAAGAAAGGATGCTGTGATGGTGGAAGGCATCACTAATATAAGAGATATAATAATGAACAATATCGATGAAGATCTAAAAGATGATATGATGAATATTTTTAAACTGAGTGATGGAGTCTTTTAAAAAAAAATTATTTATATGAAATTTGATTATGAAACCGGATGTTATTATCCTGAAAATGAATTGGAAGGATGTAGAGGAACACATAAAGAAATACCTTTGTACCTTTTAAATTTTGATGTATATCCAACTGATGTTGTTGTTGATCTCGGTATGTATATCGGTATGTTTGGTAGATATTGCATGAGTAAGGATGTTAAAAATTATTATGGATTTGAAGCGGATGAAAATTATTTTGAAATCGCTCGTAAGAATTTAGATCCAAACTATAAACTTTTCAACTTTATGATAAGTGATAAAGTTGAAGACGTAATGTATGAATACTGGGGACATTCTGATTATAAGACAACTGTTGGACTTGTTGATGTCATGAGTCGTTATGAGCGTGTCGATCTTCTAAAAATGGATATCGAAGGATATGAGTATAAATTATTTAAAGATAAGAAATCGCTAGATTTTTTAATGTCAATAAATAAAATGTCATTTGAAATTCATGGAGTAAAAGAAAATTATGATTATATAATCAATTTGATAAAAGAATTTGAAGAAAAAGGTTATAATTATGACATTAGGGATGTTGTTGGGTTACAAGTAAAAGATGGTTTCATAAAAAATATCTGGTATCCAGATGTTTCTTCTCAGGCCAGAGATTGGTATAATGAATTAATCATATATTTTTGGAAATAAGAGATTAATATTTAAATAATTTACTAACAGACATGTTTTTTTGATTTCTTATAATAGCGTCACCTAGTAAATTGGCTATTGTAATAACTGTTATCTTTTTATATTTCTCATTTTCTTTTAACCTCAGAGGTATAGTGTCTGTAACAATCAATTCATCTATAACAGAATCTTCTATTTTTTGTTTGGCGCTGTTGGACAAGACTGGATGAACAACAAGAGCTTTAACACTTTTAGCCCCCTTTTTCATAAGAAGTTCAGCACATTCTATTAGAGTTCCGCCCGAGTCAATGATATCATCAACAATGATAACATTTTTATCAGTAACATCACCAACGAGTATCATATCATCTATCTCTCCATCTTTATTGCGGTGTTTATGACAAATAACAAATTCAGTCTTTAAAATTCCACTAAGATGTGCTGATTTTTTTGCTGCTCCAACATCTGGTGAGCAGAAAACCAAATTTTTAATTTTCGAATTTTCGATGTAAGGTACTTGTACATAAGAGGCAAATAATTGATCAAATGGTATGTTAAAAAATCCACTTGTTTGATCAGCGTGTAACTCGATTGCTACAACACGTGTTGCTCCAGCCGCTTCTAAAAAATCAGCCACCAATTTAGCCCCAACGCTAACTCTTGGGCGGTCTTTCCTATCTTGTCTCCCCATTGGATAATAAGTTAGAACAGCTATTATTCTCCTGGCGGAAGCTAATTTAGCTGCTTGCACGGCTAGACACAGCTCCATAAAATTATCAGAAGGTGAATAACAGCTAGATATAATATAAACATCTTTTCCTCTTATATTTTCACCGTAAGTGATTCTCATTTCTCCATCAGAGAATCTTTTGGTTTCCATTCTTCCTAGTCTTGTGTGACAATGTTTAGCTACCTTGTGCCCCAATTCCAGAGCTGATTGACAAGCGAAAATTTTCATAGACAATATTGTTTTTTTAAATCAAAGGTTTCATATAAATATAAACAAAATTAAATAAAATGTTTATAACAAAAAACGAGTTTTTAAAAATAATATATAATAAAAAATAATTTAAAAAAAATGGAAAGAAAAGGAATTAAAAATTTTGATGATTTTTTAAAAATTGAGAAAAATGAAAATGAATTCGAAGAAAATCTTGATGTGAAAAACGTTGACATGGAAAACGATAATATTGAAGACATTGAAGACATTGATGATGATGTTGAAGATATAGATGAAATTGATAACGAAAAAGACATTGATGATGTTGAAAATTATGACGAATCAGATGATGAGGAAGAAGAATGGAAAGAAAAAATAAAAAATTCGTTATCCACTATAATCTCTGAAGACAATATCTCGCCAGATGAATTACTTGATTTTATAGTAGAATACTTGAGCGATGAATATGATCTTAATGTCGATTTTGAACAAACCATTGATGATGAAGATGAAGAAGAGGAAGATTTAGATGAATTCGGCGATGATGATTTTGAAGATGAAGATCTTGAAGATGACGATCTTGAAGATGAAGAAGATGACGATCTTGAAGATCTTGAAGATGAAGAAGATGACGATCTTGAAGATCTTGAAGATGAAGAAGATGACGATCTTGAAGATGATGAAAAAAAATAATTCATAAAGGTGAACAATGTTTCTATAAGGGATTTTCATAGTTTTGTGAAAGAAGATTCATTGAACGAACATTTATTGAAGATACCATTTGGTAAAGTAAAAAAGGTTATAATAAATCCCCACGGGCATCATTATATAAGAGATAAAATAGTTTGTTATGTCGGAAGAGATGAAAATGGGACATACATAAAATTCGATGATTTGAATTGGAAAATATTAATAAAAAACCATATAAAAAATATTTTAGAAATAGATGAAAGTGGCAGAGAGATTCATGTCGAGCTAGAAAGAAAAAATGAAAGAAGAATGACGACGTTAGATTTCATTATATCACCATTTTCTATGACAAAGGATTTGAAGAAATCATTGGATAATAGTTATGTTTTTCACATAAAAGACTATGACTCAATTGGTTAATAATTTTTCGTTTTTTTACAATTTTTCAAAAAATGAAAAAAAAATATCAATATATACTTTCATAAAAAACAAAAAAAAAATAATTGAAACGATGGCAAAATTAGAAAATTTATTAAATTTCAATGATTTTGAAAAAAATTGGGAAGCAAAAAAACAAAAATCCACTAAAAGAACTGAAGTAGGATTGGATATTCTACAAGAAAAAGCATCCCCTAAACAAATTGAAGCCAGAAAGAAATTCATGGAAATGATCAAGAATAAAAAAGCTGGTAAGAAAGAAAAGAAGGGTTGCAAAAAATGTGGAGAATAAAAAAATAATAAATTAGATATGGGCAATTTAAATAATCTTTTTAATTTCAGCGATTTCGAAAAAAATTGGAACGCTAAAAAGCAATCCTCAACAAAGAGAACTGAGGTTGGTCTAGATGTTCTAAACGAACATTTATATATGAAAGTAATGGATCAAGAAGCTACTGGATGGCAAGATAACGTTAAAAAATTCTTGAAAAGCGTTAATAAAAATATTGACATGAATCAGGCTAAGGACATCAAAATTGATGATGATACAGCTTTCTTCACAATAAGAAACCGCAAACATGAAGTAAATAAAGAAAACGGCTCCATGACATTATGGAGAATGAAAACAACAGCTTTCAGAAAAAAGATTAAAGATGAAGCTGGTAGAATTCGCGAAGAAAGAAAACGCACAAAAGTTTCAGAAGAAATAGAAGTTCATGTTCCAATTGGAAAAGAAGAAGCCGCTAACTTATATGAAAAGCTAAAAGATAAAGCTGAAGATTAATATTTTTTTTTCATATGTTTCATATTTTTTTTTAAGACCAGTTAAAAGCTGGTCTTTTTTTTTAATATATAAAAATTATATGAAACACTTGAAACTATACGAGCAATATGATTTTGATGATCTCTCGGATGAAGAGCTTTTCGGTAAACCAGAAAAAGATTTGAAGCTTGCAAAATTGGGAGGATATTATTATGTTGTTTATAAAAGATCAAAAACATGGAGAAATATTTTATTGTTCGATGGGGGAGAAAATGATACAATAAGTAGAAACACCTTTGAGGATCTCAATCCTCCAACTCCAAAAATGGATAGTGCTATATTTGTTTTTAAAGGTGAGTATGGGAATATGTTTACTTATTACAAGTGGAAAAAATTACCAAAAGAGATAAAAGATAGAATAGATATATGAAACACTTGAAACTATACGAGCAATATGATTTTGATGATCTCTCGGATGAAGAGCTTTTCGGTGAGAATAAAGGACCTTATGATAATATTTTAAAATATGGTAATGATGGACCTGATTTTAAGTGTGGAGATAGAGTTAGATTAACAGAAAAAGGGCGAAGGTATTTTATTAGTAAATTATCCGATGGAACGATTGTTGATTATGATGGAGCAAAATATTACCTAGTTTGTTTTGATAATTTTTTTAGTTACGGACATGCTGGATGTAAAGGAAACGATTTTTATAATATGCCTGATGGGCATGGATACTGGGTTGAAGAATACTATTTGGAAAGCGTATGAAATATCTAAAACTATACGAGCAATATGATTTCGAGGATCTGTCGGATGATGATCTCTTTGGTCCAATTTCAAAAGGACCTTATGATAATATTTTGAAATATGGTAATAATGGACCTGATTTTAAATGTGGAGATAGAGTTAGATTGACAAATAGTTGGCAAAACTCCATTCCTGGTTTCGGCGAAATATCTGAAGGGACGATTGTCGATTTTGAATATCCAAGATTATATCTAGTTTGTTTTGATAATTATTTTCGTCATGGACACACTGGAGCCAGAGGAGGAAAATTTTATAATATACCAGAAAAACATGGATACTGGGTTGATGGATATTTTTTAGAAGGAATATGAAATATTTTAATGGATATTGTTATCGTATTTCAACTTTAATATCATATAGTTTGTTATAAGATCTTGATATTTAATATCGTCTATATCTCCAAGACTAACTTTCACAACGCGATTCTCATTTGTTGATTTAACACTCGATTGTTTATAGTCATTAAAATTTAATTCCAATAAGCAAACATAATATTTTGATTTATCTCCATCATTATCTTTATAAAAAACATTATTGATCTCTGGAGTATATACACTACTTAGAACTATACCTGTTTCATTCAATAATATTCTTTTCAAATTTTGTATATCTGTTGATTCTTCATCATATTCCCCTTTTATACAAGTTAATTGATATTGATCAGATTCTCCTTTTTTTAATGCCGGAAATTTGCCATATCTCAAAAGAAAATATCCTTCATCTTTAAAGTATGGAAGAATAACTATTTCAGATATATTATTTTTATTATCAACAGAAAGATTTTTTTCATCTTCTCCTTTTTGTCTAACATTTTTTTCTAATTTTGTAAATCTATCCATCTTATATTAAAGTTTTTTCTTTTATATATTAAAAATTAATTTTTAAAATAAAAATAATTTTTGTAATTTTGTATATATATTTAGGCAAAAAATATTAAAACATATTTTAATATATATTGTCGAGTAAACTTAATATTAAGAAATATGATAGAAAAAAACGAAGATTATTATCCTTTGATATTATCCAGAAAATTTTATAATATACTTCAAAGTATTGATGATGAGATATCTAAATATTTAATAAAATGTTTCAAAGATGGAGTTCTTTTCAAGGAAACGTTTATAGACATAACTATCGATAATGATATTGTATCATTTTTACCATCTGAGGTAATAAATAGAATGATGCAAAGTGGTGACTTTGATAAAAAAGAAGTTTGGATAAGTGGTAGAAGAATATCAACTAGAATTGGTCGATTGATTTTACGTTTAACTTCAAATAAATTTTCAGAAAAATCTATAGAAAGTTTTGTAAATAGTTATAAGGCTAGAATAGAAATCAGATCTCTATTTAAAAATTTCAGACTGGTTGAAGGAGATGAAATAAAAAAATGGTATTTATCCGATAATTATGTTCCAGGAGGCGGCACATTAAATAATTCTTGTATGGCAAAAGCATCGGCCCAGAATTTTTTTGACATATATACAAAAAATCCAGAAAAAATAAAGTTATTGATATTATTAAATGAAGAAAAAAAATTAATATTAGGTAGAGCTCTAATATGGTTTTTAGATAGTCCAAAACAATCAATATTGATGGATAGAATATATTACTCAGAGGATTATATATTGAATGTTTTTATAGATTATGCAACTAAAAATGGATGGTATTATAAAGTGAGTAACGAAAATCCTTTGATAAGTGTAATGGATGGCACTCCATATAGAGTTAAAATGTGGTTGAGAATAAAAAAATATAATTATGAAAAATTTCCATTTGTGGATAATATGGGATTTTTTGAACCAAAAAAGTTTATATTGACCAATGATCCAAAATATCTAAAAAAGATAGGATCAGAATATTATTATGATCTCTGTGATAATTTTGGGGGATATGAAATAAGAAATGATTTTGAATACTAAAAATGAGATTAAAATAATAATATATAAGAAAAAATAATAATACGAGAATGTCGAACATTAAAGAAATATTTTTAAAATTAACCAGTACAACTACACCCAATGGACATGAAAATCTTATGGAGCCATATCTTCCTGCTGGATGGAAAAAGGATTTCTATGGAAATTATTATTATGTTATTGGTGGCGGCGGAACGACGGTGATGTTTACATCCCATTTAGATACAGCTGATATTGGTCAGCCCAAAAAAATAACGCATGAGTTTCAAGGTAATATAATAAAAACAGATGGAAAAACAATTTTGGGGGCAGATGACAAAGCTGGCGCCGCTGTTATGATATCAATGATAGAGAATAGTGTGCCAGGTCTTTATTATTTCTTTCTGGGTGAAGAGAGGCATAGATTGGGTTCGACAGCTCTAGCTGAGCGTATAAAGAAAGATAAAGGAGATATTTTTAAAAATATTAATAAGGTAATATCTCTAGATAGAAGTAAGACGTCTAGTATAATAACTTATCAAGCAAGTGATAGATGTTGTTCGGAAGCTTTTGCAAGTGATTTAGCCACAAAATTGACAGAACAAGGACTACCGTATAAAGCTGACCCAACTGGTTTATATACAGACTCTTATAGTTTTATAGAAATATTTCCAGAATGTACAAATTTATCTGTTGGCTATGAAGATCAACACGCGATGCGTGAAACGCAAGATATAGTTTTTCTACAAAAGTTGGCTGATGTTTGTCTTAAAATTGATTGGGAATCATTAAAAGTAGAAAGAGATCCATCGAAAGTAGAAAGAAGAACTTACTCGAATTATTATACTTCGGGAACAAGGAATAAATATTATGGTTTTGAAGATGATTATTGGAATGAAGATTCTTGGCATTCACCATCACAAAACGCTGTATCATCCAAATATGTAACAGATTATATGGGTGAACAAGTGTTAAAAGACGAATGCGTTTGGTGTGAATTTGATAAAGTTTGGTGTAAGAAAGATGATGCAATATGGGTTGATTATGTTGGTTTCTGGGTTGCTCCAGACATAGATCCAGAAAAAGTTAAAGCCAATGCTGAAAGAAGAAAATCTAAGCCTTCTAATTTACAAAAATTATCCAAAGATAATATTGCTGTTGGCGCTGAATTATTTATTAACGATAAAAGTTGGGGCACAATAAAAAGTATAGAAGGCTCGCATATTATAACAGGCGTCGATGATGCTTCAGAAGTGATGATACCAATAGAAAAAGCCATCGCTGATGGTTCATATTTTATAAAGCCTGTTGCTGGATCAAATGTTGTGACTCCAAGTAATGTCGAAACTGGTATGGTAGTCATTCATCCTTCTTTTGGTGATGGAAAGATTATATCATTAGCTAATGATAAATTAATAGCTAAAGTACAATTTAAAGATGCTGGTATAAAAGATATTTTTGTGCAAATATCAAATATGAAATTTTAAAAAATGAAGAAATTCGGTAATTTTCTAAATGAGGATGCTGAGCCTAAGGAGCTTGTGAAAATGATATTTTCTGATGATTTCAAGAAAACATTAACGAATATACTTGAGGTAAGGCAAAGTAATATATCAAAAAGATTACTAGAACTTCCTAAATCGGACCAGAAGTTTGACATATCTTATGTTGATATTGATGAGGAAAAAGATTCTGTTACCTATTTGACTATCAATAGAATAGAAAGATTAAAAAAAGAAGGGGCACTGCCCGATGAGTACTGGAAAACAAAATTAAGAGACACAACAAAAATAGGTAGATTTGTTAAAAAGATATTTGGTTCGAAATTTAATGAAAAAAGCGTCAATGCTTTCGCCGATAAATTCAAAACTATGTCTGGCTCAGACCAAAATCTTCATAAATTTGAAATAGTTGATGGGGATGATTTGATTTATTGGTACAATAGAAATAATTATTCGGAGAAAATTGGTACTCTTGGGGCTGATGTAATGTCATACAATGCGTCGAGCATTTATTTGAATATGTATAGTAAAAATCCTAAAAAATGTAAGTTATTGATATTGAAAAGTGATACCAATGATAAAAGAATTATAGGACGAGCTCTTTTATGGAAATTAACTACTCCAAGTGATAAAATCTTTATGGATAGAGTTTATTCCACAAAATCATCTCATGTTGATTTATTTATAAATTATGCTAAAAGAGAGGGATGGTTATATAAAGGCGAGCAAGTATACGGAGATTCTCCTATCGTTAATGATGGAGTTGATAGAAACATTAAAATGCATGTTGAAATAGATAACACGGACTTTAAATATTATCCTTTCGTTGACACTTTGAGATATTATTATCCAAATCTAAAAATATTAGCCAATCACAAAGAATTAGATGATATAATATATACCTTGAATGACGAGAATGGTAAATATCAAGAATATGAATGGGATAGTGAAAAGGGATTTAAAAAAGATCCAACTGTTTTCGATTCTAATGCTTCTAAGGATATAAATTTTCGAGATGCTATGTGGTGCGAGGTTGACAATGCTTATTGTGGAAAAAGAGATGCGGTTTTTCTATCCTATAAAAATGTATATGCTTTACCGAAATCAGATAAAATAGTATATTCAGAGTATCAAAAAAGGTATTATTTAAAAGAAGATTGCGTTTGGTCTGAGCCATTAAAAAGTTGGATATGGAATAAATATGCTGTTGATGTTTATCACGATAAAGACAGAACAACCGATCCAGATAAAGTTCATCGTTTTGAAGTGAACAGATCTATTAAAAAGGTGGGCGATTATTGGTACGACATAGACTTAGATATCTAAGTTGTGAATCTATTTATTATATAACAAATATAACTTATTTCATCCTTGCTTATTTGATGATTGTTTGGTAAATATAGACCATATTTGTCGACCAGCACAGAATTTAACATATCTTTATTTTCACCATATAAATCTAGCCAAAATGGTTGTTTTGTTATAGCCCCACAGATTAATGGCCTGGTTTCTATATCAGCTTCATTTAATGATTTGACAATTTCTTTGATACGAGGATGTATTATGGGGTAGGCAAAATTTGATATAAAACAATTTTTTGGAGGAGATAATTTCCAATATTGATTTTCTATCAAATTGTCATATAATTTAAAATTTTCATTTCTTTTATTTATAATAAATTCTAGTTTATCTATTTGTCTCAATCCTATAAAAGCCTGTAAATCAGTTGATCTCAAATTAAAGCCAGGATAATAAAAAGTATATAACGATTTGAAATCATCAACTGAATATTTTTCTCTCATCTTCTGTTTGTATTCGCTGCTCCAATCTCTATCCCACCCATGAGATCTTATGGACATTAAAATGTTGTATAATTTCACATCGTCCGTTGAAACAAATCCACCTTCTATCGTGGAGTTGTGCAAACATATGGGTTGATTCCCACCGACAAAATTCTCTAAATTTTTTACACTAAAATCAAACACGTATTCATATTCTGGCGATATTTCTTCAATACTTCTAATTTTAATTGGAATGATATCACCGTTTTTGAATTTATCAAGATTCTCTTTTATTCCATATAGATTTATTTTTTTATATGATTCATTGAAGATAATTTCACCATCATTATTGAATGTTATGTTGTTTAATACAAATTGATATTGTGGTTTGACATTAGATATTTTATTACTATTTTTGAACTTCCTTTCTTTTTTGTTATTGATTGTTATTAACCCACCATTTAATCCTATGATATTACACAAATAAGATATGTCTGTTATCAACTTTTCGGAAACGCTTGTGACACTAATTCGATTTTTTCCTTTAATGGTGCCGTCGCCGGAGAAATATGCGTATAAAAAAGATATTATGCATTCATTGCTGCTATGAAATATAAATGATGGTATTCTTTTATTAGATGCCCCAGATTTTATATTAAAAAAATCTTTAAATACTATTTTTAATGTTTCGGACGAAACTTTAATATTGCAAGAGTTTGTATTTTCATTGAAATTTTTATATGAATTTAATCCAAAAATAGATTTTATAGAATTTGTGACATCATCAATATATTCTTTTTCCTTTATATCAAATGAAAAATTTAATGAAGAATCACCATACGACCCCTCAGCTAAAAAATATCCAATTAAACGGCATAATTCTTTATTTATTTTATATTTAACTGGTATATATTTGTCCCTTGGTGTTCTTTTTTTTGCTATTTTTAAATCATTTTTATCGGTTTTTAAATATTCAATTGGTAAAATTTTTCTTTTTTTCCAGTTATATTTTTGTTTATTTTCTTTACTATTCCATTTGAAATGAATATCATCTAAATCTTTTATATCATAATCGATCACAAAAAACTCATTTTTCATTTTTTTACAAAAATTCAAAAAATCTAATTCTTTTTTAACATGAGGCCTTTGTATTTTTGTCGGAACAAAAATATAATCATCCAGTTTTATATCACATCCTTTTACAATAGAAATATCAGATTTTTCTTTATCATATTTAAAAACACTGTGATCCTCTGTTAATTCGACAATTCTATTATTAAATAATTTTAATTGAAAAATTTTTTTATTATCGATTTTATGTTTTAAAATGTGATCGGGACTCACATATATTGTCTTATAGTTTTCATCAAACGATAATATTTTTATTTTTGACACATCAGAGTTATATTTATTGTAAATTTCATCAATATTTTCTATATTAAAAATGTTATTCTCATCCAGATAAGGTATTGGAGTTTTTGGGGACACTGACATATGGTGCCCCATATATAGACTAAAACTACTCATCGAGCCAAAACAACCAGTTTGAATGTTCTCATAAGTCGAGCCGATTGATTCGCAAGAATCTTCCAATAAAATAACATCATACTTTAAACAAAGATCCATTATTTCTGTCATTTTATTAGGGGTGCCTAAAACATGAACTATGATCAGAGTGGCGGGTTTTTCTTTTTCAAATATTTTTTCAAGTGCTTCTATATTAATGCCCAATGTGTCCATTTCTATATCGCAAACTATTGGCTCATATCCAAGTTGTATGAAGGGAGATATAGTAGTCACCCAAGATACATCTGGAAAAACAATTTTTTTATTTTTTAAATATCCACTTTGTAGCAAAGCATATGCCATTGCTAGATTGGCGGATGAGCCAGAGTTTAAATAAACAGAATATTTTCTTCCCAGAAAATTAGACCATTTCTTTTCTAATTCAATGGTTAATTCTCCCTTTGTTAATCTGGGATATGGATAAGTTTGTAACCAGATGACCAGTTCGTCTATATCTTTCTTGTCTATTGTGTCATTTACTAGTTTAATCATATTTTTTAAGGTTGTTTTATAATTTGGCTAAATTCAACATCAATTGGAGTTCTTCTGCCAAATATTTTTACTGATATTTTCATTCTTCTTTTATCCTCATTTATCTCTTCTATAGTGCCATTAAAATTTGAAAAGGGACCTTCTGTTATTATAACTGTTTCTCCCAAAATAAAATCGTTAATATTTTCAGTTTTTTCTTTCGATTCATCCACTTTTCCGAGAATAGCATTTATTTCGCTTTCGCGCATTGGTGTACAAATATATTTTTTAATTTTCTTTCCAGTGTTTTCATCTTTAATTTCTTGCCATCCTCCAAGCATATTCATAACTCCATCAGTGTTGTTGATAATATGCAGGATCTCTGGTTCCAGGCGAGATTGTATCAATAAATATCCAGGGAAAAAATTTACTTCGCGGGTCGCTTTTTTTCCTTTTCTAATATAATTTTCTTTTCTGGTGGGTAATATGAGATTTAAAACCATATCTTCCAATCCACTTAAACGCAATTGTGATTCTATGTGTTTTTTAGCTTTTTTCTCTTGTGCGCTATAACATCTTATGACATACCATTTTACATCATTTAATTCTGGTGTAACTGGATTCATTTCAATTTTTTCTTCTTCTTTGGGTGTGTCCATAATGTTCATAATTTGTTTTTTAAATCATTTATTGTATCTTTTAATAATGTCTCGTATAAGTATAATTCATTTTGTTGCGAATAATAATTCTTTTCTTTGTGTTTGCTTTCGGTATCTAACCTTTCATTTACATAATAAGAATAATCCATATTAAATTCTTTATATAGATCTCTTATAAATCGATTCACATCAAATAATTGTCCAGCCCCAACAACTTCATCTTTATCTGCTTTTATCGATCGCTCAACCATATATTTAGTATGAACCATATCTCGTTTAAAATAAGTATAACCTATTTCTATTGCCTTCTTATTTATAATAGAATCGAATATTTTACCAAATAAAAAATCTTTTCTTCTATATACAGAATTGAAATAAAAAGGATGAATTATTACTACTTTAAACCATTTATCATCTTTTTCTCTCAGTTCATATATTCGATTTCTCAATAAAAGTTTTGATTTCACGTAATCATTTGGATATTCATATAGAGGTTCGGAGTTTATATAAACTTTACCTTGATATTTATTCCACATCTCGCAACTTGTATATATGACGATCCTGTTAGAGTTATCTATCAGTCGTTCAATAACTTCCATTGTATATTTAAAATTAGGAGTTATGAAATCCAAATCGTTTAAATGAACTCTCTGCTCAGCAAAAGTTAAATATACTGAGTCCCAGTCAGCGCTTTTCAAAAAACCATAGTCTATATTTCTAGAAGAAATTTTTTGATAGTTTTCTGGAAAATAATAGGATAGTTGTGATGTGTTGCCAATAACAAGATCATTATTCATGTGAAAAAGAATAATTTTTTTATTTTATAAAAAATATTTATAGAAAAGTTTTTTCTTATTCATATATTATTAAATTTTCGTTGCTTAGTCCCCAAACATCACCATTTATATCAAATTTTTCATTTGTTATCCAATCATTTGATCTTCTTGTTATTTTCCTGTTTGAAGAAGATTCATAATGTTCTAAATGATAAACAAAAATATCGTGGTCTTCTAGATCTTCACCCAATTCATATCTTCTTAATAATCTTCTGTGTAACTCTATGTCTTGCCATCCCCAATAAACTAATTTTTCATAAAATCCAGTTGATTCAAAAAGTATATTTTTCTTTAATAATAAAACAGATGCTCCTCCTAGAAAACTATTCAGAGAGATTTTCTTATGATATAAAAAATTTTTATTGTTCTTTATATAATTTTCCACCTTTTTATAATTTTTAAAATCTTTATAATCAGCGGTTTCTATTTGATATCTAGACCCCCAATAGAATTTTTTAGTATTCATTTTATGATTTGAAAACATAGAAGATTCACCATTTTTAATAAATTTATAAACATTTTCGAAACTTTTATATGGCCAATATCCATCTGGAATCCCCCCATATAATATACTCACCATCTGAATTTCTGAAAGCCACATTCAAAGGATGAACATAGGAATAATTTTGATCTGGTGGATTATATTTTTCTGCGATATCGGGTGAAACATAAATATATTTTATTATATTCAAATTATCTTTTATATAAGATAGTTTTTCAATTAATGGTGTCTCACTCCCCCAGTCACATATAACTATTTGAACATCACTAACTTGTAATTTTTTTATATTGTCCAAATGCTTTAATAACACAAAATCAAATCTTTGGATAAAATTATCCAGATATTCATCATCTTTACATTGCATTGATATACTTATCATACTTACTATTTATTAAATTTTAATGGTTTGTTCTAAAAAAATGAAAAAAAAAAAATTAAAATAAACTTTTTTCTTTTTGAGCACTAATATTTCATTATGAAACTATTAATAAAATTTCCCACTAGAAACAGAGTAAAAAAATTTTTTGATGTTTTAGATCTTTATTATGACTATCTTGAAGATAAGGATAATACGGAAATATGTGTTTCATTGGATACGGATGACAAGACAATGAACAATGACGCTATATTCAAAAGATTGGAAACCTATGATAATCTCTCCTATTTTGTTTCTAATAACAAAAGTAAAATACAAGCAATAAATGCTGATTTGGAAGAATTTGATGGCGATTTCGATATAATTTTATTGGCGTCCGATGATATGGTGCCCCAAATAAAAGGATACGACAATATTATTAGAGAAAATATGGAAAAATATTATCCAGACACTGATGGTGTTTTATGGTTTTTTGATGGAAATCGCCGAGATTTAAATACTCTTTGTATTTTAGGAAAAAAATATTATGATAGATTTGGATATATCTATCATCCTGGTTATAAATCAGTATACGTGGATAACGAATTCACACAAGTAGCGAATCGTTTAAAAAGGCAAACATTTATAGATCAATGTATTATAAAACATGAACACCCAGACATGCCTCAGTTCAGGGACAGGATCGATAATTTATATGTAGAAAATAGTAAATATTATCCAGCCGATCATAGTTTTTTTATGTTGAGACAAAAAAATAATTTTGGTTTAAAATGAAATTAATTTCTTTTTGTTTGTGGGGGAATATACCAAAATATACTATTGGGGCTATAAAAAACGCAGAATTAAAACAATCAATTTATCCGGATTGGATCGCCAGATTTTATTGCAGTGATAATGTTTCAGCAGATATAATAGAAAAATTAAAATCTTTTCCAAATGTTGAGGTTTGTATAATGCCGGATGATGGATGGAGGGCTATGTTTTGGAGATTTCTTCCAGCATCTGATCCTGATGTTTCAGCTATTTTGAGTCGTGACACAGATAGTAGGTTAAGCGTAAGAGAGAAAATGGCTGTTGATGTTTGGCTTGCTAGTGATAAGAGGTTTTTATCTTTGAGAGATCACCCATGGCATGATATACCAATTTTGGGAGGCATGTGGGGTGCAAAATATCCAATATTATCAAATATGAAAGAATTGATAGAATCATACAACAAAGGAAATTATTGGCAAGTGGATCAAGAGTTTTTAAGTAGAGTAATTTTTCCGATTGTGAGAAATGACACAATGTTCATTGACGATTTTTTTGGGGGTATAAGATTTCCTTCAAATAGAATAAATTATGAATTTGTCGGAGATTCTTTTGATGAAAACGATAATAGACATCCAGATTACTGGGTAGTCCTAAAAAATTATTTGGGGGGTTAACAAAATTTTGAACAATCTTACACAATATTTAACAATGGAAAACCTTAGTGTAAAGAATATGATGTCAAACTAATAAATCGGATGTTCTAAAAGTTGATAAGAATAAAATAAAATACAGACCTAATTGGATATATCAAATGATGTTGAAGTTTTTTCAAAATGTTACAAAAAATGATAATTATTTAATATTAGAATCCGATTCTGCTGTATTGAAAAAATTACCCTTTTTTAAAAAGATGTATACCATAATAGGCAAAAAATATTTTAAAATAAATGGAAATAGAATTTGAAAGTGTAGAAATATTTAGAAATCAATATAGAAATATACCTGGTTTTGTTTTTGGGTCCGGCCCTTCTTTAAAAGATATTAATATAAATTCTTTGTATAATAAGGGAGTTATAATATCATGCAATTCATCGATAGTGGAATTAGATTATGCCGACTTTTTTATATTTACTGATGGAGCTGTTCCATTTTACAATTTCTATAATGATGCTATTAAAAAATCAAAAAATATAATATTCGCGGGTAGAGGAATAGATTACAAATATTATTATAATAATATTAATGGTTACGGCGAAGCAATAGAACACAATAATAATAAATACTTAATTGACAGGAGATATGATAATAGAGGAAGGGGTTTTCTTAATAATGATTCTGACAACGCCGCCAATTTTGATTTTTTTGACGGAAAATTAATAGATGGCACTGATGTTTGTCACGTAGCATCTCATCTTTCTCATATATTGGGATGCAACCCAACATACATTATTGGTGTAGATTTAAAATGGGATGGCAATGAAAGATATTTCAGGTCTTTTTCAGATGATTCTATTTTGCAAAGAAACAATAGTCCATATAGATATATGGATAACAAATCTTATTTTGGTGATAATAATAGAGATATTTTTTTAAACATGAGCTATAATAGTTGGATAAAAATAACTAGAGAAAACAAAAATCTCAATATAAAATGTGCTAGTAAAAAAAGTCGACTTAATGATTTTTTTGATTATGTTGATATAAATAAAATATTTTAACAATGTTAAATAATAAAACGGTTTTAATAACAGGCGGAACGGGTTCTTTTGGAAACAAATTTGTTGATATCGTATTAAAGAGATTTCCGAATATCAAAAGAATAATAATATATTCTAGAGATGAAATGAAACAATATGAAATGTCACAAAAATATCCATCATGCAAATATCCATGCATGAGATATTTCATAGGTGATGTTAGAGATTTGAATAGATTGAAAATGGCAACTCAAAATGTTGATATAGTTATACATGCTGCTGCCATAAAACATGTGCCTGTAGCTGAAGAAAATCCAATGGAATGTATAAAAACGAATATCATTGGAGCGCAAAATGTTATAGATGCTTCATTAGAAAATAAAATATATTGTGTTGTGGCTCTATCAACAGATAAAGCGTCATCCCCAATAAACTTATATGGCGCATCAAAATTGTGTTCTGATAAATTATTTATAGCCGCGAACAATCTCAAAGGGCATAAAAATATAAAATTCTGTGTTGTGCGTTATGGAAATGTGATGGGTTCTAGAGGGTCCGTTATGCCATATTTTATTAAAATGAGAAGCAGTGGAATATTACCAGTGACAGATGAAAATATGACAAGGTTCAATATATCTTTAGATGATGGTGTTGAATTAGTTTTACATGCTATAGAAAAATCCTTGGGTGGAGAAATATTCGTTCCCAAAATACCGTCTTATAAATTAGTAGATGTGGCTCGAGCGATATCACCATCATCAAAGATAAATATTATTGGAATGAGGCCTGGTGAAAAGTTACACGAAGAAATGATATCTAAAAATGATTCATATAACACCATAGATGCTGGTGAATATTATATCATATTACCAACATTTTCATGGTTTTATAAAAAGGAAGATTATGTAAAATTTCATGACGGAAAAGATGTGCCAGTTGGATTTTCTTATTCATCAGATAAAAATAATGATTGGTTGACCACAGAAGATATAATATCATCTATAAAAAAATACATTGATCAAAATTTCATACCATTATGATATTCGCTTTTGTTCAAGCTAGGATGGGATCAACTAGATTGCCAGGTAAGGTTATGAAAAATATAAATAAAAAACCTTTGATATGGCATGTTATCGATAGATTAAAATATTCAAAAAATATAAATAAAATCATCATTTTAACAACAATCAATAAAAAAGACGATGTTCTTTTTAAATGGTGTCGAAACCATAATTTAGAAATTTTCAGAGGAGATGAAGAAAATGTTGTAAAAAGATTTTATGATGCCGCTATCAATTTTAAATTGAGTGATAATGACATAATAATTAGAATAACATCTGATGATCCTTTTAAAGATCCATTGATTATTGATAAAATGATAGATATTTTAACTGAAAAAAAATTGGATTTTATATTCAATAATTGCCCACCAACATTCCCAGAAGGATTGGATATCGAGATTTTTAGATTTTCTTTATTAAAAAACAACATTGACGAAATACAAAATTCATTTGACAAACAACACGTGACACAATATTTCTATAGGATGACTGAAATAAAAAAAGAAAATTTTTTCAATTCCGTCGATCAATCAGATTTAAGATGGACCATAGACACAATAGATGATTTGAAAATGACAAAAAAAATTTATAAACTTTTATATCAAGAAAATAATATATTCACAACAAATGATATTATAAATTTGCTTGAAAATAAGGTTGATATTAAAAATATCAACAAAAATGTGAAAAGAAGTTTTATGTATGAAAAGGATATCTAAAATAGAAAAAAAATATGTTCTTCAATGTTTAAATGATCAGTTTAGAACATCAAAAGGAAGCTATTTTACGTCTTTGGTTGAAAAAAAAATTAAAGATTTATATAATGTTAAACATGCTATAAGTCATTCTAATGGTACTGCAACCCTACACAACGCTATTAATTCATTGGGGATCGATAAAGATGATGAAATTATTGTCCCTCCATTAACGATGTCATCAACGGCTATATCTGTATTGATGAACAACTCCATTCCTGTTTTCGCTGATGTGGATATGGATACTTTTAATATAAGCCCAAATTCTATATTAAATGCGATTACACCCAAAACAAAAGCTATTATGGCGGTTTCATTATATGGACTATCACCGGATTATGATGAAATTTTAAAAATTTGTAATAAATATAATTTATTTTTGATAGAAGATAATGCTGAAAGTTTTTTAAGTGAATATAAAGGAAAACTAATTGGTTCTTTTGGAAATTTTTCTAGCTTTAGTTTTCAATCAAGTAAACATTTAACTTGTGGTGAAGGTGGAATGTTAATTACTAATGATGATGATTTGGCTGATAGAGCTAGAAGATTTTCAAGTCTTGGTTATCAAGGACTAAAAGAATCATCTAAAATAACGAAAAGCGATATACAAAATCCATCTTATGATAGGCATGTATCACTCGGATTCAATTATAGAATGTCAGAGATACAATCATCTATTTTACTTGGTCAAATAGAAAGATCTCGTAAATTAGTCGATAGAAGAATAGAAGTGGCTAATCTTTTTATGGAAGCCATAGATAATTGCGAATTTTTGAAATGTCAATATGTACCTGATGGTTATAAAAATACATGGTGGACTTTCTCAATGATATTAAAAACGGATAGTGATATAGATTGGTATAGATTCAGAGAAATCTTTTTAAATTATGGCGGAGATGAATATTATGCAGCATGGAAATTATCATATAAAGAACCTTTATTTTTAAACATGAATGACAATAGAATATGGCAGAAATATAATGAAAATATTTGTCCTAATGCTGATTATTTACAAAAGAAAATGATCCAATTAAAAACAAATTATTGGAATTTAAAAGATGCTGAAAAGCAAGTGAAAATTCTTAAAAAGACAATAAAAAAATTTAAATAAATATGTTTCCAAAAGAAATAGTCATAGGCGATAAAATAATAGGTGTGGGGCATCCCACATATATAATCGCCGAAATAGGAGCTAATTTTGATAATAATATAGAAAAAGCGAAATTGCTTTGTTTAAAGGCGAAAGAGTCTGGGGCTGATTGTGCAAAATTTCAAAGTTTCATATCTCAAAAAATAGTATCAGGAAAAGGATTTGCGAATATGAAATTGAAAGGTGTTCACGGTAGCTGGTCAAAACCAATTGAACAAGTTTTCAAAGAAGCTGAATTCCCAAGAGAATGGCACAAAGAAATTTCGGATTATTGTAAGGAAATTGATATACATTTTTCAACATCGCCATATGATTTTGAAGCTGTTGATTTATGTGAACAATTAAATGTTCCATTTATCAAAATTGGTTCTGGTGAAATAACATGGCATGAAATTCTTGAACACATTGCTAGTAAAAATAAACCAATGTTTCTAGCAACTGGTGATTCCACATTGTCTGAAATAGATGAAGCTGTTAGAGTGATAGAATCAACTGGAAATAATAATCTGGTTTTGATGCAATGCATAACCAATTATCCATCTAAAATTGAAAGCGCGAATATTAGCGTATTGAAGACATATAAGAAAGCGTTCAATATTTTAACTGGTTATTCTGATCATTCACCCGGTTTAGTTGTCGCTTTGGGTTCGGTTTCTTTGGGTGCTTGTGTAATAGAAAAACACTTTACTTTAAACAATAATGATATTGGACCAGATCATCCTCACTCCATGAACGTATCTGATTTCAAAACAATGGTAAAATGTATTAGAGAACTTGAAAAAGCATTAGGATCATCTAGAAAACAAGTTGTTGATGAAGAATCTGAAACAGTAATAGTTCAAAGAAGATGTTTATATGCTAATAAAAATATTTTAAAAGATGATATTATAAAATATGATGATATTATCGAACTGAGACCAGCTCTTGGTATATATCCAAAATATAAAAAAAATATTATTGGTAAACGGGCTAGTAGATATATTGAAAAATATACACCCATTTTTTGGGAGGACATAATATGATAAGCGAAAGAGAAAAATTTATGGCTATAATTGATGGCGAGATTTTAAAAAAATCAGATGCTATTATAATTTTAGAAGGAGACGGTGAAAATAGAAACGAGAAATCAGCCGAATTATACAGAAATGGTTGGGGAGAAAAAATTGTTTTTTCTGGTGGGTTTGATGATCCAAAATCAGGAGCCTACATACAAAAAAATATTCTTGATAAATTAATTTCTTTTGGTGTCAGAGGTGAAGATGTAATAGAAGAAAGAAATTCTAAAAACACAAAAGAACAAGGCGATGAAGTCATGAAAATTGTAAAAGAAAAAAATTGGAAAAAAATTATATTAGTTGCATCAAATTATCACCAATATCGAGCATATTTAACCTTTTTGAAAAGTATGGAAAATGCTAATTTATTAATAGAAATATTCAATGCCCCAGCTCGATTAAAATGGTTTGATAAAAATGAGTGGGGGGCCAGATATGAAATATTAGATCTAGAATTTGATAAAATCGATCGATATAAAGATCATTTAATGTCATATGAAAAAGCAATAAAATATCAGAAATGGAAAGAAAAACAAGTGTAGAAAAAGCTCAAATATTATTTGGAAAAAATTTTATAGGAAAAGAAGAAATTAATTCCATAACTAAATTTGCGAAACTATATGTAAGTGAATACAAAGAAAACATGATTAGTTTGCAAGATGATATTGATGTTAAAAATTCTATTTTGATATATGGAAAAGGTTTGGATATTAACGGAAATCTTTATAACATAAAAAACATGTTAAGTATATTCGGTAAAGAACCAGATAAAAATGAACCGTGTTTTTATAATCAAGATTGGTATCTAAAAGAAGATTTTATACATAAATCTTTGGATGAAAAATGGTATATTGTTAAAAAAAATGTGTGTCATACGAAAAAAATGTTAAAAGATGTTAAAAATCTCCCATCAACTATTTTATTAACCTACGTTTTTTTTATTAATTTTTTGGTTAATTCTGAAGTTTTATGGGAAGACGATTTTATTTGGACATCCGATGTTGATCACAATGGCGATAGAATATATTGTGGTAGATATTTTGATATTGAATCTTTTAATAAAAATGGTTTCAACATTCATAGACATTTAAAAATAAAAAATAATTTTGGATATGTATGATTAATGTTTTGATGCCATTTTATAATAGTGAAAAATATTTAAAAAGAAGTTTGGAATCGATACTCGCACAAACTTTTCGAGACTTTCAAATAATTTTATTAGATGATGGTTCCAATGATAATTCAGTAAATATAATAAAATCATATAATGATAATAGAATAAAGTTATTTGAGAATAAGAAAAATATGGGCAGAGGATATTCTAGGAATATTTTATTAGAGTTGTCTAACACCGAATTATCATGTTGGTGTGATTCTGACGACTATATGTTGCCTCAGAAGTTGGAAAAACAATATGATTACTTTTTGAATAATCAAGGTTGTTATTTTTTAGCCACAGAAATGTATGATATGAATGTTGATAAAATAATTGGCGTTGGATGCAATAAACATTGGATGATTAATGAATTAACATTGTAAAAATTAAAAATTAGCAATTGTATAAATCATCCAACAGTCATGTTTAAAACAGAAATAGCCAAAAAATTGAAATTTAATGATACAATGAAATTTAATGAAGACTGGGATTTTTATATTAGATTATATCAAATGGGTTATAAAGTAGAGTGTCTTAATGATATATTATATGTCTATAAACTTTAATCAAAAATAATTATTTAAAATGGATTTGATGTATCATGCCGGTCTCGGCGACAATATAATATGTAATGCAATAGTTAGAAATTTTTGTAAAGAATATGAATTTATAAATATTTTTGTAAATAGTAATAATTACGTCTCTATTGAATTCATGTTTAGAGATATAAAAAATTTGAATTATATAATATGGAATCATAATAAGAAAATAGAATTTGAGGGATATTTTGATGAAAATTCTTCAGATTTTTATAAATGGTATCAAAACAATTTAAAAAATGGCTTAAATGGCACATTAAATGGTGTCGGAGCAAATAACTACTCGTTACAAAATAAAAAAATTATTCGTATAACAAACAATAATACAAACATAAATTTTGATAGATCTTTTTATGAATGTGCTGGATTGGATTTTAACAAAAGGTGGGATGACTTTTATGTGGATAGAGATATTCAAAAAGAAATATGTTTTTTTGAAAAATTTAATATATCTGGTGAAAAATTTATTTTTTTACATGAAGGCGGTAGTTCTGGTATGTCAAAAATAAATAGAAAAAAAATTAGTAATGATTTACCAATAATTGAAGCTAAAAGAGAACTTACAGACAATATTTTTGATTATTGTTATATAATAGAGAATGCTGCTGAAATACACTGTGTTGATAGTAGTTTTTTATTTTTAACAGATTCTATTAAAACAAATGGTGATTTATTTGTTCATCGATATACAAAAAAATTGAGTAATAGTGAAATGCCAACTTTAAGAAAGAATTGGAATATAATGTAGAAAATAAATTAAAAACATGAAATTTAAAGCTGTCATCTTAGAAAAAATAAACAAACCTCTTGTCATAAAAGAAATAGAAACAACACCACTAAAAAGAGGGCAAGTTTTAGTAAAAAATTTGGTGAGTGGCTTGTGCGGTGCCCAACTACAGGAAATACGTGGCGAAAAAGGAAATGCGAAATTTGTGCCTCATCTTTTAGGGCATGAAGGATGCGGAATTGTTCAAGAAGTTGGCGAAGATGTTACCAATGTTAAAGTTGGGGATAAAGTTGTTATGCATTGGAGAAAAGGAAATGGTATAGAATCAGATTTTCCAGAATACATAATAGATGGAAACAAGAAAAGTTCAGGAAAGATAACAACATTGAGCGAATACTCAATAATCTCTGAAAATCGTTCAACATCCGTACCCATTGATACTCCAGATGATTTTTGCGCGTTGCTGGGATGCGCTATAACAACAGCTTACGGCGTTGTAAATGATGAGATTAATTGGAGCTGGCAACATAAAAATAATAAAATTTTAATTATTGGTATCGGAGGAGTTGGTTTGAATATATATGAAGCTTTAATGTCTTATTGCCTTTTCAAAGGTGGTGAGATTACATGCTTAGATAAATTTGATAAAAATGATATAAAAACCATTAAAAGTCTATCTGAAACTAATTCTAAATTTGATGTTATAATAGATACAACTGGAAATTCTGAATTGATATCCGAGTCTTTGAAATATTTGAATGACAATGGTCAGTATATTATAGTCTCCCAAATCAACAGCGATTTAATAATAAATAAAGATATATTCAATTCAATGTTTTCAGAAAACGGGAAGACAATAAAATTTTCACAAGGTGGAAAATCTTTTCCATCATATCACGTTCCACATTATATAAAAATGCAAAAAGAAGGAGAATTATCCTATGAAAAAATCATAACACACAAATTTGATATGAATGAAATAAATGAGGCGATAGAATTATTGAAGACTGGAAATTGTGGTCGAATAATGATAAAAATTAATTAACAAAATATATGAAATATAAAGACGCTTTAATACAATCAATGAATAAATTAGCCGAAGATCCAAAAACACTTTTTTTGGGATATGGCGTTAAATATGGGAAAGCTTTGAACACTTTGAAAGATGTTAATCTAGAACAGATAATAGAAACTCCACTAGCAGAGAATTTAATGATGAGCATGGCTATTGGATTATCTATAGAGGGTTATAAACCAATAGTTTATTTCGAAAGATTTAATTTTATATTAATAGCTTTAGATTCTATTGTGAATCATTTGGATATGTTTAGAGAGATATCTGATAATCAATATAGACCAAAGGTTATAATAAGAGTTACGGTTGGAAGAAAACTGACACCTTTTTTTACAGGGCCAACACACACAAGTGATTTCACCGAAGCTTTGAAAAAATTAGTAAAGTTCCCGGTTTTGAATCCAAAAACACCAACCGAGGTTATAGACGCTTATAGATTTGCGAGTCAATATGAAAATAGTGTGATGATAATAGAAGACGCTGATATTATTGATATAAATTACTGAAAAAATAATAAGAAATGATATGATGAAAAAAGAAGAATTAATAGATTTTGAAAATGATATAATAGAATTATATAAAAAGGGATATCTTCCTTATGTAATGCATTTTTGTGGTGGTAACGAGGACGAATTGATAAAAATATTCGAAAAAATAAAACCGAATGATTACATATTTTCTGATCACAGAACACATTATCATTATTTATTGGCTGGTGGTAGTAAAGAAAAGTTGAAGGACGATATAATGAGAGGTAAAAGTATGTTTGTCTTTGATAAAAAATTGAATTTTTTGTCAACATCTATTGTGGCTGGCGGACCTTGTATAGCCGCTGGAATGGCAATGGGAATAAAATTAAAAGGTGATGATAGACACGTTTGGTGTTTTATTGGTGATGGAGCTGAAGATGAGGGTCATTTTTATGAAGCTGTTAGATATGTAGATGGTCATGATCTGCCTTGCACTTTTATAATAGAAGATAATAATAGAAATGTTGATACCCCCAAAATAGAAAGATATGGCAAAAATGCGATGAACTGGCCATCTTGCGTAATAAGATATCATTACGAACCAATTTACCCACATTGTAGTGTTCCTATGAAGGAATGGTTAAAATTTAAGATGTATGAATAATTACGCCAATATAATAGAATTAATAATATTATTTCTCAAATTTTTCTTGTTAAAAAGTAAATATAAAACCAATGTGGAATTATGAAGATTTAATAGACGGCGCTATAGGTTATGGTAGAATATCAGACTTTATTATTACAAATAACAAGACTCCTTTAAATAATGATATATTAGAAAAAGACGCCATAATACTTTGTAGAACAGATTTAATTGATTTTTTATTTAGTTTCATAAAAAATTCAAATAAAAATTACATATTGATCACACATTTTACAGATCGTCATGTTAACGAATCAGAAGAACAAAGAACACACAATAATTCAGCCATATTTAGTCATAAGCCGTCGTGTGTTATAAAATGGTACGCGACGACGACGACTTTCCATCATAAAGATTTAATTCAAATACCATTGGGATTTGGTATTCATTGGGAACACCCAAATTGGCCAAGATTCAATGAAAAATATAGGCAATGGATGTACGACAATTGCGAGAGATTGGTAAATATTGAAAAAAATAACAATACAGTATATTGCAATTTTACTACTGGTGGATTTCAATCTTATAGGGATGATGTCGTAAAAAAGTTACAAACTTCTGGTATAAATTGCTTTGTTAGAGAAAAAAGAATACCTTTTCCAGAATATTGCGAAGAAATGGCAAAATATAAATTTGTAGCTTCGCCGCCAGGTGATGGTATTGATGCTCATAGAAATTGGGAAGCTTTATACTTAGGTTGCATTCCAATAGTCTTGGATAGTATGCCCGTGGCGTCATACAATGGGTGGTTCACTTATAGGGGGAATGTTAGGGGCGTGAACATATACGAAAATTATGATTTACCGTTTTTAGTCGTTGATAATTATTCTAAAATAAATTATAATTTGTTGAATAATTATCTAGACTATTATAAAAAGCATGATTTTAAATATGAACAAATGAATTTATCTTATTGGGAAAATAAAATGAAAAATGATTTAAAAAATTGTTCAGATTAAAAAAAAATTATATTTAATGAAAATATTGATAATAGGGGATAGTTGTAGAGACGTTTTTGTTTATTGTGAAGCTATAAGATTGGCACCGGATGTTCCAGTGCCTGTTTTAAATATTGTAAATGAGATCGAAAACCCAGGAATGGCTAAAAATGTTCATAGAAATATTATTAGTCTTGGGGCCAATTGTGATATATTGACAAATAGTAATTGGTATAACATAACAAAGACAAGATATATCCATGATAAAAGCAATCATTCGTTTTTTAGAGTGGATTCTAAGTGTGAAATAGACAGAATAGATTTAAAAAAAATTGATTTTGATTATGATATAATTGCCATATCTGATTATGATAAAGGATTTTTAAAAAAGGAAGATATAGAATATATTTCCAAAAAAAATAATAATATTTTTATTGACACTAAGAAAATTCTTGGTGATTGGATCAAAAATGTTTCTTTTATTAAAATAAATAATTATGAATATTCTCGTAGTATAGAATATATCAAAAAAAATAAAGATGTTGATGATAAGATCATAAACACAATGGCAGAACAAGGTTGCTTTTATAGAGGAAAAAATTATCCAGTTAAGAAAGTTGAAGTCAAAGATGCGTCTGGCGCCGGTGATACATTTTTTGCAGCATTAGTATTTGAATATTCTAAGAATAATATCATAGAAGACGCCATAAGATTCGCCAATGATTGTGCTTCAAAGATAGTCCAACATAAAGGTGTTGGCGTGATATAAAAACAATAACAGCAAATAGATAATATGAAAAAAATAATAAATTATCATGAAAATTCTAATTATACAGGAACAGGGGCGACATGAAAAAAATAAAAACTATCGCGAGTCTCTATCTTTTGATCGCGGATTTAAAAGATTAGGAATAGATAGTGTTGTGTGGGGATTGAATTATCCAACATTTAATATTTCATTCAATGAAATATCGAAAGATTGTGACGCGATTTTATTGATAGAAAATTATGAAAGTGGGTGGCTACCGAACATTAGTAACTTTAAAGGGTTAAAATTTTTTTGGAGCGTTGATTCACATATTATACCACAACAACATATTCAAATGTGTAAGAATAATAAAATTGATATAGTATTAAATGCTATAGAATCACATGGTCGCTATTTCAGCCCAGCTAAATCGTATTATTTCCCAAACGCACATGATGATGAATTATTGGATTATAGACCAGATATCCAAAAAATTTATGATGTTGGTTTTTGTGGTAATTATGTTAATAGAAAATCTTGGATAGATACTATACCAAATATCAAGAGAGACATATTTGTTATAGGGGATGATATGGTAAATGCGATAAATTCCTATAAAATACATTTCAACAGAAACGTGGCGAATGATATAAATTATCGAACACCAGAAACATTGGGATGTAAAACCTTTCTTTTAACAAACTTTACAGAAAACTTGGATAAAATTTACAAAATAGGGGATCATTTGGATATTTATAATGACATAAATGATTTAAAAGAGAAGATAAATTATTACTTAAATAATGAAGAAAAGAGAAAAAAAATTGAAGAATCTGGATATCAGTGGGTTAAACAGAATCACACTTATTTGAAAAGATGTGAGAGATTAATAGAGATAATAAAAGAAAATATCTAACAGGAATGACCAGTGAAGAATTAATACAATTTGAAAAGGAGATAGCCGATTATTTTAATGACGCTAAAATAAAGGCCCCTGTTCATTTATATAATGGAAATGAAGAACAAATGATAGAAATTTTCAAAAAAATAGAAAAAAATGATTGGGTCTTTTGTAGTTGGCGAGCTCATTATCAATGCCTTTTGAAAGGCGTTCCAAAATTGAGGCTAAAAAAGGATATTTTAAATGGCAAATCTATGGGATTGTGTTATCCAGATTATAAAATCTTTTCATCTTCTATTGTTGGGGGAAATATACCAATAGCCACTGGGGTTGCTCTGGATATAAAACGGAAAAACCTGAGTAACAATGTGTGGTGCTTTGTTGGGGATATGACATCTGAGACCGGAACGTTTTATGAAAATTGGAAATATGCCGTAAATCATTCTTTGCCAATAACTTATATAATAGAAGATAATGAAGTTTCTGTTTGCACGGATACTAAAAAAGTTTGGAACGAAGAAGAATTATTTTTTGAAAAAGAAACAAGAAAGATAATTTATTATAAATATAAGTCAGAATATCCACACGCTGGTGCTGGAAAAAGAGTACAATTTTAAAAAATGGAGAATTTAAAATATTTCGATGAATTAAAACGTTCGATGGATTGGTTGGGGGAGAAAGAAGATACTTTTTTCTTGGGTCAAGCTGTTGAATATCAAGGTACTGCAATTACCAATACATTAACTGGTATTGATAGAAACAAATTATTAGAAATGCCAGTAAATGAAGATATGCAAATGGGTATGTCTATCGGCATGGCTATGAACGGAACAATTCCAATTTCGATATTTCCAAGATGGAATTTTTTAATATTAGCAACAAATCAAATTTTAAATCATTTGGATCAAATATCTCTTATGTCAAATTATAATGCTAAAGTAATTATAAGAACGTCTATTGGGTCTGTAAGACCACTAGATCCCCAGCATCAACATCGATCAGATTTTACAGATGGTTTTAAATTGATGTGTAAAAAAATAGATATCATTCGTTTGAACGAGCCTTGGCAAATATATAATGCTTATAAAAGGGCATATGAGAGGCAAGATGGCGTGTCAACAATATTAGTGGAATGGGGAGATTATTATAATGAAAAATGATTATTTAAAGAACAAAAAGATTTTAATAACAGGATCAAGCGGGCTTGTTGGTGCCAGTTTCATTGAAAGTTTATCTGGTGAAGAATGTGAAATTTGGGCTTGGGTAAAAAATGACGTGCCTCCTTATTTACAGAACATATTGAATAAATGCCATATAATAAAAAAAGATTTAACAGAAAGGGAATCTTTTTCAGATTTACCACAATTTGATATTATTATACATTCGGCTGGTTATGCTCAACCAATGAAGTTTTTGGCGGACAAAACAAGAACAATAGAAATAAATACAATGTCTACGATATGGTTGATGGATAAACTATTAGAGGGCGGCAAATTTTTATTTATTTCATCCAGTGAGATTTATAATGGGCTTGATAAATATGATATAAAAGAAACAGATATTGGAAGAGCAAACACCGATCACCCGAGATCTTGTTATATAACAAGTAAAAAATGTGGCGAAAGTATATGTTATTCATATATAAATGATAGAGGAATTGATGCAAAAATAGCGAGACTCGGTTTAACATATGGGCCTTATGTTAAAATTGGGGATAAGAGAGTTATAAATACTTTAATTGAAAAAGCCATATTTGAAAAAGAAATATCACTATTGGATGGGGGGGATGCTATAAGAACTTTTTGCTTTATAACTGACGCAGTTGAAATGATGTGGAACATACTTCTAAATGGTAAGAACGTAGTTTATAATGTGGGTGGAATATATTATTGCTCCATATTAGACATTGCTAAAAAAATAGGCAGACATTTCGATAAAGAAATTGTGGTGCCAATAGAAGATAAAAAATTGGAAGGAAGTCCGAAAATAGTTAATATAGATATATCTAGATATTTATTAGAATTCGGAAATAAATCATTTGTTAAAATAGATGATGGTATAGAAAAAACTATTGAATGGATAAAATATATTCATTCTTTTTAATTATTTTTTCTTTATTAACATACCAACATAAGAGAAATTTTTGCCATATAAAGTGAAATCATTTGTGTTGAACGTCAAGTTTTCTCTTCCACTTGTTGAGCTATCAAAAATGAGCCTTCCGCCATAATATATTTGAAAATCTGCAGCATTTCTAAGATATTCATCTCCTATTTCCTTACTTGTTTTACGTGGGGGTTGTGGGGGCGGTGATGGTGGAATGGTTTTTTGAACAGGTTTCGCTTTCTGTAAAGGATATAAAGGAAACGTATCTCTATAAAATTTATTTATAGCATCATAAATCAATATATTGCTTCTTTTGTTAGGATAAATATCGGAATCCGTACCACTTGGTTTGGCTAAATAAGGTATGAAAGAATAAGCCTCGGGCTGTGCAGCATTATAAAATGAGTCTATCGAGCCATTTTCATCTTTTGATAGATTTATTATTCTTTCAAATAATCCTCTGTTATTATTGACTATTATAGCAAATCTACCGAATGCTTTCGATACTTTTTGAACATAACGATTTATAAAAGTTGTTTTCGGACAATTCAATAGATTTAATCCAAGATACAACATTTCCCAAGTGGATGGGACGGTTTCAAGAAAGTACTCCAATCTTTTTTCAAAATCACCACATAATATAATATCATCTTCAAAAATAGCAATGGTTTTAGAATTTTTACTTAAAGCGTCCTTCAACACTCCGATATGACTTTTGAGACATCCTATTTCAGGGTTTTCTTTTAAATCCACAGCTTCAAATCTAGAAAATTTAATGTTTCTTTTATTGAAAAGATCATTCATAGCGAGCATTCTATCTTGTCTTCTTGCTAGATTGATGCAGTAAACTTCATTTGTTGTTTCATTTAATATAGAAACGGAAATAGTATGTTCTTTTATAACTTGTTTTTCTTTAATCGTTTCTTTATTTGTCTCGATGATCATTGGCGGTTTCACATCTTCCTGAATAGACGTTGTTTGATTTTCCATTTGATTTTCCATTTCTTTCACATCATCATATTTCACTATCCAACTATCTAGTTCTCTTGTTTTACCACCTGGCGTGTATCTACCTTTAGAAAAATTCGGAAAAAGATACGTTATATGTATAGGAAAAATCGTCTCCTTTTTTAATTTTAACCATCTTTCGTAACAGCCTTCGTGATCAGTGTACCATTTATCTTTAAATTTAACATCTTGCTCAAAATAAAAAGAATAATGTTTTAATTTTTCTGATAAAAGAATTTTATTTTTATTATTATTATCCAATACAGGTGGCTCGTGAGATTTGAAATATTCTCCGTTCCAATCCCATAATCTTATAAAAGGATTACCAGCCCAATGATTACCAGCCGCCACAAGACCCTCACCTAAAAACTGATATACCATAAACTCGCCAGTAGATGCTCCTTTTTGTATAAGTTCTCTTTCAGATTTTATTATCTGTTGTTTATCCCATTGCTCGTCAATATCCACTTGCCATAAGAAACAACTATCCGTTATTTTTTTCACCTCATCAATGGCTCTATTTACCATATCATCTTTACTATTCCACACACCATTTGATTCAACAAAAATTATGTTATTATGTTTATTTTCTAAATCTTTTATATAGTCTATGGTTCCATCTATAGATTTTCCATCTTTATGATATTCATCTAATATATTTTTACACCATCTTGTTGAGCCTTTATTAGATGCCGCCCCCTCGACAATTATCCAATAATCAAACATTTTTGGCATAACATTTCCATAATCATTGTGCTTCAAATGATGAATGCCATTCAATATTATAGTAAAAGCTATTCTTAATTTCTTATTAATTTTTTGATTTATGTTGTTTTTTATTGCTTCAAAAACATTAGTTTCTGAAAACTCTTTTGATATTATGTGTTCGTTTATTGTTCCAATATACCACTCTTGTTTCTCATCTTTTATAAAATTAATAAATGTCATATTTTCGTTATAAAAATTTTCTTTTACTTGACAAAAAGCATATGGCCCGGATGACCTTCCAACTATTATATTACAAAAAGTTGATAAATAAGATATCTCGTTTAAATTTTTCTTTTTTCCTATAATGTCATCGACCAACAGTATATTATCTCTATAATTAGATACTGGCGCGGTTATAATAAAAATGACATTTGGAAATTCTTTCGAGAGCGATTCAATAATTTTATCAAAAGAAAATTTATTTATCTGGGCAGAATATACTTCGCCATTTGATATTAAAACTTTAAAAGAATTTTTATTTGATTCTATGAATTCATCAATTTTTTCTATATAGAATTTGAAATAATCTATTGTTGGTATATAATATTCAATATTCTGGTCTATATCGATCTCTAGTATATCGTAAATTTTTTTATAAATTTCATAATTGGAGTTTAGATTTATTCCTATACTATTTACATATTTTCTATTACATTGGCCTACCCAAGTATTTATAAATAATGTATCATTATCAATTATATAATCGATTTCTTTTTTACATCTTTTATCAATTTTTGAAATGTCAATAGTTTCTATATTTATGTCTCCAAGCACATCAGATGGTTCCCATACACTATTTTCTATTGAATGATAATAATAAAATTCCGCTTTATTGTATTTTTTCATTATATCTTTAATAAACTCTCTAGAATAGTGAATATCTCCATTATGAAAATGATTAAAAAATATTATTTTTTTATAATTCAACGTGTCGTCAATACTTTTTGTTGGAACGAATAAATATGGTTTTTGAATTCTATATTTTTCTCTCTCTTTATAATCTCCGTATGTGGCCCTTTTTTCTGTAATATGATAATGATATATTTTTATATCTAAGGATGGATTGTGGACTTTATATCCAGCTTTGTCAAATTCATAGGCTATAGCATTGTCACAACCAGCTCTACCGAAACCAAAATCACCAATTAATTCTTTTTTTGGTTTTCCAATAAATATCCATGAATCTTGACTACAACCGGGTTTGTATCTGACATTATTTCTGTAAACTTCATCAAAATGTAATACTTCAAATGGTTGAAAATTAATGATGTCCCACCTAGACAATAAATAAGCTTGATCTTTTTTTATATTATTTTTAATGATTTTTATTCCATCTTTTTCTATATAACAATCAGAATTTATAATTATATTAATATCATTTTCACCAGATAAAGAGTCTATTATATTAAAAAAATCTCTATATCGAGGAAAAGTAGAATCAAAATTTATTTTTTTAATTTTATCATTTTTTAATAATAATTCATCCGAGCATAATATGAATATGTTGTCTATCAAAGAATTCTTTATTAATTTATCTAGACAAAACATATATTCCCGATATCTATCATCATTCTCATCTTTGTAATAATTACAAAAAATGTTTATTTTTTTATTTCTCTCAATAGATATTGTGTTTTGAGCGCCATATGACCATTCATTGTCTATAAAATCAATGTTAAACATATGCCCATCATCAAAATTAATTTTATAATTCATTTATAGACCCCTCCATCAAATCTTCTTCATCTTTTAATTTTTGAACTATGGTTTCACACACCTTATCCATAGTAAAATATTTTTCATAGACCTTTCTAATTTGTTCTCTCATATAACCAATTCTATTTTCTGAAATGTTCAGCAATATTGTTTTTAACGCATCAACTTGATCAACATGCACAAAAACACAAATGTCTTCCCAATTTATATCGCTTTCCCAAGGTATCCATTTGTTATCATATATATAAACTGGTATAGCTCCAAGTTGAAAGGATTCTAGAATTCTATAACTAGTTGGGCCGTTGCCTCTTGGACATAAAGAAAAAATTGATCTTTCTGTGATATCTTTAAATTCATATTCTTTATATTTTTCTATATCTATTCTCCAATTCTGTAATCTTATATAAAATTTATCATCACCCTCAAACAAATCAAATATTTTTTGCCTCACCGGATGAGTATTTCCACCGATAAACGAGCAGAATATATTTCTTTTTTTATCAAAATTTATATTTTTCATCTTAGAAACAACATGTGGCATGCAAATGATATTATTTGATTTATATCTATCAGTAATTTTTCCACTTCCACAGAATATGATAGTGTCTTCAGGTAAACTTCTAATAGATGTTATATCAGGATTTAAATTTATTTTATTATTATCAGTCAAATCTTCGTGTTGACATATAGTGAAATATTTCTCATTTCTATCGAGTTTTAATAAATATTTCTCAAATTTTATTCTATCTCCTTTATTATAACTAAAATTGTTATTTATATTTGTCCAGAAAATAGGTATATACAACCTTTGTGTTTGTATGTTATTATTAATGAAATAGTTATAAAAATATTCCTCTATATAGTGGCCTTCATGATATGGTGGATATACCGGATACATGGCGGGCGGTCTAAAATTTGAAGTTTTTTTAATAATTTTATTTTGATAATTAGTGTTCATATTTATCTTTTACTTCGTTTAAATTATTTATGTTAAAAAATATATTGTTTCTTTTATCAGATTCTATTGTTAAAGTTTTATAATCAACTTGCAAGTGTTGGTTCCAACCAACGAAACATCCATTATACATATTGCTTGGAAATATCTCAACAACTTTTTTTAATTTATTTTTATTACAAAATATCATATTCGAGAAACAACCCCCATGTATACCAACTATGATTTCAGCGTTATAGAAATAGTTTATTATATCAGATAGATTTTCAACACCATTTATTATAATAAATCCCATATCCGTGAAAAAATTGTGCACCAAATTAGGATTCAAAATGTCCCTACAAACATTTGTTCTAGTTAGAAATAATTTATATTCTTTTTCTCCACTATCAACAAAATAAGATTTATATTTATCTCTACAATATATCAACGATTCATTCGAAAAAGCGCAAGGAGCTTCGCCGAATAGCCAATGTGGATATATTAACTTTTTTACCTTGAATAGTGTTTCATTGTTTGGGTGGTATATTCTATTTTTCACAGAAAACAAATTCATTTCTTCGTTATATCTTCCCGGACTAAACCTATTTATTGTGGCTGTGCTCCCAACAAGATATTGGGTATTATCATTTATTAAATCTTGCACATGTCTTAATTTACACAAACAATCATATCGATGGGCAAAAGGCCATAATGAATAATAATGTGTTAAATCAACATAATCATATTCATTGTCAAGCTCCACCACAGAAGAATAACCAAACTTATCAGTATAAACTACATCATGCAGTCTACTCAATTTCAGAATATTCTTATTGCTATCTAATATTATTCCATTTGAGGATATATAAACATTTTCTAGTATACTATAGTCATTCATTCTTTTTAATAATTTTTTATTATGCTTTCATCTGGCCATTTTAACCAAAATTTATCAGGACAAATTTTTATGTTTTTTTCATCAGAAATTAATGATGCTATATAAGAAATTCCACTATTACTAGTTACTAATATTTTTGAACTTATCATATAATAAATAGAATCAGATAAATTGTCGTTCACGTGAAAATGAATATTTTTATAAAATATTCTATCTTTAATTTCATAGAAACCGTCATCCACATTACTCGAGAATATTCTAACGTTATAATCTGGATAATCTTTATATAGATCATTTAGAATATTAGTGAAATAATTTATGTTGATATATCTATCAGACCATATATTACTGGATTTCACGTCATCTCTTCTTATATGTAAAGATATTGTATCTGTTGACACTTTTTCTTTATTGGAATAATATTTTATTTTTAACTTATTTCTTATTTCATCATTATATTTTCCAACGAAAGATGATAGTTCTTTCGAATCAAAAAAATTATATAAATATAAATCATCGGATTTTGATGATAGATATTCATTTAAAGGCAGATTCTCACTATTTATGATATTTTCTTTATAATCATTAAACATCATTTCACCAAAGGATAAATTTAGTATTTTATCCATATCACAAGAATTGCCAACAAAATTATGGTGGTAGAATAATATATTATTTTTCATACAGAAAACATACCCGGCTAGCCACTCAGTGAATTGATGCCCAAATCTAGCTCCTCTATTGGGTATCACCGATATTTTTTTCATAAATTTTTTATCGTGTATTTTGGTATAAATAATTTTGTATGCCCGTGACAATGTAAATATTTTATTCTCACCTTATTATCATTGAAGAAACCAAAACACTTATTATCTTCTATCAATAATTTTTTTATTTCGGTTTTTTCTTCGATTGAGTGTTCCCATTTACCATTCTTTTTTTGATCGATCATACAAGTTTGATAAAAAACCCCATCTATATTTTCATCCATTTGTTTAAAGGTTTTGTCGTCGTGTAAATATTTATACAAACTCCAAAAATGCATGTCAGAAACACCACCAGCGCCTATTTTATTATTTATATTATAATTATATCGAATTCTTTCTTCTTCTAAATTAAATCCCATTGGATCTTTTTGTGGATTCGAATATGAGTTTAAAACATAATCAACATATTCTGATAGAACCTTGGTGGCGTTATTAAAGAAACAACATCCAGCCGCCATGCCATGCAATAAAGTGATATCATAGTTCTTAAAAAAATCAGCGTCTTCTTTAACATCACTGAATACCAGAACATCTAGTTCTAGATGAAGAAATCTATTGATATTGTGTGTTTTACAAAAACTATTTAATATCATATATCTCATTATAGCATTTTTCTCAAAATTATATTGATTGGTGCTCAAGTGAATATAGTTTTTATTAAATTGTTGAACATTTTCATCTATATAATCTTTCACATCATAAAAAGTTGCGAATGGTAGATATTCTTTCAAAAATAAATCATCTGTTATTATTATTATTTCATCGTCCTGGTTTAAAAAATGACATTGTTTTATAGATGGCGCAATCCATTTTATAGAATTTTCTTTTTTATAACAAAAATGTTGACCATCGTTGTCGGATATTATTGCGTAAACTATCTTCATAATTTTATTATTTTTTCCAAACTTCATCCAATCCTATTTTCATATCGAAGCAATATCCATTGGATATCAAAATGTTTCTACACGATTCATCTTTTTCTTTGTTGTGTCCGTCCATTTCAATAAGAAATATACTTACTGGTATATTCCAATCAAAAGTTTTTAACACACCATATTCGCCTCCTTCAACATCAATAGAAAACAAATCTATTTTTTCTATTTTTATATCTTTTATTATTTTATATAAGGGCGTGGACTTCACCTTAAAGGATGTTGATTTATCCAAACTCCAATTCTTTTTATGAATATCACTCATACTATCAACTAAACCACCTATTGCGGCATATCCCAAAAAATCGATATCTCCTTCAAATTCCGATATCGCTACATTAAAATTCTCGCAATTTGGTCTATTTTTTATGAGCATATCATATTGTCTTGTTGGCTCTATTAGTATGCCTCTCCAATTTAACTCGTCTTCGAAAAATTTTGTATTAGAGAACGTTATACCGTCCATTGCCCCGAGCTCTATAAAAAACCCATTCTTATAGTTTAAATATTTTTCATATAATATTTTATCTTCTTCTTGTTGACTATAGAATTTCATAAAATTAATTAATTTTCCAACATGTAAAAATCATCACAAGTTTTATTTAACATGAAATCTGGTAGATTTAATTTTTTATAATTTTTAGATTTCATCAAATCCTTAAAGTTATCCATATTACTATTATTATCAATACTAGAATTGTTTTCTACAACAATATAATTTATGAAATATTTTTCAAATGGGAAATTTTTCATCACATCATATTCGTGTCCTTCTACATCAAGTGATAAAAAATCTATATTTTTTGGTGAATTAAATTCATCTAACACATTGTCTAATGTTTTGGTTTTCATTTTTATTCTAGGGTTTTTAATATTTTCTCTAACATAATATCCAGAGCTTTGTGGATTATCATCATCTATTATGCCACTTCCAGCGCCAGCCATTAAGAAATCTAATTCTAACCCGTTTTCATAACTTATCAGAGCATTTGACGTATAACATTTTCTATTCTTTTTTAAATTTTTATACGACTCTGGAATCGGCTCTATTAAAACTCCGTTCCAACCTAACTCTTTTTCAAAAAAATAACTATTACTAATTATCAATCCATCCAGCGCCCCTAGTTCTATAAAGAACCCATTTTTTTTATCTCCTATGAAATAAAGAAGAACTTTATCTTGTTCATATTGAGATTTAAAACTATTTTTATCATACTTATCAAATATCATTATTCTTATAATTATTTTTTCTCACATGAACCACGTGATTTCCAGTTATCATATCAAAAGGCATTTGTCCAACATCAACTGGAATAGGAATAGACACGAATTCTGATGAATATTCTATTTCTCCGTATCCACTATTATATCTATCTTTTGGCCAGTCTTTACTATAAAATCTTATTGCTTCATAAACAAATTCACATGACCCACCAAAGGATTTAATCAGTTCAGCAAAATATTCTTTATTTCTAAAAAAACTTTCACCGGTGTTTGTGTTCTTATCTAAACCGGAATCATCTTTGACTCTCGGAGTAGAAACAAACTGAATAGCCATTATTCCATCTGGTTTTAAAGATCGCAAACAATTCTTTAATTCAAATATGAGAAGATCAGTATATATGTGTTGAACAGTATTGAAAACAATAATAATGTCAAAATAATTTTCTGGCATTTCAATCATATTATCAGGTGTATAAGTTTTTTCACAATATTTTTCTATTTTCTCTAGAGCTATTTTAGAAACATCGACCGCGCTTGGAAAACAACCCATTTCAGAAAATCCTTTTATAGTATATCCCATACCAATTCCTATTTCAAGAACTTTTAGACCTGTTCTCAAATAATCATTTAATTTTAAAAAGTTTATTGTTTTATTATACTCCGAGCCTGTTAACCCCATTCCGTTTTTAGATATATGGCACTCATTCCAAAAAGATAATGTTGTTTCATTCAATTTCATTGGACCTATTTTTTCTTTTTATATATAATTAAGAAATGGTCCTACAATGTTTTTGTTAAAATATTTTAATATATAAATTATATATGAAACACTTGAAACTATATGAGCAATATGATTTTGAAGATCTATCTGATGAAGAACTTTTTGGTAAAGAAGAAGATTTTTATGAACCAAAGGTCGGAGATAAAATTTTGATTTTACCAAAATTGGAAGAATATATTATTAGTAGAGGTTGGGCCAAATGTATGATGGGGTTAATAGGACGCGAGTTTTATATTGATAAAATAAGTAAAAATATGATAGGTATAAAGAAATATGAAACAAAAGAAGGATGGTATTTTTACAGGGACTGTTTTAAAGTAATCCAAAAAAAGTAAAATGAGACATTTGAAATTATATGAACAATTTGATTTCGATGATTTTTCTGATGATGAGCTTTTTGGCGAAGAGGAGCCCAGATTTTAAGTGTGGAGAAAGAGTGTTTACAACTAATGATGGACATGAAAAAGGAACTGTTGTCACTTATAGTCTTTATGGTGGAAAATCTTATTTGATATGTGCGGATAATGATAATTCATATACTTCATATTCAAATAATATTCCACCACGTCACGCTTTATTGTTACGGGATACATCATTGAAAAAATTTAATAATAAATAAAAAATCATTTTAATATATAAGAATATGAAACATTTAAAAACATATAAAGAAATAAACGAAGAAGCCGATTACATGAACGTAACTGGCTATGGCACAATGGGGAATGCTGGAGATCAACACGTCACATCTTTCAGTAAAGGACCGATGTCATTTTTGGTTAGACAACCAGAGCTCGTTGGTGTAGTTTCAGATGAAATCGAAGATCCATATTTTGATAATAAAAAAATAAAGCTCAGAAGAAAAAAGAAAAATAGAAAAATTGAGCAAATGAGAATAGACAAGTCTACAAAACTAAGAAATATGGATATAAAATCAAGAAAAAATTTGGAAAGTTTTAATGAAGGAGCTGGAACAATAATAATGGCTGGCATATTTTTTATTATATTTTTAAGAAAATTAATAAAAGATATAAAAGATAGAAGATATCAAAAAATGCTGACTAAAATTATAAATGATCTTCATAATGATGATTTGAAAGTCACAACAAACACTCATAATATATTAATAAAGGCTGGTAGATATATCGTTATGATCAATAAAGATCTAAAAACCGCTAATTTCTTTGAAATCGGTGAAAATGGTATGGCTCCTATTCATATAGAAGATGGAAAAATGTTTTTTATATCCGAGAGACCAATACAACTAACTGATGACCAATATGAATTTTTAATTAGAAATATTGAATCGAAAAAGAATGTTTTCAGAATATGAAACACTTGAAACTATACGAACAATTTGAGTTTGACGAGGATGATCCCTGGGGTGAAGATAAACCAAAAGAATATGGTTTAAAAGGATGAGGACCCTTTGATGACATATTAGAATATAAGGAAAATGAATTCTCGATACATGATAATTTTCAATGTCGGGATAGAATTGTTGTTACCACCTTTCACGATGATTGCTATGGTGAAGTTGGCACAATTGTGGGACTTTTGCGAAAACCTCGTCACATATTAAGCGTGAGCACCTCGACATATTATATAGTTTGTTTTGATAATGAAGTCAATAACTATGAGTGGCTCAGATACAATATACCAAATGGACACGGATATTATATTAAAGAAAATCGCATGAAAAAAATTAACTAAGGTTTATCTATCTCCACAGCCAAACAAGCCTCACCATCTTCAGATATTAACTTACTCATATCATCAAATGAAATATAAGCAAATCCTTTTTTGCCCCAATTTCTTCCCCAAGAGTTTTTAATTCTTATCAATTTTTTGTCTATGTTTATGCCATCCAATAGATAAGCGTGTCCACCCATTATTTCACCAGTTGCTTTAATTAATCCTTTTTCATTTGGAAAGAACATATCGTAATGCCAATTTGTTCCAACAACCACAGGACCAGTTGTTAATAAAGCTGTTTTTACTGCTTCTATATCCCAAGCCCAATTATAAGATGTTATATATCCCATAGTTTTTAAAATCTTGGCTCCAGCTCTAACAGATGTTCCATCATAATCTTCGCCTTCCCAATCGTCTACTTTTTGAGCTTCATTATAAACATATGTAGTATCAACGGGTGAAGTGCCGCCAACTCTTTTAGCGTCTTGTGTAATACTGCCTTCGACTAACCAATGAGCCCACGAGAAAGCTACGCAATGAGGTTTATCGCCTTGATCTCCCCACCAACCACTTGGCCACCAATATTTATAATTAATTCCTGGTAATTCAGCTGGTAAAAGAGCTTTCATTTGGAATTTTTTATCCCTTTCATCAGGAATATGAATTCTACCTAATTTTGATTTTAATTCGTCCATATATAATAATTTTTTTTATTACTATATATTAATTTTAAAAATCAAAAAGGTAAATCGTTATAATATGGATATTTCTTTAAAATATTTTTTAAATCACATATATATGAAAATAGATGCAGAGGCGGATCGACCGTGTTTTCAAACTCAGCATTATATTGTTTGCTCAAAGCTAATATTTCCATACCTCCTTTATCCAAAACATGTTTATAGTTATTCAATAAATATGAGTAAAATGGGCGGCCCAATATATACATTAAATCTTTTGGATTATTGACCCAATTATCCATAACAAAATAAAAGTTCTTTTCAAAATTATTTTCTTCTTTTAAAATAAAATCAAAAATCTCATTATAATTTACATCTAATGAGTTATTTGAGCTGTTTCCAGTTATTTTTATTGTCTCGAGATCTTTTATAGATGCTCGAAGATCAGGATAATTTTTTGATATGATATTTTTAACGAGATCTTCATCTATTTCTAACTTAGCGTGTTGAGCAACGCTCATAGCATATTTTTCATATCCACCCAATAAATAAATTTTTTCAGTATCATTTTCAGCAGTGAAATTAATAATTTGAAATCTTGATTTTAAAGCTGGTATAACATTACTTATATCATTCATAGATATAACAAATCTTACTCTATCATCATATTTTTCTATAAAAGCCTTGAAACCATCTTGAAAATTTTCAGTGGTTTTGTCAAATTCTTCTAAATAAACATATTTCATTTTATCATCTGTTTTGACGAAAGGTGAAGGCATACTATCGCAGAAATCTGTTATTTTTTCTCTGAGCGTATCAATACCATTCTCCATTGAGGCATTTATTTTTAAATAATTTTTTTCTCTCAAAAGAATTTCAATGAGTGTTGATTTTCCTGTACCAGGAGGACCATGTAATATGACATTTTGTTTAATTCCCCCTTCGAAATATTTTCTTATTCTGGGGAGCAGGACCATTCCAGTCAATTTTTTTGGTCTGTATTTTCTCCAAAAGAGTAATTCGTGCATATTATTAATATTGTTTTTAAGTTATATTTCACAAAAAATTAAATGTTTTTTAAAAAATATAAATAAAATTAGCTCGAAAAGAAAGAGGCTAATTTTAATATATAAGAAAAAACAAAGATAAGTTTATTTAATGGCTTCAGTAGATGAAAAATTTATACAAAGATTAGACGATTTTACAAAAGCACTGGGTGGAATAGTTGATCTTCTCAATGAGGAAAAGGGTAAAAAAAATGTCGATCCAGTAAATACTCTCGCAAAAAATGTCGGTGAGGAGCTGAGTAAAGTTGTTGAAAATCTACAAAAGGTTACCAAGAAGGTTGATGTTATTGAAAAAGATACAAAAGAAATATTAAAACAGCTAAAAGCCGCTAAAGAAAAGAAAAAAGGCGGAGGTGAAGGCGGTGGTGAAGGTGGTGGAATAGCTGGTATACAGAATGTTGCAGAAGTAGATAATAAAAAGAAAATAGTTGAAGCCATTAAAGTTGTTGGGCTCATAACAGCTAGTATAGTCGCTGTCGGTCTGGCTTTAAAATTAATATCGCCTGTTTCAATGGGATCGGCCATTGCTATAGGATTATCTATTCTTTTGATAACAGAAGCTTTTGTTGTCGCTCATAAGAAATTAGGAGATACCAAGATTGGAAGAATTTGGGAAATATCTAAAATGATGTTATTGATGTCTGGTACTTTATTGGCAGCCAGTGCGATATTGGTGTTGGCTCCAAATATAACTTTATCTAAGGCGGCTTCTCTGGTTTTTGTCGCTGGCGCAATGGGTCTTTCTTTGGTATTGATAACCAAGGCTTTAGATAAAGGATCAATAAAACCAGAACATTATCCAAAAATTATGATGTTGCCGTTAATATTACCGCTAATAGCACTTGGTATAGTGGTATCTAGTAGAATATTAGCCGGTGTAGTGCCATTGTCTTTTGGACAAGTTATGACATCATTATTTGTTGGTGCGACGATAGGAGGAATTATTTACGCGATGAGTTTAACTCTTGGCAAAACAGAATTAAAACCATCCACCATTTTTGGATTTCTTCTTTTACCAGTTATTGTGCCAGCTTTGGCTCTTGGTATAGTGTTAGCTTCTAACATATTGAAAAATATTCAAAGTTTAACTTTTGCTCAAGCTTTGAGCGCTATTTTCATTGCTGGAACGATCGGTGTTCTTATTTATCTGATGAAGCCCATAATTGAAAAAATGAAAGGAATTACAGTTGGACAAATATTTGGTTTAATGGGTATTATAATAGCTTTATCAGCTGGCATAGTTATATCAAGCCATATATTAGGTTTCATTCATCCTTTCACATTTAGAGAAGCTTTGAGCGTTTTTATGACAAGTGTCGCCATAGGATTGGCTGTTTTGGCTATGGTGCCAGCTATTTATCTATTGAAAAAAATTAATCCAATGGACGCTTTAAAAGCTGCTGGTAATATTATAATAATCGCTGGTTCAATTGCTCTTAGTAGTTGGGCTATATCTATGGGAAATTATGATTACTATCCAGATTGGGAATGGTCTTTGGGAGCAGGTCTTGCTATAACGATTTTTGGTGGAGTAGCATTTTTAATAGACAAATTGAAAATTAAACCACCAGACATGCTCAAAGCCGGGCTGGTTATGGTAATAACAGCTGGCGTGATAATGGCGGTTAGTTTAATACTTGGAATAGGTAATTATGATATTTATCCATCATTTCAATGGGCAATGGGAGCAGGATTATCCATTGTCGCTTTTGGTGGGGCTATGGTTGCTATTGGTTTATTGATTGCTGCAACTGGTGGCACAGGAGCTCTAATTTTATTGGCTGGAGCAGCTGGAGTGTTAGCCGTTGCCGCTACTGTTATGGCAACGAGCTTGATTTTGGCTGAAGGAAATTATAGTGAATATCCGTCTTTACAATGGGCTCTTGGTGTTGGAGCTGTTTTATTGGCGTTTAGTGCTATTGGACTCGTATCAATTTTAGGGGCAATAGGATTACCATTTTTATTGGCTACAGCTGGCACTGTTGCGTTAGTATCAAACATATTATCAAAAGGTAATTATGATGAATATCCATCTTTAGAGTGGTCGCTTGGTGTCGGTGCTATTTTATCGGCTTTTAGCACTATTGGATTATCTTTGATACCATTTGTATTATTGGGTGGAGGGCGAGCTATAAAGAGGGTCGCTGAAAGAATTGTTGAAGTTTCTGACATATTAAGTGAGGGCACTTATAGTGGCGGGCCAACAAAACAATGGGCCGAAGGTGTTGGAGAGGCTATAAAATCTTTTGCTTTTGGCATATTAGCTTTAAACGCCACAGGTGGTATATTAGGAACATTATTAGGTATAGATCAAACAAGAAAAATTGAAGGTGTCGCAATGGCAATGTTGAAAGCAAATCAAATATTAAGTGAAGGAGATTGGTATGGGAATTATCCAACAGAGAGTTGGGCAAAAGGTGTTGGTGGAGCTATATTAGCTTTCGCTAATGGTTTGTTGGCCCTTTCAAAATCAGATAATTTAATTGGAAAAATATTTGGCACACAAGATCAATCAGTGAAGATAGTTTCAATAGCCCGTGCTATGCAAATAGCAAACGAACTAATAAGCTCACAAAATTGGACAGAAAATTATCCATCTGAGGAATGGGCAAAAGGAGTTGGCGGAGCAATAAATGCTTTCGCTGAAGGTTTAATGAAATTATCCAAGTCTGATAGTTTAATTGGAAAAATATTTGGTAAGGATCAGGGTGAAAAAATAATATCTATAGCCAACGCGATGAGATATGCTAATGAAGCTATAGGCAGCGTTAGATGGTCCGATAATTATCCTTCAGAAGCTTGGGCTAAGGGTGTTGGTGGGGCAATAAACGCTTTTGCTGATCCGCTAGCAAAATTGGGTGAAGCAAAAGTAAAAGGAGCAAATGTTATATTTGGTATGGTAGGGCTTGTAAATGGTATGAGAATGGCCGCTGAAGTTATGAATAAGGTGGATTGGGTAAGAATAACAAAAAATTATCCATCTGAAGAATGGGCAAGCGCTGTTGGAACGGCAATAAATGCCTTCGCCGAGCCATTGGCTAAAATGTCTGAAGCGGGTATGTCTATGCGTGATATATCTCGAGGCATAAACCGATTGATAGAGGGTATGATATTCGCCGCCACAAGATTGAGCGATTATGATTGGACGACCACTGATAATTATCCAAAACAAGATTGGGTCAATGGTGTTGGTAGTGGCATAGGTATGTTTGTTAAATATCTTGAGCAAATTGAAAAATCAGATATAGGTAGAGGTGACATTAAAAACTTGAAAAGAACTATTGAAGCGATGGTTTATACAGCCAGAATGTTTTCTAGACAGGGTCTGTCTGGTTTATTATTTGGTAGTATGTGGGATACTTATCCATCGGCTGAATGGTCAGAAGGTGTTGGCAAAGCTGTTGGATATTTTGTTAAGTTTTTAGCTGAAATTGAAAAATCTGATGCTGGCAAAAGCGATGTAAAAGTCTTATCTTCATTAATAGATAAAATGGTTTATACGGCTAGGAGGTTTAGTAAAAATGAAGATATATGGAATGCGTATCCATCAAAAGATTGGGGGGATAGTGTTTCGCTCGCAGTAGGTAATTTTGTTAAATTTCTTGAAAAAATAGAAAAAGCTGATATAGATAAAGGCGATTCTGATGTTTTAGGAACTATTATAAGTAAAATGGTTTATGCTGGAAAAAGATTTTCAGATAATCCTGAAATATGGAGCATTTATCCTTCATCAGAATGGGGAAAAGAAGTTTCTGCATCCGTAATGCAATTTGTTAATATAGTCAGCAAGATTAGTAAATCTAAATTGGATTTTGATAATTTTGATAGAGTTTTATATAAAATGGAAACAATAGCCAGTGAATTCACAAAACTTGGAGATATTTGGTCTGTTTATCCTCCATCTGAATGGTCTTCGGCAATAAGTCAATCTATATCCAATTTTATTTCTAGTGCGGCCAGTGTCGGTGAAACTGATTTGAGCGTTGTGGGTGGATTCAAGAACATTACTAACACAATGATAGAAATGGGGAGTGATTTCGAAAAAGCTGGAGATATATGGAAAAATTATCCAAAAATGGAATGGGTCGAATCAATAGGGGCATCCATATATACTTTTGTTGCCGCTTCTGATGAGTTAAAGAATGCTGATGTTTCTGTAGTTAAAAATATTACTGATCAAATGATAAAAATAGCTCAATCATTTGAAAGTTATGGTCCAGATATTTGGAAAATATATCCACCGATAGAATGGTCAGAATCAGTTGGTTTAGCGACAGAATCATTTTTAAATTCAGCATCCATTGCTTCACAAGGAGCAGATCTAACAACATTTAAATCATTGGCTGCTGAAATGATCAATATGGCGAATACTTTTAAAGAAGCTGGTATGGATATTTGGTCTGTTTATCCACCGAGAGAATGGGTCGATTCTGTTGGAAATGCTGTTAAATTATTCTTAGGACAAATGAATGAGGTCGCTCAAATTGGAGCTGTTTCTCCAGATCTTCTTTATTTGGCTAGCTCTATGATCGAACTAGCTAAAGCATTTAGTCAACAGGGTGGTGAGATATGGTCAGCTTATCCTTCACAGGATTGGTCAAACGCCGTTTCTTCATCATTAAAGAATTTTGTTTTGAGCATAAAAGATTTTGGTGGTTATGATAAAAGTAAATTGAGTGCTTTTGAAAACGTGGCTTACGCTATGTTTGACATAGCAAGTATATTTAGTGAAAACAAAGATATATGGTCATATTATCCACCAGATGATTGGGCAAAGTCCATAAAGAAATCCATAGATATTTTTGTTGATATGATAAAAGATTCTGGTCTTGGTTTGTTTGCCACACTTAGATTAAGAAATTTTGATATTTTATTACATGTTATGTTACAAACGGCTGAAATTTTAAATAAAGCTGGCGACATATGGAGAAACGTGCCATCCGAGAATTGGTCAAATTCTATGAAAAAGGCTTTTATTTCATTTAGTGATATTTTAAATTTAGATTTCAATTTGGAAAAAATGAAAAGAGTTGATGTAATAACATCTGTTATAATATCCATAGGAAATAGATTCGCAAAAGCTGGCAATATTTGGAAAAATTTACCGTCTAAAGAATGGTTAGAATCAATTGGAAAATCAATAAAATCATTTGGTGATGCTATAGTGACGAAATTCAATATAATGGATATGATATTGTTTGATCTTCTAGTAAAAGAATTAATTAGAACTGCTGATAAATTCAACGAAGCTGGCGATATATGGAATAATGTGCCATCTGAAAAATGGAGCAATTCTTTATTAGTTGCGACAAATTCTTTTGTTAAAGTTTTATCTATTGGTGGATTCGATCTAGTTGATACGATCCTATTTGATAGACTTGTTAATGATATAATAAAAACTGGTCGAAAATTTTCTGAATCGGGCGATATATGGAAAAATATCCCATCCACTGAATGGGGAAAATCTATTAGAGAATCGATTTTAAATTATGTTGATATTCTTATATCCATAAACGAAAAAGAAATAAAAGGAACAGAAACAGGCAACTTAAATAAATTGGTTCAAGAAATGTTAAAAACATCTTCTATTTTTGAATCCAGTGATTGGAATAAATATCCTAGTAAAGAATGGAGTGATGGGGTGAACTCAGCAGTAACATCATTTGTTGATATAGTCAATAAATCTCAAGATGTAGAAAGTACTAGATCTCTAGATAGTCTGGGTGAGTCTATATTGTCTTTTGCTAAGAATATGGCTAAATTAGATCAATATTCAGATTTCTTTAAACCAGGTGGAGCATTAGATAATTTTACAACATCTATAAATAAATTATTTGAAAATGTACCAGGTGACACTGCTATATCCGCTTTAGACAGAGTATCGCAGGCAATCGAAAGAATATCAACAACTGGATTTAGTTCTATGTTTTCAATTAGAATGTTAGCTAGATCAATAAGTGCTTTGGGTGATTCATTACAAGATCTTGATTTAGAAGCTGTTGATAAATTATCAAAATTCTCTAGCGGGTTCTTGATTTTATCATTAATAGATGAAGAAAAACTCGAAGATACTATAAAAACATTGAAATCTCAATCTGAACAAATTTCATCGATATTATCTGATCAAGGTAGAACAGTTGTCGCCACAACAGCATCAAGGGCAATTGGAGAAAATGTTGTTGGAGCGGGTATAGAAGAAGGAGTTGGTAAAGAAAATATTTATTCAGAAATGCTCAATGTCATAAAGAGCATAGATAAAAATGTTGATAGAATTGCTAACAATCCACCCAAAACAAATCTGACGGAAGACGCAGATAATATTCCGCCATATACCCCAGAATTAGCCAACAAATAAAAAACATTTCAGTCTGGTTATCATATAATAAAAAAATAATTTTTTTTATGTTCAATAAAATAAGAGGATATTTTAAATATAGAGAAACCATTAAAAACAATATTGATGTTTTACAAAGAAGATTTGGGCTGAAATATGATAAATTATATGGCAGATTATATACAGTTATTAGTATACCACCTGATCAGCAAAAGGTTCTGAACACATATGGATATCAATATTTGGATAATGAAGTGAAAAAGTATATATCAACCATTGAAAGATATTTTTATGATATAAATTTATTTGAAACCATAGCCATATCTAAAATAGAAAGACTTGATGATGTTAATGTTCTTTTAGTTATGAGATATCGTTTCATTGGTCATCAGCGATTTTTATATACAGCAACAGCTTTGAGCATCGTTGGTTTAATAACACTCGGTTTAATTCTTTTAATTTAAAAATAATTTTAAACTTTATTTTTTTTATTTTCTATAAAATAGAAAAATATTAGTATGATGAGTGAAAAAGAAATTTTAATAACTTTTTATGTTTTTGTTTTTCTTTTGGTTGTTATATTGATGATCATTGATCAAATTTTTTAAAAAATAGATAATTATGAAAGAATTATTGATATTGATATTTTATCTTAATGTTCAGGGTTTATCTGATCGTAATGTTAGAGAGTTGTTGGAAGTTTATAAAAAAGAACTTAAAATAGGTGATGATATATTAGAAGAAATATCTCATAAATATAAACTGGTTCAGTTTTTTGTTCCAGTGGTTGAAGGACTCACTAGATTTGAATTTTTCTCTTCAAAATCTAGTAAAGATATTGATATACCAGGAGTTGAAGAATTCTTAAAGAAAAATGCTGCGCTAGTCGATGATGATCCTTTTGGCGAAGACTTAGTTGATCCAAAACAAAAAGAGAAGAGGCTCGATGAAATGGAAAAAAAATTGAATCTATCTATAAACTATTCAAAATATATTGCTAAAAAAGTGAATGATCTATATTCTGAGTTCGATAAAAGTAAAAGAACAAATTCACAAATTGAATCAATAATTAATTTAGATTATCCGGATCTAAAAAAAATGTATAAAAAATAAATATAAATAAAATGGCAAAAGAAGATTATGAAGTATTAAGTGAAGAAATTGTTGATTATTTCGAAAAAATAGAAAAAACATTTGTTTTTCCAATCGATTTAAAATTCGTTTTTCTAGCGAACAGCAAACAAAAGAAATTGATAAAAATATCTAGGTTAACTGATGTTTATTCATATTTGTTAGATGCTGATATATCAGTTATTTTTAACGAAGAATATTTTAACAATTTTGATGATCAATCAAAACTAATACTTATTGAGCAAGAACTCGATAAGATTGAATTTAACATCGAAAAGGGAACAATAACATTGAAGGAGCCAGAAATAAACACATCATCTGGAATTATAGAAAAATTTACATTAAAACTAGTTGAGAATGCGAATAGGCTTCAAAAAGAATTTGAATCCCAAAAGAAAGAGAAAGAGAAAGAAAAGAAGGAATCTAGTAAAATGAAATCTCCAAAGAGAAGATATTAAAAAAAAAAAATAAGAATCAAAAAAAAACAATAAAAACTATATATTATGAAAAAGAAAAATAAGAAAAAAGAATGTTGCTGTGAACCTATTTCAGCAATGAGTCAAGAATTCGCTAAACTTGATCTATTAGATAGAAGAATATATTTAGCAGAAAGACTTATGGACTTAATGACAAGATTCGAGAATAAAAAAATCGATAATGAGTGGTTGTATAAGAACATATTAATGCTTGATGAATTTGAAACCAATAGAGAAGGAGAAATTGAAAATGAAAGCTAAAAAGTTATTTAAAAAATATCAGTTGCTCGATGAAAAAGAAAGAATTAAATTCTTGAAAATGACACAAGAAAAAAAGCCTGATAATTTAAGTGAAAAATTAAATCTCGCTAAAGAATTGTTGAAAACTGTTCTTGATAATAATGGTAAGCCCATTATAGATAAAGATTGGATAATAAAACAATTTTTTGCAACGAAAAAAAATGAAAGAAATATTGAAATAAAATAAAAAATAAAATATAAACTTATGGCAGAAGAAAAAGAATTAAACATCAGTGAAATTGTAAATAACGCTGATAATGTGGTGATGTCGACTGAAAACATAGAAAGATTCGATTTTTCGAGTGACAATGATTTTGATATAGAATCAAGTTTTGAATTAGTAGAAAAGATGAAAGCTGAAAAGCCAACTGACGAGCAAAAAGAAATCATAAAAATAAATGAAGCTAGAAACATAATAAATGATACAGCTAAAAAATATCTGAATCCAAATTTCGTTGACGCCTTTGATTATGAAGAAAAGAATTTGGTTAACATGATAAAAAGATATGATTCAAATAAAGATGAAGTTAGGAATATGACAGAGGATCAAAAAAATAAGATATATGAAATCGCTCAATATCTTTTTAATGTTTATCAATTAAAACTCAACGCATTAGATTATGATTTTACTCTAACGAATGATGAACATAAAATGGTTCACGATGTTTTTAGAAATAAACTCGAATATGATCAAAATGAGGTTTTTCAATTGAAAGAGCTGAGAGAGAATTACTTGGATAAAGAATTTCCAAAGGATGGTGTTTCTCATTATACAAGAATTAATGTTAATGATCTCATTATATTCTATCATCTTTTTTCTAAATATAAAGTTAAGGGCATAAATAAAGAACATCATAGTTTTGTTGAGGTTCTCTCGAAAATTGGTGAGCGAATCAAATTATTCAACGCTTATAATGTGATCGTTCAAAGATTGAGTGCAGATTTTTCAATTTGGGGTGGCTCGCTTGATGTAGAGGGCCCATTATCGACCCAAGTGCTTGAACCAAGTGGTATTTCAAAAAATGAAGTAGAAACTGAAATTGTCGAGAAAAAATAATTCATAGAAAAATGAAAAAATTATTTAGAACAAATTTATCAAATAAAGTTTTTGCTGGCGTAGCTGGCGGATTTGCTAAATATTTAGAAATGGATGCTACTATAGTTCGTATTATATGGTTATTGCTATCGTTTTCATATGGTATAGGAATAATTGCTTATATTATTAGTTGGATATTGATGCCTGGTGAAGAAAACAATATAGATGAATCAAATGACCAATAAAAATTATATTTGTTTCTCAGGCGGAGCAGAAGGAGCGGACACTTTTTTTGAAATGTATTCTGAAAGATACGACATAAAAGTGATCGCTTTTTCTTTTTATGGGCATAACACAAAATCCAATAATAAAAGAGTTTTATCAAAAGAAGAGTTAGATGAAGGTTTTCTTCATGTGGAAACTGCCAATAAATCATTGAAAAGAAACATATATAACTTATCTCCATATGTAAAGAATCTTTTGTCCAGAAATTGGTATCAAGCGCTTAACGCTGATGCTATTTTTGCTATTGGAAGATTAGTAGAAAAAAAATATGTGGATGGTGGAACTGGTTGGTGCTCGCAGATGGGAATAGATAATCATAAATCTATATATGTTTTTGATAATCAATGGTATGAGTACAACTATGATGAAAATATTTTTAAAGAAATTTCTTATATACCGAAATTGACGAATAGATTCGCTGGCGTTGGCTCTCGTAATATAAATGAAAATGATATAAAAGCGATAGAAGAGCTTTTTAAAACGAATTTTGAAAAATGACAGAAGAAAAAAGAAATAACATAATCAAAATGATGGATTTGAATGGTAATTTGAAATCAAATGAATCAATTATTATTCAAATAATCGAACTCATTTATTCAAAATATGGCGAAGAACAGAATTTTAGAAAAATAACCATTGAAGAAATAAGATCAATAATAGATGCGATAATAGAAGATGTTGTACCAATATATGATAATAATTTTTCGAATGAAGAAATTTTAGATATTATAAATTTTTATGAATCAGAAGTCGGTAAGATGTATCTCAAAAAAATGCCAGTTGTTAGTTTAGAAAGCATGAAAGTTGGCGAGAAATTTGGCGAAAAAATATACAACATGCTTCAAATTAAAAAAGAATAAATTTTTTATTCTTTTTTTTATATATAGTTGAAATGAAACATTTGAAACTATACGAACAATTTGATTTTGAAGACTTGTCTGACGAAGATCTTTTCGGTGAGATTGTTCCGAATAAAGGACCTTATGATGATATATTGATATTTGGAAAAGATGGTCCAGAATTTAAAGCTGGCGACAGAGTGAAAATGAGAGTAAATGAACTACCACTACACTAAAAGATGTGGTGGTTTCTGGAACACGAATGTTCCTTTTTTTTAAGCGCTTCAAAGCTTGTGCCGGACAAGTCCGGTCTTATTTTTGCTCCACGCTCGTAATCGGCAGTTCCAGCCGATCGGTCTTAAAAAAACCAATAATGTTGTTTGTTGTTTTCGCATTGGCACATCCTGTTTTTCAAGGGGAGGCATATCGTACAAGACGATGTTAAAATTAAGTCATTAATGCTTGGTTTTCGCTGACTACTTTTATGATTTTACCTGGATCAAGTTTTTGATCCAGAACCATATATCACTACATCAAAGAACTATTTAAAACTATTTCTAGTTAAATGTATATATTAAATAATTTGAGTCATTTTTTGTCAAATTCATCAACTAAACTAAAGATTTAGTGGTTTTCTTTGACAGGTAATTATAAATGGGGGGTAAAAATTGGTGATATTGGAACTGTGGTTGAATATAGCGGTAGCTATGTCTATGTGGTTTGTTTTGATGATCTCACAACTGGTCACATTGGAAGAGGACACAATATACCATATGGGCATGCTCTATTAGTATATTCAAGAGATATTAAAAAAATTCAATAATCATAGCACCATTCACATAACTTATAACCAGACAACACATAGCTCACATCATCATTAGCAAATTTCTTTATTTTAATATCTTTTAAATGACATTCTGGTTGTTCGTTTCTTAATGTGTGCACTGTCTTGGTTTCATAATCCACAATATAATTTTCATCTGACAATCTGTGATAAAATTTCTGAAAAGACCACATTCCCATTGAAGTTTTTTGAATATATATTATACAAAAATTCTATTTTTTTTTAAATTATATATAAAAGAAATGAAGCAATCATACGATATTAATGATTTTGAAGATATTAGCGATAGCGTTTTATTGCGGATTTGGGGGTTAATCAACTGCTAACAAAATCTTAAACAATCTTATACAAACTTACCAAATCTTACCAGTGAAAAATATTTTTAGAAAAAAGTGACTTTTACGATTTAATATATATTTATAGTTAAGGGTGGATAATCACCCAACAATTTTTAAATATATGTTAAAGGCAGTTAAAATAAGGTTGTATCCGAATAAAACTCAACAGAGTTATATCAATCAATTACTTGGTTGTTATAGACTTGTCTATAATAAATGTCTGGATAAAAAGAAAACTGCTTACACAACTGATAAAACAAATTTAGATTTGAAATCGATGGGTAATTATTTTCATCAGGAATTAACCAAAGATTCAAACTACTCATTTTTAACTGAACACAACACAAAGGTACTCAAACAATCAATCCTGAATATGTTGGAATCGTATAAACGATTTTTTATTAATGGAAGTGGATTTCCTAAATTTAAGTCCAAACACGACAATAAACAATCCTGCCGTTTCCCAGAAGAAGCCATATCTTCATTGAATGACTATGAATCAGGTAAATTGATGTTAACTAAACAGTTAAAGGATTTACATTTTCGTTGTTCAGATAAATATAAATCATACCTGAATAAACATAAAACTAATATTCGTTCAGCGACACTAACCAGAACAAAGTCTGGTAATTACTTTCTATCCATTTTGGTTGATGGTAGTCTGGATAAAGTGGTAAATAAACCAGTAAATGATATTGTAGGTATTGATTTAGGTATCAAAGATTTCATTGTTTGTTCAAACGGAGATAAGTTTGATAACATAAAAATTAAAAGAAATAACGAGAAGATGCTGATAAAATTACAGCGTCAATTATCAAAGAAAACAAAAGGAAGTAACAATAGATATAAAGCCAGAAAAAAATTGGCGAAATATCAAGAACACTTAAACAATATAAAAGAAAATTATTTACATCAGGTAACGAATCAATTGATTAACGAAAACCAAGTAATCAGTATGGAATCGTTAGATGTAAAGAATATGATGTCAAACCATAAATTAGCAAGGTCAATACAGGAATTAAGTCTTTATAGATTTAAGTCAACGCTGATATATAAGGCTAATTGGTATGGTAGATATGTTGTTGAAGTGGATAAGTGGTTTCCTTCTTCAAAGTTATGTTCCGTATGTGGATATAAGAATAGTGATTTAACGCTTTCAGACCGTCAATGGACTTGTCCTGAATGTGGTACACATCACGATAGGGATTTCAACGCATCACAGAATATAAAAAAAGAAGGAAATAAAATATTGATAGGGAGCCGTTCTCCCGAATTTACGCTTGTGAACAATCATAATACCGATTGGTTGAAACAAGAAGAAAAACTTTTACAGTCTGGTAAGATTGTATAAGATTTTTTTAACGGTATCCCAATAGATTACAATGGAATTTCATAAGAAAAGATGAAATTCCAGATGATATAAAAAAAGAACTAGGTATTATTTAAATATCATTCCAAATATCAGATTCGAAATCTCTTTTGATAAAACGATTTGATTCTCTTTTAGTTAGAGAATTTAATTTATTGACAAGATTAGTCATTTTTTCTTTAATCAATTCAAAATCCTCATCATTTTCAAATTTATCGCACATATAACGATATTGATAAGTATAAGATTTATCTTTAACGTCATACACTAATGAAGGAAGGATCGATTTAACTTTTTCTATGGTTGTCATTCTTTTAAAGTTATTAATTTTCCAATTTCTCTTTTTCCTGGTATAATGGTCTTTAAAGTGAGATATGGATTGTTTGTTACGACTCTATCATATTTGATGACAAAGATAAGAGTATATTTTGAATATTCCAAAAAAACAGAATATTTATCTTCATCTGGTGTGATTTCTTTATCTATGTGACCAGGTATAAGTTCTTTAACAATTTGAATTATCTTATCATTGAATTCCTTTACAGATTTCAAGTCTGTTCTTTCCTCTATTCTTTTTATTAAATCGTGGTTTTTATCGTTGGCGTATCTTATTTTCAATTTTATGGGCCTTCCTTGGTATGTTTTGTTCAACTCTGCTGTTAAAATTAAATGTGCGCTTTTATCAAATTTATTTTTTTCTTGATATTCTTTAAATGTTGCTACTATATCAGAATTTCCTTTGATATTGGATATATCCATTAGTTTTGCTTCAAATATTTTAAAATTATTCAAAAACTTCATTTTCTTATGTGAAATATTTTTTATTATATATTAAAAAAATGAAATAAAAAAATTAATATATAATATCAATAAAAATAAAATTAATTATTATGATAAAAGATTATGTTGAATTTATTAACGAAGCAAAATCAGAGGAGGCAAAGGTTGGTAGTTATGTTCTCTTTACAAAAAATTATGTTCGTTATTTAACAAAAGGAAAATTTGGAAAAATTGTCAATATAAAAACTAAAGATGACGAACCAACAGTTCCCTTATATCAAATAGAAATAAGTAAAGATTTATTGAAGAATGGAGTCAAGCCAGCTGAAGACTCTGTAATCACACCCGAGGGTAATATAATTATATCACTATCAAAGATAGAAAATTTGATTGTCTATGATGCTAGAACATATACAATGATAAATGAAGGCAGAATTGTTATACCCGAGATGTCATACAGGTTGAAAAATATATTGGAAAGAATTGGTCTGACGGTGCCAGAATTTGAAGCCGAGCGCATTTATATGGACATGACCTACATTGATATTGATGATGAAAGAGATGATGTCATAACTTATTTATCTCCATTAAGAATGAAAGATGTATCAGATACAGAAAAATATAAATCTAGATTGAGACAATATACAAGAATTGGTAGATTTTTAAGAAAACTTTATCCTAAAATGTCGGAACAAGATGTCGCTAAGGCAGCTGATGAATATAAAGCAAAATGGTTAAAAATGAAAGATGCTAAAGACTCTCTTCAAATAGTCAGTGGTGAAGATATAAGATATTGGTACTTAAATAAAAGATACAAAAAAGGAAATGGATCATTGAACAATTCTTGTATGCAATATGATTGTTCTCAAAGAAGATTTGATATTTATTGTGAAAATCCAGAAAAAATATCTATGGTCATTTTAACAGACGTAGATGAGAAACTTGTCGCTCGAGCTCTCTTATGGAAAGTCGATGAACCAGAATTTGTGTATTTGGACAGAGTATATTCGACAGAAGAAAAGTACGCAAATATTGTAAGAGACAAAGCTAAAGAAAGTGGATGGGAAACATATGACAATTGGAATCATGGTCGTTGCGGTGTGAAAGATATGGAAAAAATGAAGGTTTATGTAAAAAGAGATTACGGTGAAGATAGTGAAAATCCTTACATGGATACATTTAGAGTTTTTTGTAAAAGTAAAAAAGGATATTATCTAACTCCAAATGATGACGACAAAAACTCTATGTATGAATATTGTGATCACGATTAAAAAATTTTTCCGGAATGATAACTAGATACGAATATTTTAATGTTAATGAAAAACTCGGAATATTATATTCTTTGGAAGATATTGCCAAGGACATTATAGAAAATCTAAATAATAAAAATTATTATAAATTATCCACAAATTATTTAAGTAAAAATATAACTTTACATTGTTATAAAGTGAATAAATTGGAAGAAAATATTGCGGTATTTAGTGTTATAGATTATGATAAACTTGAATTTAAAATCAAAACAACAGCGAATAATATATCATCTATTGTGCATGAATTAAAACATATGGATTTTGCACTGCGTGGGAAAGGACGCGAGGATAAGTTCTTCAGATTGAGGCACTCGGGTAGATATACAACAAAAAGTTTGAAACATTTGCTGGATGATGGCAGTATGTCAGTTTTAGATATGATATTCTATTGCGTAAATGATGATGAATTTCAAGCACAATATCACGATATGTATTATGATTTGAAAAAGGAGATATCTGATAATATGACAAATGATGAAATAAGAAAAAACATAGATGAGTTTCTCAATAGGAAAAAAGTTTATATTTTATACTCTATAATATACAAATATGGAGTTGATATAAGGGCATTTTTTAAAAGCAAAAGAGATCTATATTATTGGTTAGACAGTCTAAGAAAAAGAATGGAATATATTGATAAAGAAGGCGATGATTATTATATCAAAAAGTCTGAAATTTATTTAAATAAAATCAAATTTTTTATTAATAAATTTAGAAAGGATATAGAACAATCATCTGATAATGAAAAATTTATAGATAAGATAAACTATATGATGAATTTGCACGTGAAAAATAATTTCAAGAAATTTTCTAGATTGTATGCTTTATTTTTAAAATGATTTTTTAGAAATATTTCCTTTCATAAGGATCTCTATAATTGGTTGTTGAAAACGGACTCTTAGCCAAAGCATTCATCAAATCTACACTTCTATTATTATCTGAATAAAATCTTTTATGAGCACTTTTTATTGATGAATAATTCAGCTCGTCCTCGAATTTTATTTTCATAACATTATTGAATAATATCTTTTCAGATGGGCTTAATCCATATTCAGAATATTGATCCACCATATTTTTATATTCTATTGTGTTAAATATGCTAGAAAGATTTATCAGTGACATAACGCAGTCATCATTTCCAGACTCCGAGCGAAAAGTCACATCACCATTGGGCGTTTCTTTTTTTGAAAAAGATTTCAACTCTCGAATATTATCCTCATTATGTAATATCATATTATCTTTCTTTATGGCGTCTTGAAATCCTTTCAATAAAAGTTTTTTGTTTTGTCCGACGAGAACACCTATCTTCATTTTTTTATCATCTTCTCTGTGTTTATATCTAACGAAAACAGCATCCATAAAATCATTGTTATCATTGAAAACATGTCTTATGTTTGACAATAAATCATTCCCTAAGTTCTTGTTCATTTCCATAACTATTTTAACTTTCTCGGGGTCGAATATTTCAAAAACAAGTAAATATAGAATGTGAGCAATTTCATTCATAGAATAAACATTGTTTCTAAACATACCTATTTGATCCAATTTAAAAAGATCATATTTATTAGTATATGTTTCTATTTTCTTTTCTATCATTTTTTCGTCTTTCATTCCTAAATTAAAAATGTTGAAAACAGAATAATCCAAACCAAGTCCTTCAGCCAAATCTATGCCAATTGTAATATAGTATTCCTTGGCTCTAGAAAGATCAAAAATATCCGGTCTATCTTTTATGAATTTTAAACTTGTGTATGGCAGATTAAACTTATTATCAAACACATCTAGTTGTGGCGTTTCAAACTCTATTTGCTCATTCATAAAGTATTCAAACATGACACTATCAAAAAGAAGTTTGTCATCTGTAATGAATTGAATTTCATACTCTTGGGCAAACATACTTTTACCACCAATTAAATTTGTCTGTTCTTCTTCCCAATTTGTTATGCGACAAATTTCAGGTAGGGGAACAACTTCTTTTATTCTCAACGTTCTTATATAATCTATTTTGAACTCATCCCCAAGTGGAGTTCTTGAATCGTCTTCAAAAAATTTGATATAATAGCAATTTTCTCCAAATTCATCTTTTTTATTATAAATATGATATCCCATATTTTTTAATTCGTCTATAACCTCATCTTCTGTTATGTTATACTGATGCAATTTTGCTTCATTGAAGAACATTTTTGTATCTCTTCTTCCTTTAACTTGATGCCAATAAACTCTCATTGCTGAATAACGGTTCCAAGATGGATCTTCTTTTGGTTTTTCAGCGTTCGTTAATAACTCCCAAAACAAGTTATATCCCTCAGGAGTTGAAGTAATAATAATTTTTGAATTTTCTATTGATGAAACGGTTGGTACAACTGCTCCATAATAAGGGCGGATGATATTATCTGGCACTTTAGCGAACTCATCTAGATATAAGACATCAATAGCAAAACCGATTGCGGGGTCTTTTGATCTAGCTTGGCTCTGTATTCTACTATTATTTTCAAAGGATATAGATCGCTCATTCCAGTTATTGACACCCACTTTCAAATAAAAAGGAAGCAATCTATAGATATCTTTTATTTTTCTAACTATTTCTTTTACAGTCTCATACTTATTAGCGACGATCATAATACCTTTATTTGAATTAAATATGGCTGTATGTAATAAAACTATAGCCGCGGACACCGTGTTTAAACTCAATATGCTATTGGCATAATAACTATGCTCGTCAGTAGCGATGGACAAATCAAACATCGAGACTTTAGATTTCTTTCTACTAATGCTTTTTACCCTAGATGGACCTTCTTTTGTTAGAACAACATCATCGATTGTCAATGTATCAACAAATTTAACTATATGTCCTTCGCAAAAAATTGCATGAACATCAGCGCATTCTAGTATCAATCCGTTTTCTAGCTCCAGTTCGTAGATTGTATAAGGCTGAGATAAATTAATTTCTTCAACTGGAACAAAACCATAATCGGTTTCAACATAAAGATTTTCTGGCCGAATGAAATTAATAATTTTTTTTGTTGGATCTTTTTCATCAAAAGACTCATTTCTATATTCAACTTTTTCAATCAGTTCGATTAAAAAATAAATAATATTTTTGATAAATTTCTTAAACATGCGTTTATATATTAAAATAAAACTGTCTGAATAACAAAATGAATTAATTTTCTTTTTTCGCTATTATCTCCAGAATATCAGATGGGGCGTTTTCAAATGAATAAGCCTTTTTAATATCTTCTTTTATAGATAAAATAGTAAAACATTCAGAAACCATATCACTCCATTCTTCTTGAGAATATGATATTTTTCCAGTATTAACATTACCAGTTTTTGAGCATTTCACCATAATATATAAAAGTCCGTCATCTTTTGTTATTCTATTTATATCCAATAGAATTTTACCAACATCTTCTTTTTTAAAATAATGTAAAGCTAGTCTCGCAAATATCAAATCAAAATAATTTTCTGAAAATGGGAAATTATCTAATGTGTTATGCACCAACCATTTATAATCTGGATATTTTTCTTTCATCTCTTTTATGGCGAGATCTGATATATCTGTTCCATAAACATCAAATCCTTTTTTTATAAAATATTCAGCATATTGACCATATCCAACTGATATATCAAGGACTTTATCCCCTGATGTCAATAAATTAGACAACTTTTCTGATATTTTATCTGGCTCATCTTTTGGGATCAAACCGGTTTTAGCTTTATATACGAATTCATCCCAAATTGATAGTGTCTCAAAAATTTTAAATTTTTTTATCATATAATTTTATATATTAATTTTTTAATATATATTATTTGAAAATGATAACGAAATATAAAGTATATGAAAAACTAGGATATTCGGATGAAGTCGGAATCATAACCGATTTTATTTGGAATAAATATAAAGATTTTGATTATAACAGCAAAAAAGATTTTGTTATTGACCTTTCGGAGTTAACAAAAGATATGTCAATTAAAATAAACAAGCTGAAAATCGAACCAGTTAGAGATGAATCATTTAGAATGCAAGCTTTATTTCTTGGTAAAGATTATGAGCTAAATAAAAATGTTGTTATAAAACAAAGTATGAAATTCAAAAAAATTAAATCTGTTTTAGAGCACGAAATAAAACATATTTATCGTTATATAAAAATCGGTAGTGAAAGTAGAAATATTGATTATTTTCAAGGAATGAGTGGAGAACTCCCATTTTATCAAGATTTAGTTTTGGCGATGTACGCCGCCGATCCCGAGGAAATACAATCTTTCTACCAACAAGATATAAGATATTATAAAGAAAAAAGTGGTAGATTTAGAAATTTCAAATATTTTTTAAGAGGATGTAATTTGAATACTTGGTATAGCATTTTAAAAAAATTCGATATAGATAACTACAAAAAACAGACTAAGGAAGATAATATTCTTGTTATGAACATTTATAATGAAATAAAGGATGAGGTTGGACTTCGCTTAAAATATAAAAATAAAGACATTATATCCAATATAAAAAATATATTTAAATCTCCAAAAGACATAAAATCTATTATAAATAGATATAAATTTGATTATGATGTCAAATACACTGACGAGCAAATAGACCGATTTTACAATCAATTGAAAAAGGATATCGAGAGGGCGAAAAAATTATATTTAAATTATTTTGGTAAGTTATACGCTTACTTCCATTAATTTTTTTTAATGATTTTATATCAATTTCAATGTTCATTTTTCCACAACCTTTTATTCAATTCCATTCTAATTAAGTGAACATCAATTATATAGTCATCAATTTCATTATCGTTTCCTATATTTCTAGTTGATAAAATATTTTCTAAAAATAAGAGTTTGTGTTTTAGAGCATCCGTACTCATTTTTTCATATACTTCTATGGTGTTCATTATTTTATCTTTTAATAAGTATTTTTTTCATCCAGATAATCAAAAAAATATAAAAGAGCTTTATATGGCGATAATCCACTTTTTTTACACTCTTTGAAATAATCTAAATTGTTGTCAATCTCTTCAATACTATGCATATATGTAATATGCTCCTTTTTATAATCATCAGTAGCGTTGCAATAAAGTTGACTTTTTACATCTTCTATGTATTTTTTAAATGTCATTTTTATTTATTTAATCAGTAAATAAAATGTAATAATCTTCTGTGATACTTTGTGTTTCAGTGAAATTTTTAATCCACCCATCATATTCAAGTTTTTCTATTATGACTTTAGATATTCTATATTCATCTTCCATTTTAATTTGGTCTGGTAGATTATATTGTATATGATTTAGTTCTTGAGCAAAAATATCGCAACATTTATTCCAATCGTGTTCAGAATTATTTTCAATAAAACGTATTATATCAACTGTATTTACAGAAGGTATCATTTTTAAATTTATTTTCTTAAAATCCTTATTAGCGTATTGCTCAAATGTTTTCATATGGGGCCTGAATTATTTTTTATACGTATATATTATTTATCTATTCTCATTTTTCATCATTTTTACTTGATGATTTGAATTTATTGGTATAATCTTTTAACATATCTAAAAACCTATCATTCAGATATTTATCAGCCATATCATTTATTTTTTGTCTTTTATCGACAGGCACATCGGCTAAATCATATAATTGATTTACAATGCCCATACATTGTTTACGAAATTCATTATTATCCATATTTTTAATTTTTTTAGATCATTATAATTAATTTTGGAGGATTAAATGATTTTTACATATTTTTTATTCTGCAATATTTTTTACTACCCATTCATCATAAGTTAATAAATTCTCTGATAACCACTTTTTAGCATTTTCTTGCCTTTCTGTTATACTCTTATGAACATCTTCACGCTCAAACTCACCGGATATTAACATATCGATTAATGTTCTACTGTCAGCTTGTCTAAAATTATAATACGTGTCCATATTCTTATTTTGTACACAATTACAATAATCTGTATAATCTCTTTTTACTGAGCACATATCAGAAAATTTATCAACTATATCCTTCATATAGTTCTCATACTCTTTTTGATATTCTTTCATTATCTTTTTGATTTTATTATGAATCGTGGAATATCCCATTATCATCTTCCACTATTTTTATATCACAATCTCCTTCTACTACTTTACCTATATTAGTCCAACCTATTCCACTCGGTTCGGTCATTATCACTATCTTATCTTTATCCATTTTAGATAGTGTTTCAATTAAATCTTGTACAGTCATATTAATTTTTGATTATCGTTTCAATTTTTGTTTTGCCATCAACATAATCCAGCATAATGCTCTGAATGATAGGATTTCTAATAACTTCTTCAGCAATTACATCCTCAACATTTTTCTGTATCGAGCGTTTCAAATGTCGGGCTCCATAGTTTGCGTCATATCCGTCTTCGATTACAAAGTTCTTGAAGCTGTCCGTCAAAAGAATTTTATACCCATTGTTTAATGCTCTATTGATGAGTTTATCTATCTCGATATCGAGAATCTTAATGATATTTTCTTTTTCTAGCTGATTGAATATCAAGACATTATCTATACGATTGATCAACTCGGGAGAAAAGCTTTTTCTCAACGAGCTTTCAATAATGCCTTTCTGAATTTCACCCTTGTTCTGCTCGAGCGATGGAGTAGAAAATCCAACACCTGTTCCAAAATCCTTCAATTTACGAGTTCCGATGTTGGATGTCATAATGATAATGGTGTTCTTGAAATCTACCCTATTTCCATTATTGTCAGTTAGAACTCCTTCATCAAAAACTTGTAAGAAAATATTATAGACATCCGGATGAGCTTTTTCAATTTCATCAAAAAGAACAATAGAATATGGTTTGCGTCTAACTTTTTCTGTTAGTTGTCCGCCTTCATCATATCCAACATATCCCGGAGGAGCACCAATCAATCTAGAAACAGAGTGTTTTTCCATATATTCGCTCATATCAAAACGAATAAGATTTTCTTCTGAATCAAACATATATTTAGCCAACATCTTAGCGAGATAAGTTTTTCCGACACCACTATTGCCTAAGAATAAAAATGTTCCTATCGGACGATTCGGGTCTTTTAATCCTGAACGATTTCTTCGAATGGATTTTGCTATTTCGACAATGGCTTCATCTTGTCCAATGACCGCTTTCTGTAAAGCATTTTCTATATTTAGAAGTTTTTCACTTTCATTCTCACTGATACTTGTTACTGGCACACCTGACATCAATGAAACAACATCAGTTATAACATCATAATCAACAGTAATCTTATCTTTTTTCGATTTCTTTTCCCATTCATCTTTGGCGGTTTTCAACTCAATTTGTAACTCACGCTCTTGATCACGATATTTCGCAGATTCTTCAAAAAGCTGCTTTTTAATAGTTTCCTGTTTCTTTGTTTTAACATCTTCTATTTTTTCTTCGATGTTCAAAATCTTTTTAGGCACTTTAATATTTCCGATATGAACTTTCGAGCCAGCTTCGTCCATCGCGTCAATGGCTTTATCTGGCAAACTACGATCCGTTATATAACGATTTGTCAATTTGACGCAAGCTTCAATGGCCTTGTCTGTATATTTTACAGCATGGTAATCTTCATATTTTTCCTTGAGATTTTTTAAGATGTTTATGGATTCTTCTTCTGAAGGCGGCTCAACGATTAATTTTTGGAATCTACGCTCTAATGCTCCATCCTTTTCAATATATTTTCTATATTCATCAAGAGTTGTTGAGCCAATACATTGAACGGTACCGCGAGCCAGCGATGGTTTTAAAATATTTGACGCATCCAATGATCCGCTTGTCGATCCAGCTCCAACCATTGTATGTATTTCATCAATGAAAAGAATAATATCATCGCGTTTTTCAATTTCATCGACAATGATTTTCATTCGCTCCTCGAACTCTCCTCTGTATTTAGTGCCCGCCACAATAGAAGCGATATCTAGATAAAAAACTTTTTTATCTAAAAGATTTCTTCTAACTTTCTTATTAACAATAGCTTGTGCGAAACCTTCAACGAGTGCTGTTTTTCCAACACCAGGTTCTCCAATGAGAACAACATTATTCTTTTTTCTACGGCTAATGATAATAGACATCCTTTCTATTTCCTTTTCTCTACCAATACAAGGATCTAGTTCACCCTTTTCTGCTCGTTTTGTAACGTCTATTCCAAATTTGTCTAGAATGCTTTCTGCCATTTTTTCACCAATCATTTTAATATTTTTTTAATTTATTAGCTATACAAAGATATGTTTGTTTTTTTAAATAAAAAAATATATGTTATTCTTTTATTTAATATATATAACCAAAATTAATAAAGTTTATGCCAAAAAGATATACAACTTTCGAATTCATTGAAAAGTCAAAAATGATTCATGGAGACAAATACTTATACGATAAATCTTTATATATTGGATCCAAAAATGATATTGTCATTACTTGTAGGATTCATGGAGATTTTACTCAAAAACCATATAATCATTTGAATGGATGTGGATGTCAATTATGTGATCCGACAAATATATTAGGAAATGGAAATTTCATTAAAAAATCTAATATGGTTCATAAGAACGCCTATGATTATTCATTGGTCGAATATATCAAAAATGATATTAAAGTTAAAATTATATGTAAAATTCATGGAATTTTTGAACAAAAACCTGAGGCTCATTTAAGAGGGCAGGGGTGCCCAAAATGTTCTAATAACAATAGAAGAACAACAGAAGATTTTATAATTATATCTAAATCTATACACGGTGATTCATATGATTATGATTTAGTCAATTATGTTAACAAAAGAACAAAAGTGATTATAAAATGCAAAAAACACGGAGTTTTTGAACAATTACCATATATCCATTTAAAGGGATTTGGTTGTAAATTGTGCCATAATTCATCGATGGAAACCCATTTGATGCAAAAATTAAAAAATATGGACATAGATTTCATTAAAGATTTTCGATTTGATGAATGCAGAAACAAATTACCTCTTCCATTTGATTTTTATTTACCTGAAAAAAATATTCTAATAGAATGTGATGGAATTCAGCATAGGGAATCAATAAAATACTTTGGAGGTAAAAAAAGATTAGAATATCAAAAAATAAATGATAATATAAAAAATGAATTCTGCATGAAAAAGAAACTCAAATTATTGAGATTGAAAAACATAAAAGAAATAGATGATGCTTTTCACTCAATAATAATTTAATAATTACGAATATGGCTTCAATAAAAAAAATGATTTTTTAATTCTTCTCCAAAAAATTTCTGGATTTATTATTTCGTCTTTTGTTGGCGGGGGGATTTCGACCAACAATTCTAATCCTCTTTTGACGCCAAAAGAATCAAAAAAATCTTTTAAAAATAACGCCGAATATTCATAACAATAATATTTATCATCCAATTCTTCAATTGTTTTTGGAGTTTTCATACGTTTATCTATTATAGTTTCTCCCATAGCATTTGAAATATATTCACAAAATCCTTCTTCAATAAATCCTTTTCCATAATTCTTTTTAGAAAGATATCCATTATCAATATACTTATTTTTTAACTTCATTTCTGAAATTATCTGGTTGAAATAAATATGAGATATCTCGTGTATAACAACAGATTTGACAAACTTATTAGATGATAATATTTCTCTTTTTTCTGTTTTTGAAAGATTGCCCAACTCACAAGCCAAATATTTTTCTTCGTTTGATATAGTTATATTATTTGGATATTCAAAAACTCCCATTTCTGACAAAAAATAATCTTCTCTCTGGCTGAGATCATCAACATAAATATAGATGTCATAATCTATTGTATCTCTTACAAATGTTTGAAATTCATTTAAAATGGACTCAAATTTTCTGTATGTATAATTTCCTATCATATCTTTTGTCGGCGATAATTGACAAAAAGATGAAAGGGTCAAAAATAAAAATAATAAAAATAAAATTCTTTTTAACATAATAGCAAATATATAAATAAAATATCTAAATAAAAAATTCTATTAAAACCAATTTTCTTCTCCCCAAGGATCGTCTTCTAAATTTACTTTTCTCTTTGGTAATTCAAATTTAACTTTTCTGATCTCCGAAAAATACATAATATTGAGAGAACTGTTTCCATCTTCACAAGTTTTTGTGTTAACATAATAATCAGATAAATAATAAATAATAAGCCCCAATACTTCATTTATTGCCCAATTGGTGGCAAAAAATAAATGTGATGGTATGCTATCAAATTGAACGAAACAATTAGTAAAATTTTTATTCAGATAATCTAACGTGAGCTCCAGTCCATCCACATAAATCATTTTTTTATATTCATCATAAGTTAAAATTTTTTCATATTCATCTGAGAACTGCTCGTATAAAAATAATCTTTTCATAATATGTTTATATATTAATTTTTTACCTTTAAAAAATGGAAAAAATGATATTTTTATATTAATATATAAAGATAAAAAGATAATATGAAAAGTAAAAATTTGAAAATCTCTGATGAATTACACAAAAAAATAAAAATTATTTGTGCTTCACACGAATTAAAAATAAATGAATGGGTCGAATCTGTTTTAAAAGAAAAAATTAATAAGATAGAAAATGAAAAAGTTAAACAATGATGATTTCATTAAAAAATCTATAGATTTATATGGAGATACTTATGATTATTCTTTGGTAAATTATAAGAAATCAAATGAAAAAGTTAAAATAATATGTAAGAAACATGGAATATTTGAACAAACACCGAACAATCATCTAAGAGGAAGAGGGTGTAATCTTTGTGGAATGGACAATAAGAAATTAAACATAGATAAATTTATGAACTACCACTACACTAAAAGATGTGGTGGTTTCTGGAACACGAATGTTCCTTTTTTTTAAGCGCTTCATTTGATTTCTATTTGCCAAATCTTAATACATGTATTGAATTTGATGGCCAACAACATTATAATATAATAGAACATTTTGGTGGAGAAAAAATTCTAATAGAAAATCAAGTAAGAGATGATATAAAGAACAAATATTGCTTAGAAAACAATATAAAAATATTGAGGATAAAATATGATGATGATGTAGAGAATAAAATGAAGAGTATTTTTAAACAATAGTTTTTTTCATTTATATAAAAATTCATGATAAAAATAAATGACAATCTCAATATATATTTTCCATTAAATCTAAAACCAAGAGAACAACAAATAGAGGCTTTGGGACTATTAAAAAAAACTATAAATTCTGGAAAAAAATATTGTTTATTGAACGCTCCAACTGGTTCTGGCAAAAGTTATCTTACAATTATGATAGCCAATTGGTATCGTAATTATGTGAATAATTCGGCTAAAATAGATATTATAACAAATTCAAAAATATTACAAGAACAATATAAAAAAGAATATGATTTCATAAATGATCTTAGAGGACAATCTAATTATAAATGTCATCATCATAAAACAGATTGTCATACAGGAAAAGAATTAAATAAATCTCTAAAACATGTGTGTCTGTCTTGCCCGTATGATATAGCAAAGAGAAAATGGGTAGAAGGGGATTTGTCATTAACCAATTTTCATTTATTCAATAGTTTTATTTTTTATGTTCCAGACACAATAAAAGAAAGAAATTCCAACTTGTTGATCGTCGACGAGTCACACGAAATAGAAATGACCTTCTGCGACTTCATTTCAACCAAACTCAGTGCTAAGATATTTCGAAATTATGGCATGGAAGAAATCAATGTTGAAAATTTTGAAAAAGACATACTAAGAATAACCACAACTGGCCAATTTATAAGTTTTATTGAAAGAAAATTTCTGCCATTTATAACTGATTTAAAATATAATTTTGAAGAACTTGTCTCAGACTCAGAAGAAGATAAAATCAAAGAAATATATGCTAAATATGTGATATACATAGAATCATCTATAGAAAGATTTGAAAAATTAATAAAGGATTTTAATGAAAATAGCGACAACTGGGCACTTGACACAACGAGAGATAAAGTTGGTAATATAGAATTAATTCTACAACCAATATGGGGCAAAGATTATTTGAAAAAACTGGTTTATGATTATTATGATCATGTCATATTTATGTCAGCTTCTATATTAGATAAGGATATTTTTTCCTATGTGAATGGATTGGATCCAGATTTAACAGATTATTATGAAATCGATTCCACTTTTAATATCGAGAATAGAAAGATATATTACATACCTTGTGGTAAAATGAATTATCAAAGTAAGAGAGAAACATTTGATAAACAGATAAATATGATAAAAAAAATCTTGAAGAAATATAAAAATGATAAAGGCATTATACACACAACAAATTATGAAATAACAGATTGGTTAAAAAAATCAATAGATAGTAAGCGATTTATATTTCATGACACAGAGAATAGAGAAAAGATGTTAGAAAAACATTTAAAAAGTAAGACTCCATCTGTTATGGTAAGCCCTTCGATGATGAGTGGATTAGACTTGAAAGATGAACTATCGAGATTTCAAATAATATTAAAAATTCCCTATCCAAATTTGGCATCCAATAAAATTAAATCCAGAAAAGAATCCAATCCAGATTCATATACTTTAAAAACGTGTCAAGATCTCATACAAGCTTATGGCAGAAGTGTCCGCTCTTCGGATGATTATGCTGAAACATACATACTGGACTCTAATTTTCAGGATCTATTGAGATATAGCTATAAATTTTTACCTCATTGGTTCACTAGTGCTATTACGAGATTGAATTCAAATTAGATATCTTCTCCTCTAAATATAGCGTTTATTTCATTATTCATTTCAAATGACTCCAACCATTCTCTGAATTCTGTTTTTAATTCATCAAATTCATCATAATCTCCTATTTCAAGAAACGCATCAATAAAATGGTCCAAATTTGAATAATCATAATTATTATTCGTGAGAAGATCAATCAAAAGTCCTCTAGCTCTTAAAACTGATTCACGAAATTCTATCATTAAATCATCTACTTCAGCATATCCATAATAATCATCTAAAGGCAGAATTACATCATCATCTGATTCTTGATTTGGTTTTTTCTTCAATACCAAAAAGTTCTTCTTCGGAAAAGTCTTCTAAATCAAATTGTTCGTAAGTTTTTATTATCATTTATTACGAATCTTCTTTTTTAAAAATTATTTTACTATAGTCATTGATTATATCTTCTATAACCTCGGGCGTGAATATTTTTTCAATATTATTTTTTTCATCTTCTTTTTCATTTAATTTCAGATCATCTTCTTTCTCAATTTTCGTTAAAGTTTTTGACATAGTAATTAATTTTTTTTTGTTTTTTATTATATTTTAAAAAATTTGTTTAGAATTTATATTTCAAAATTTAAATTTTTTATTTCTTCTCTGATTTTATTGGGTACATCTTTTTTGAGCCATGTATCAAATGCTCTTCTTTTTGTATTAAAAATGTATATCATATCATTATCTTTCAATTCATCAAAGCTTAATAATGAAGATGATTTTATTTTACTGATACAACGATTTAAACTATCCCAATTATAGTCATTGTATATATATACCCAATCTCCCCTTGTTTCAAGGGGATAATAGCGACCGTTATCATATATCATCATATCCATCATCATATTCCTTTTTATTTCTTTACCAAAAAGTTCTTCATCCGACAGGTCTTCGAAATCATATTGCTCGTATAGTTTCAAATGGTTCATATAATATATTTAATACTTTTTTCTATACAATAATTTCTTAAATAATTTTTATATTCATCAGAGAAAGAATTATTAGAACAATCTAACACTTTAAGATTTATCAAGTTCTCTATTCCCTCGAGACTGGTCAGAGAATTATTAAAGCAAAATAACTCTTTAAGATTTATCAAGTTTTCTATTCCATCGAGACTAACGAGAGAATTATCAAAACAATCTAACCATTCAAGATTTACCAGGTTCTCTATTCCCTCAAGACTGGTGAGATAATTATTATAACAACATAACTCTTTAAGATTTATCAAGTTTTCTATTCCATCGAGACTAACAAGAGAATTATTAAAGCAATGTAACTCTTTAAGATTTATCAAGTTTTCTATTCCATCGAGACTAACGAGAGAATTATCAAAACAATCTAACCATTCAAGATTTACCAGGTTCTCTATTCCCTCAAGACTGGTGAGATAATTATTGGTGCAATCAATTCTCTTTATGGCCAGTGGATCTTCATCTCCATATTTATCTCTGAACCACTCCCCAAATGTATATTCTCTTGGAGTATCTTCTCCCCAAGGATCATCTTTTAATTCAAATTGCTCGTATAGTTTCAAATGCTTCATTCACTTTCTATATATAAATAAAAAAAACCAGAAAATTTATCTGGCTTTTTTTTCAATTTTATTTATTTAGTTAAACATTTTATTTAACTTCTTCATATTGAACATCTTCCACATCTGGCTGCTCTTTCGGACCTTCATATTCTTGCCCTTTTGCTGTTTCAGTTTTTGATTGCTCGTATAATTTTGTTGATATACGATTCCAAGTTTCTGTCAGCTCACTTGTATATTTATCCACACTTGTTAAGTCTTGATTCTTATGGGATTCTTTTAATTTGTCCACAACAGAATTCAGCTCGGATTTATCGCTTTCATTTAACTTATCGCCGAAATCTTTAATTTGTTTTTCAGTTTGGAATATTAAAGCATCAGCTTGATTCAATTTATCTATTTTTTCTTTTTCCTTTTTATCAGCAGCCTCATTCATCTTTGCCTCATTTTTCATTTTTTCAATTTCATCTTTTGACAATGATGTTGAACCTTCTATTCTAATAGATTTTTCTTTGCCTGTGCCTTTATCTATAGCTTTTACGACCAATATACCATTAGAATCTATTGTGAATGATATATCTATTTGAGGTATTCCTCTTGGAGCTGGTGGTATGTTATCCAAATTAAATTGTCCAAGAACTTTATTGTCTTTCATCATAGCTCTTTCACCTTGTCCAACAACAATAGATACGCTTGGTTGATTATCAGCGGCTGTTGAGAAGACTTGTGTTTTGGTTACTGGAATGGTTGTATCAGAATCAATCATTTTTGTGAAAACATTACCGAGTGTTTCTAGTCCGACTGATATTCCTAACACATCCAAAAGAAGTATATCTGTTTTTCCGCCTGTGAGTATATGTCCTTGAATGGATGCCCCCATAGCGACACAAAGATCAGGATTCAAACTCTTATTTGGTTTTTTTCCAAAAAGTTTCTCCAATTTATCTTGAACCATAGGTATACGTGAGCTACCACCAACCAACATGATGTCATCAATTTCACCGTAGTTCAATTTTGATTTAGCCATTGAAGATTTGGCCTTTTCTATTGTTTGATTAATAATTGGACCAGCAATTTGTTCGAATTTAGCCCGTGATATTGTTTGAACCAAATGTTTTGGAGCATTATCAATAGCTGTGATATAAGGGAGATTTATTTCAGCTTGTGTTTGACTAGATAACTCGATTTTTGCCTTTTCACAAGCTTCAAATAATCTTTGTAATGCCATTGGATCTTTTCTTACATCAAATCCAACTTCTTTTTTGAATTCTTCAGCTACATAATTAACCAATAATTCATCTATTACTGAGCCACCAAGATCTAAATCTCCATCTGTTGATAATATTTCAAAGACACCATCACCAACATCGACTATTGAAACATCTAAAGTTTGCGTTTGTTGTTATCATTGAGCTCTTTATCTCAATTTCTTATAGTTTCCTATAAGCCCAGACTATATCTTAATAATGTCTCAAACTCTTTCAAATATTCGCTAAAAACTAAATGAAATTTTAAATTATTCTTTTTACAAAAATCTTTAATATTTTTTTCTTTTTCCGACCATAACCCACTTTTAATTTGATTTTTATGCCAAATATGATCATCTTTAATTTCAACCAACCAATTCAATTTTGGAATTTCGAAATCGACCCTATATGTTTTAATTTTTCCCATAAAGAAAAAATTTATTTTCGGCCCATTTATTATTAATATTTTATTTTTATTACAAAAATTAATAAGATCTAATTCTGGAGTCGATTGGTATACAATTTTTTCACCTTTAATATTAATCGCGCTTCTTATCTTAAAAACATCATTACAGAGAAGACAATCTTTACATAAAATTTTGTTTCTAGATAATCTATGTTTTGGCATTCTTGATGTTTTGAAAGGTTTTCCACAAGAATCACAAATAAATGTTACATTATTGAACGGCACCAACGCATCAATTTTTTCATTATAAATATATTGTGAGTATTTTTGGTGTTTTTTATTCAATAAATGATCTATGAAAATGAAATCATCAATATTACCAACATTTCCAACATTTAAGATTTTATTTTTGTTATCATAAAATTCTTTATTTGTGCAATGTGTATTATAATATTCTTTTTTGAAATTTTCATCTTCATTATCAAAACTCATATTAGATAAAGTTATTAATTTTTTGTTGGATGATAATTCCACTTTTTTATCTCTCGGAACCACTTTTCCGTTTTCTATGTATGTTTTTATCATATATTCTGAATGTTTTTTTATTTTATCAACATCATATTCTCTACAATAACTACATACTAATCTCTTCTTTCTTAAAAACCTCACTAATAATATCGAGTTTATTTCTCCACAAGAACATCTATATTTAATTTTATAATCATTGCTGTTCAATACATCACCATTCAAAAACAACCTAATCGTGTTTCCCTTATATGAGGAATATTTAGATTTATAATAATTAATATCAAATTTTCCAGTGAATATCTCTCCGGTATATATATTTTCTATTTCAATTATACTTTTAGCCAATATTTCAAAGAACTCTTCCATTTTTGACTTTTTTCATTTATATATTAAAAAAGTCTGACATTATTTCCATTTTTCTTGGATATTTCGCCTTATTTTTATTAAACTTAGGCTAATTTATCTAGTCGTTGAACCTTCATCCACTTTCGAGGACGCTTGGCTGCTGATTATCCAATTTTTTAACTTTTCAAACATTCACATTTAATATTACTATTTATTGTTGTAGTGTAAAAACTCTAAGGATTTTCCAGCAATTTAATGGATTTTTATTTTTCACTCATTAAAGCGCGGGGGCAAAACTTTTACCTCCGAAATCATACACAGCATATTTCTTGTTTTTACTCGAATCAACATTTAATACGGCTGATGTTGGCTCAGCAATAATTCTCAATACTTCAAGACCAGCAATTTCACCTGCTGTTTTTGTAGAAGCTCTTTCATCAGAATTGAAGTATGCTGGAACAGTAATAACTGCCTTTTTAACTTCGTGACCGAGATAATCTTCGGCTGTTTTTTTCATTTTTTGAAGTATCATAGCCGATATTTCCTCGGGGGAATATACCCTACCATCAACTTCCACAGCAGCTCTTCCTTTATTATCAACAATTTTATAAGGTCGTTTCAAATGTTTCACCTGATCATACGAACGGCCGATCAAACGTTTAATATTAAAAATTGTGTTTTGCGGATTTAAAGCAGCTTGTCGTTTAGCTGGCTCACCAACTTTAATGCCATCTTTTGTGAAAGCAACAATAGATGGAGTCGACAGACCACCCTCACTATTTTGTATAACTTTCGCTGAATCAATTTCATAAACACTAACCGATGAGTAATAACTCCCCAAGTCAATGCCAATCACTACATCATTTTCTTTCATAATTATCCTTTCTTTTTTTATTTTTTCTTTATTTTAGTCAATAATTATGCCATATAAATAATATGACAAAGTGTCATAAAAACTATGACATTTATAATAAAAAATAAAAAAAGTTTTAATTAAAGTGGGGCGCCATAATATCGAATGCCTTTTTCTTTACAATATCTCATGAGTTCTTCCTCATATTCACTAGAAAAATTATTATTCTTTGCATTTATGAAATTTAATTTAGGTAATTTTTTTATTTCATCTATATTTCTTAAGTTGTTATTATATAAAGTTAATGTATTTAGATTTTTTAGTTTTTCCACTCCCTTTATACTGGTTAACAAATTATCATGAGCATATAAAGATATGATTTCCTTTAAGTTTTCTATTCCATCAAGATTTCTTATAAAATTTTTCTCAACGTTAAGAGTTTTTAAATTGGTTAAATCTTTTACCTCTCCGAGTTCACCGAGGCTGTTATTTGATAACCAAAGATTTGTTAATGATTTAACATATTTTATTCCTTCAACATCTTTTAGTCCTAAATTATTCAAATATAGATATGTTATTTCTCTTATTTTATCATCATCTCTTATTTTTTTATCAGCTTTTATAATTTTTATTACATTGGTATCTGGTATAGCATCATCCATTTCATCTAATAATCTACTTGTTTCAGCAAAGTCGTCTTCTAGTTTCTTGGCTTTAAAAACATTTAAAGTATAAGAGTCAAGATTCTTTTCAGCATTGAATATATAAGAATGTCCGCTTTCTAGATCCCTTATTATTAGACTATCATTTTCAATTTTTTTCCCATCATATTCTCCATTTTTTAAAACGCCATATACAACAATGCTGTTGAATTTTTGAAAAACATTTCCAGAGTGCATTAACACGATATGATATTTGCCCAAATTTCTCAAATGAGCATTTAAATATAGAGCAGTTGTTTTAACATCATTATTGTTTATTTTTAAAGAACCTCCAAGATTAAATAGATCTCTATCTGAATAATTATTTTCATTAACATTTTTATAAGATTTTAAATATTTCATGTCTTTATATATAAAAAAATATTTTCACATTTATATATAAAAAAATATTTAAAACAAATTGATTATTTTGAATATATAAAAAATCGACATTATAAGGATATCATATCCTAAAAATGAATAACTTGTAAAATGCTAGAAAACAAAAGAATTAATGAAATTAGAGAAGAATATTATGAAGAAGAAAACTTAGAGAAAAATGAAAAAGAATATGTTAAATTAGTAGAAGAAGATGTTTATATTATTAATGAAGATGAATTTAGTGATGTCTTATTGGAAGACGAATTAGATGAAGGAGGAGATGATGCGAATGTTTGTGATAAAATAGACGATTCAGATGAAAAAATAGTTAGTAATATAAATCAAGATGAATCAGAAAGCGATCTAGATGTATATTTTAAATTTGGAACAAACAATCACAAATTAGAAGGGAAACATTCATTAAAAAGAGACACTATTTTAAATGGTAAAATAGATGAATCGCCAATAGAAGGCGATGAAATTCAGTATATACAGAAGACATATTATGATAGTGCTGGTAATAATATTGACGCTGATTATGATTATGGAGGATATGACACATTATCCATTGAAAAAGGAAGTATATTCGAAGATGAGAGCCGAAGAGGCGAAGATATGCTAAACAAAAGAAAATTATCCCAAGAAGTATACGATCTTTTAAAAAACAATACAGATTTGGATTTTAATGCTAATCGTAGAAAGCCAAATAAAGAAGCTTTTAATTCTTATTATAGAATGTTGATTAATAACATAAATAAACAATATTCAAAATGTGATATATTTGTCGAACTTTCATACTATTTCACAGATAACACCTTTAATATGTATAAACTTTTGGATAAAAAATATGCTACTGAAATAATAATGGAGCTAAGAGAAAAGGGATATTTGAAAAATCTGGATCTAATAAATTTTATGTAAAATGAATAAAAATGAAACTTTTATAAAAAAAGCTGTTGATATACATGGAGATAAATATGATTATAGTGAAGTCAATTATATCAATAATAAATTTGAAGTAAAAATAATTTGTAAAATACATGGTGTTTTTAAACAAAAACCAGTAAATCATATCTATTTTAAATGCGGATGCCCTATTTGCGCTGGGAATAAAAAAACAGATGTGAACTCTTTCATAAAGAAATGCAATGATTTGTATCAAAACAAATATGATTATTCAAAAATTGATTACAAAAACATGAATACAAAAATAATAATAATATGTCCTATTCATGGGGAGTTTAAACAAACTCCAGCTAATCATCTAAAACATGAATGTAGAAAATGTTCATTCGATAAAGAAAGAAAAAATTTTAATGAAATTTTAATAAAATTTAAAAAAATTCATGGAGATATTTACGACTATAGTAAATCGCAATATAATGGAATGAATAAAAAAATATCTATTATATGTAAAAAACATGGGGTCTTTGAACAAACCCCATCAAATCACATGAAGAAAAAAGGATGTCCAAGATGTTCTCCAAATAGTAAAAAAAGTTATGATGAAATATTGAACAAACTCAACAGATTACACGAAAATAAATATTTTTATGAACATGATATGCCAAAAACATCAAATAAAATAAAGATTATGTGTAAAAAACATGGAGAATTTTATCAAACTTTAAATAATCATTTGGATGGACATGGGTGCCCATTTTGTAATGATAGTAATCAAGAAAAAAAAATTAATGATTTTTTATTATCAAATAATATTAAAGTTGTTAGACAAAAAAAATTTATAGATTGCGTTGATAAAAAAAATTTGCCTTTTGATTTTTTCTTACCAGAATTAAACGTGTGTATAGAATACGATGGCGAACATCATTTTAAAGAAATAGAAAAATGGGGAGGAAAAAATAGTTTATCTATTATTCAATATCATGATAAAATTAAAAATGAATATTGCTTAAAAAATAAAATAAGTTTGTATAGAATATCTTATATGGATAATATCATTGATAGATTAAAAGAAATAATGAATGAAAACAATTTAAATAGAATTTAAAAAATCAAATAATTTTAAACAATTTGTAAGATTATCATTATAAATTGATAAAAAATAACGACAATAAATGGGACAATTTAATAATGAACTTAGTTATGAAGTATATAGAACTACTTATAGATTTGGAGAAGAAAAAGAACTAGAAGAAACACAACTTAGGGTAGCTGAAAATATTTCTTCTGTGGAGGAAAACAAGGAATACTGGAAAGAAAAATTCATGGATATATTAAAAGATTTCAAATTTGTACCAGGGGGTAGGATATTATCTAATGCTGGAACGAAGTTAAAGGGAACGACATTAATCAATTGTTTTGTCGATGGTTTCGCTGGTGAAGATAAAGATTCAATGGAGGGAATAATGAATGCTCTAAGAAGGCAAGCTATGATTTTGAAATCAGAGGGAGGATATGGTTTTTGCGCTGACGTAATGAGGCCACGCGGCGGTTATATAGAAGGAATAGCAAACGAAAGTCCAGGTGCAGTAGAAATGCTCAGCATGTGGAACACCCAATCTTCAGTTATAACAGCTGGAAGTGGGAAAAAAGTAGATACAAAAAAATCAAAAGAAAAAATAAGAAAAGGAGCTCAGATGGTAACAATGAGTTGTTGGCATCCAGACATAGAAGAATTTGTTACAGCCAAACAAACGCCCGGTAGATTAGATAAATTTAATATGAGCGTTCTGATAACAAATGAATTTATGGAAGCTGTAGAGAAAAATGAAAAATGGGATATGATATTTCCAGATTTTGAATTTGACAAAAATTTCTATGAAAAAGAATGGGATGGAAATATAAAAAGGTGGATATCGATTGGCGGTAAAACGAAAGTCTATAAATCATATGATAATGCTAATGAATTGTGGGATCTTATAATGAATTCAACATACAACAGAAATGAGCCAGGCGTTATTTTCATAGATATAGTGAATTATTTAAATAATTTATATTATGTTGAATATATCAGTAGTTCGAATCCATGTGGTGAACAGTTCCTGCCAATAGGTGGAGTGTGTCTTTTGGGTTCTTTGAACTTAACACAATTCATAAATAAAGAAAGAACAAATTGGGATTATAATAAATTGAAAGATGTCATACCAATAGCTGTTAGATTCATGGACAATGTGAATGATATAACTTATGTTCCACTAGAAGAACAAAAACAGAATCTCATTCAAAAAAGAAGAATAGGGTTGGGTATAATGGGATATGGATCAGCTCTTATGATGATGAAAAAAAGATATGGCAGCGAAGATTCTTTAAAAATAACAGATGAATTGATGAATTTCATATCTAACACGGCATATCAATCGTCAGCTTTTTTGGCTAAAGAAAAAGGAAGTTTTTTATTATATGATGAGAAAAAATATTTAAATGGAAATTTTATAAAAGGTCTGTCTGTTGAGACACAAGATATTATCAAAAAAAATGGTATAAGAAATTCACATTTGTTATCAGTTCAGCCAACAGGAAATAGTTCTATTTTGTCAAATAATGTGAGCGGCGGGCTAGAACCAATTTTCATGTTCGAGTATATTAGGACTGTTATACAACCATATCCACCAGATGGATTAATTTTACCAAAAAATATAGATTTTGAGAACAGAACATGTGAAGAAAATTCTCAAAATTGGGAATGGATAAAAGAAGGAGATGATAATTTAATGAGAAAAATTTTTAATGGGGTAATTTATAAAATAGACAAAGGTCGCGGATTACTTAAAGAAAATGAAGTTGTGGATTATGGAGTGAAGTTTTTAGAAGAATTGGAAGAATGGGATCCAAAATCTGATTATGCTGTCAATATAGGCAATTTGAAAATAGAAGACCATATAAACACAATGAAAGTTATATCCAAATACATAGACTCGGCCATGTCGAAAACTATAAACATAACAAATGATTATCCATATGAAGATTTTAAAAGAGTATATAAAGATCTCTATCATAGTAAGACAATAAAAGGTTGTACAACATACAGGGCTGGCACAATGGCGACAGTTCTAAAAGACAAAAAAGAGGATAAGAAAATCGAAAATCCATATAATGATAATGCGCCAAAACGCCCAAAAAATCTTCATTGTGATGTTGTTAGATTCACAAACAAAGGAGATAAATGGATAGGTTTTGTTGGATTATTGAAAACCAGCGATGATGATCCTAGACCATATGAGATATTTACAGGATTACAAGATTCTTTCCCTGTCCCAAATTATGTAGAAAATGGCGATATATTGAAGAGCAAAATAGATGGAATATCTAGATATGATTTCATATATAAAGACAAAGATGGATATCCTGTTATAATGACTGGATTGAATAGAGCTTTTGATAGAGAGTTATGGAACTACGGCAAAATGATAAGTGGAGTGTTACGTCATCGTATGCCAATTAAAAATGTTGTCGATCTAATTGATAGTTTGAAATTTACAGAAGATAATATTGTTACTTGGAAGGCTGGGGTTAAAAGAATGTTGAAAAAATATTTAAAAGCCGAGGCATCCAGTGATAGGTGCCCAAATTGCGGCAGCACGAATTATGTTCACGAAGCCGGGTGTGATATATGCAAGGATTGCTCGTTTAGCTCGAAATGTAGTTAATTTATTGATTTACAACAATTTATAAAAAAATATAAAATATGATAAAATACGAAGATATCAATGATGTGGACAGTTTATCGTCCATGTTGGCAACTAGATCTACGGAACATGAAAACTTTTCTATTGCATTTCTGGATTACCATGTAATGCCAAACGCAGAAAACTCAAATGAAAATCTTCAAACAATGGGAGTAGAACTTCAAACAAAACACGCGGAATTAGCAAAAGAACTAGATGTTGATTCAATTAAAAAAGATTTTTTGAATGAAATAGATAAATTATTTAGCGAAAATGAAATAATCAATATAGATTTGAAGGATAAAGAATTTTCTCAAGCTCGAAGATCACTCATTTCCAAACTTCTTTTAGCATCGAATAAAATAGCTATTAATGGTAGAATTGGTCCAGGTCAATATATAATTATATCTGAAAGATTTTATAACACCTTTAAATTATCAGAGCTCGATAAATTAGAAGATGCGGAAAAAGAGAAAAAGGTATATCTAGAACATATGGAAGAAGACCCTTGGGGAGAAGAAAATTGGGAGACTCCACAAATTACAAAAAATGAAGATTCAAAATTATTTAACTTTATAACAGCTGATGTTGGAAATAAAATATATTTATATAGAAAAAATCAAATAGGACAACCAGGTTTGTGTTTGGTTTACAATGAAAATAAATATGAATTAATGAGTATTGGATTTCATCCAGAAAATCAATTTGCTCAATTAGAAATTACAGAATAATTAGTTTATTCTGTGTGTCTCCCTAAGACATTGGGTATAAATTTTATATTTTTATCATGTTTGAGAATATTATTTTCACATATTTTAATAAACTCATAATCATGTCCAACATAATCATACCAAATAGCATTCTTTGTGTAATATTTATTCACAGCAATATTTAATGTGTCTATTTTACCAAGTATTATTTTATCTTCATCTGGCATCGGTTTATCTAATCCATCATAATCAATTTTAAAGATTATCATTCCGACACCATCATCAATATTATTGTGAATTATTTCCAAGCAGTCTGGATATAAATAATTATCATCATCTAGAAAAATAATATACTTTCCAGCGCTATATCTCTTTAAAAAATTTCTTTGTGTTGAGCCATAATCATTTGTAGTTTCAGTATATTGATATATCAATTTGTTTGTGTCATATTCTTTTATTATATTTTTAACTACTTCATCTGGTCCATCAGAACACACAACCATTTCAAAATTTTTATACGTTTGATTTAACACAGATTCTATTGCTCTTTTTAATAGGTCGTGACGGTTATATGTCGAAGTCAATATGCTGAAAAATGGATTATCATCATTGTCATCTTCTTTATTTATTTTTAAAATAATATCTCTATCGCTTTTTTTGTCTAGTTGATATCCTTTGTTTATCAAATAAGGAATAAGTCTTTTTGTTTTGCCATCATCATTTTCAGTGTTTTTGATATGAATTATTTTTTCACCATTAACATAAGGCAATTCATTATCTCGGGCCATAAAATTTTCTAATTGTAAAAGTTGTTTTATTTTTAGAATCTCTAAATTCTGCTCGTTTATAGAATCATCTATTTCCAATGAATATTTTGTGAAATTATTTAGATCTACATACCATGTTCCACAAGATTCTGATAATGAATTATCTAGCTTTATATTTTCGAAACCAAAAAATTCATCCACAGCCTTTTTTACATCTGGATAAACATAATAATCGTGTCCAGCTATTATACCAGTTTTTTTAACCTTTGGAAACCAATTTTTTATATCATTTATAACAGAGTTGTAATCATGTCCAGCGTCTATAAAAACAAAATCCAATGTCTCATCTTCATATTTTTTATATGCCATATTTGAATTTTCTTTTATTGGATTAATGTATCTTTTAACAATTGATAAATTTTTTAAAAAGATTTCATATGGATCTCCATCTATTTTATAAGCATCTTCATCTATAAAATCCTTTGATCCTTCCCAAGTATCTATTATATCAAATTGTATATCTTTACCAGAATTTATAATTTCAACTGTCATATAAGATGATGATTTGCCGAGCCATGCGCCAATTTCAATAAAATGCGAACCGCTAGAAAATTTATTCACTATTGAAGAATAAAATTCTTTAAAATCAAACCACCCATCAATTGTTTCATAAAAATGTTTCATTTTCAAAACTTGAATAGAATTTTTATATTTTTCTTCATATTCTTCTTTTGTGGTTTTACTAAAAGGTATCCAATGATCCCCAGCCTTGTGCTCTATATTCCACTGACTTCTTCTACTATCAAGAAATTTGCATCGACTTGTCAAATAATTGTGTGACATCCATTTATAATGTAACATAAATAATTCATAATCATCACTATATTTAATATAACCTGTTGGAGAGCAATCATGTCCACCAAAATCATAATTAATCTCATTTATTTGTGGATCAAAAATTATTTTTTTGCCCATCCACACATTATCAGAAAATCCGCGATTAACAATATCTGGAAGATATTTTCCTGGAGAAAATGTTGGAAAATCCAATGATATCATTTCATAACCTTTTGTTCTCGGTATGTTTATGTTATTGTTTTTATATTCATATAATAAATTATGTATATTTGGATGATATAAAAATTCATCTATATCACAAACTATAACCCAGTCATATTCGTTTTTATATTTTTTCCAGCAATTATTTTTTGTTTGCCTAAGATAAACATCATTTTGCCCTTCTTGTTTTTCAATGATCAAATCCACTTGTGGATATTTTTTTATTATTTCGTGTGTCTTATCTGTGCTACCACCATCATATATTACAATTTTATCGACCTTTAAGAAGTTTATATAATAATCCAAATAAAAAGGCATCATTTCTTCTTCGTTATAACAAACGGAAAAAACACATATTTTTTGGGATTTATCATTATAGTCGATTATTTTTATTCCATCATAATATATGTCGTTCCAATTCATATTCCAACCATCCCCGAACCATTGACTAGGGAAGCAAACAATTTTATTTTCATTTTTATTTAACCAACTTCCCCACCATGAAAAACTCGAGTTCGTTACTATATTATGATCACAATAACTCATTAAAAACAAATCTTCTATTTCATTTTGGCCTTCTACAAAATGACATCTATCATCTTTAAAATTGTCTTTGCACCACAAAATATCATCTGAAAAGACAAGTATATTTTCTATTTTATAAAACGATTCAATGTATTTTAAAGATTTTTTGAAATAATATAAAGGTGGACACGGGTGGAATGATTGATTATCTAAATAATCACCTCTTCTCACATGTATTGAAACACTATTCATTAACTGTTCTTTCCATCTTTGTTTCAGGTCATTTTCATATTCTTCTTTTAAAGTGAAAATTTTTCTTATTTTGTCCTTATTATTTGAAAAATATTTTTCTGATTGAAAATAATCATTCAAATTCATACCTTCAGTATATGGTATTTTTTTATATTCAAATTGTGGTTGAGAATGTTCGACTGTGATATTAAAAAATCTTTTGTCATTTGTTAATATTCCTCCATTTTTTAAATATTTGTTATATTTCCAAGGAGGGAAAAGGGCAATATCATTGTTATCGATAGCTAGAGATATTGTAGTGGCTATTTCAAATAATTGATTTGCAAGCATTCCATGTCCTTCTTCGCCAAGATTTTTATAATATATCATTTATTCTTTTTATTTTTCAATGTGCCAAACATGGTCGCCATCATATATAACTTTTTTATTTATATTTTTAGCAAATAAATCGACTTCTTCTGTTACCTCGGGAAGACCTGAATGATTATAATCGTGTCCACTTATGATGCCGCCAATTTTTATAACATTCCACCAATTATTTAAGTCTTTTCTTATATACTCTCTACTATGATTCCCATCGATATAAACAAAATCAATATTATTATCCAAAAAGTTTTTAAAGGATTTCTCCGAAACATCTCTTATATGAGTATATCTATCGCCATATATCGATAGCTTGTTTAAAACATAACTATAAAGTTCGTCAAAATAATCTTGATCCTTGCCGTTAACATCAATAGAAAAATGTTGTCTATTCCAATCATTCTTATAATCATCATATAAAAAATATGGATCTATTCCATATAGTTTATCTATTTTTGTATTATTTAAAATATATCCACAATGATCACCAAAGGCGACTCCTATCTCGACTCCCGTTTTATAATTTCTATCATTTATAATGGACGATAAATATTTATAACTGTTCCTCCATCCGCCAAGTGCATAATCATTATCTCTTTTTATAGTATCTTCGGACATAACTTTTCATTATTTTACATGTATCATTCCCCAATTTTGATATCTATCATAGACGCAGCAATCATTTATTTTTTTAACTGTTTCGAAATAACCATCATAAGTTGGCGGTTTATAATCATAACTGTCTTCAAATTGAATTGCGAATTCTTTATATCCTAAACGATATAAGTAATTTATCGAGCCGATAATGTCTAGATATTTTTCTTCAGCCCATTCAAAGCATATTTCACACCCATAAAATTTTTTCATTCCTTTAAGAACATTAAATTCATACCCTTCAACATCTATTTTTATTTTTTCCGGTATTCCATATTCTTCTACCAAATCATCAATAGTAGTTGTTTTTATTTTTATTGGCTCCCAATCATCCAGCGAAACCCCGTCGGCTCTATTGTTTATATTAAATCTAGAATATTCGATCCAATATGTGTCGCATGTTGACAACACATCAAATTTTTTACATATATAAAAATCAATTTCTTTATTATTATCGAATGATGTGGCTTTATTTATTATTTCTATTTTATCTTTAAATTCATTTAGATTGTTTTGAAAAGATGGTATTATATTAGGATTGGCTTCAACGCAAATGATTTTATCAATGGTTTTATCAGATAATAATAAAGATTTACTATAATTACCTATATTGGCACCTATATCAAAATGAACTTTATTATTAATATTTTTTATCCTATGAATTATTTGAGGGAGAATTTTTTCATTATGCTCCTTATCTTCTGTCCATCTATTTCCAGGATGTATGGTGTGTTCGTATTCTAAATTCTTTATAACTTCAAATCTTTTATCATTTTTTAGCCACAAATAATTAAAGAAGATACCATCTAAACTTTTAACATTATCATCATATGGTTTATATACTTTTAAATATTCGTTTTTATTAACAAAATAATTACAAGTATTTAATAAACATTCAAAAACTTTATTTTCTATTAATTCTTTGACATTATATTTATCAACAACAACATTATCAAATATTCTATAATCAAATTGTCCAGCTTTATCTGGGCAATATATTATACTATCTTCCCAATAATAATTTTCATATAAACGATCAGTATAATTTTTATCTATTTGATTATCAGAGTCTAAAATTATTACCCAATCATTTTTACATAGAGAAATTGCTTTCATTTTATTTTCTCCTGTTCCAATGTTTTCATCGTTTCTAAATAATCTTATTTTATTGTTATAATCCAATTTTTCAATTCTATCTCTCAAAAGTTCGAAATTGTCCATATCCGAACAGTCGTCATTTATAATAATTTCTGATATCCTGAAATCATCATATATTTTTTCAAATGTTCTTATTGTGAAATCTACTCTGTTATAAGTAGTTACAGCCAATGATATTCTTCTTTTTTCTTTTATGTATAAAGCGTCCCCCCAGGTATCTCCACCCCAGTTAGTTTCCACTCTTATAAAATTATATTGTGATAAAAATGAATCCAAGTCTTCTATTTTGGCGCAGTTTTCGTAAACCTCATCTCTGTTTACTTCTGTTATAATATAATCTATTTCGTTTAATGTATTTTTGGCTCCTTTCAGAACTTCTAACTCATATCCCTGAACATCAATGATCATCAAATTATAAAGATTTTGTGTTGGATAGTTGTCTAGCCTTATCATATCAACTTCCATTTTTTCATCAAATGTTATCCAAGGATATTGTTGTAAATGTTTAATTGGTTTCAATATAGAACTAGATTGTCCTCTGTTCACTTTTTCAACATTCATTATAACTTTCCCATTTTTATTGCCAACCGCCTTATTAACCAATATAGCGTCCGTAACATTTGATTTCAATGTTTCAAATATGTGAGGTAAAGGCTCAAAGAACAATTTATTTTTAATGCCTTGAAGCTCAACATTTTCATCTCCAAAATGAGCGCCAACGACAATAACTCCCTTTATATCTTCTATATTATATTCTTCTTTAATAAAATCTAATTTAAATGGTAAATAACCGCCACGATTTATATTTTTATCAAATAATAAATTTTTATCATTGTCATATATTTTAACAATAAATGAATTTTTTAAATATGAATCGTCTTGTGGTAAAAACCAATATACATTTCCTGGTTCTATGGTTTTATCGCTTTCACCATATATTAAAGAATCATTAATGAATATACAAAAAATTATGTTCTCCAATCTTATTTTTGAAGATAATAATATTTTATTATCATTTCCTATTTCTACAGATATGTTGTTATTTTCTAACATTTTAAAATTAAGATTTTTCTAAATATATCTTTTTGGTTTTATTTTGTTTAAAACTTGTTTTCATTTTCCAACTATAAAATAAAAAAAAATTATTTGATGTTAGAAATTAATAAGAACTATTGCGGAGATACTATTGAATTGATGAAAGAAATAGATGATAAAGCTATACAACTAGTTATCACGAGCCCACCTTATAATTCTTCTGTTAGAAAGGATAATCATAAATATCCTGGCGGAAATTATGAAGATGATCTATCTGAGGATGAGTATGTTGAATGGACACTAAAAGTTTTTAAACAATATGAAAGAATATTGAAAGACACCGGAGTCGTAGCATACAACATGTCATATAACACATTTTTCCCCAGTCTAATATATAAAAGTATATCGAAAATAATGGCCGAAACTAATTTCATGATAGCTGATACGTTGGCTTGGAAGAAAAAAAGTGCTGTGCCGTTATCAGGGCACCCGAATCGTTTAACCAGAATATGTGAATTTGTTTACATCTTTGTTAAAAAAGATCACATCGAAGATTTTGATTGTAACAAAATAGTGACATCCATATCCAAAACTGGTCAAAAATATTTTAGAACATATTATAATTTTATAGAGGCTAAAAATAATGATGGAGCAACAGATATACATAAAGCAACATATTCAACTGATTTTGCTAAATATTTTATAGATCTGTATAGTTTTCCAGGATCGTTGGTTTTAGATAATTTTTCTGGAACTGGAACAAGCATGATAGGTTGTATCGACCTGAATAGGAACTGGTTGGGCATTGATATGTGTCAAGAATATGTGGATTATGCCAACGATAGGATTTCAAAACACGTCCCAAATCCAATATCAATTCATACGCCAGGTGTAGTGGATAATATTACTGATAAATCAAATGGTAAAACAACGAAGAAAACAAAAAAGAAAATCAGATGAACCAGAAAATTGTCAATGCCATAAATCAAATGTTGACGGACGCCATAATAAGAATGGAATATTATGGCGAGTTTTGTCAATTTATTAATATTAAAGAGGATGAAAGTGTGGGAACAATCGGTGTTAATGTTGATAGTAATGGCATGAATCTTTATTATAGTGAATATTTTATTGAAAGTTTAACACAACAAGAAGTCAATTTTGCCGTCGTTCACGAGGTTTTGCACTTATTATGGGATCATCAATCTAGAATTCGCCTGGGCGGTTATGATGAAAATATAAGTAATATAGTTCAGGATATGATAATAAATTATATTATTTTATATGATATAATAGAATCAGTAAAAAGAAAGCCAGAATATAAGGGTAGAAAAATTATATTTGCTGATATCCCAAAAGATAAAGACGGCAACATTAGTGTTTATATGAAACCGCCAGAATATAAAGGAGAATTGATATTTGAAGTGCTTTATGAATGGTTTGTTGATAATATTAATAAATATAAAAAATGGTTAGAAGATAATAAAATTGATAAATGCCCTGTGAGTGATTATATGAGAAAAATAATCGAAGATCTTCTAAAAGATAATTTGGTTGGATTTGACAAGCATCTTCCTTCAAAAGTGCCAGATGAATATAAAAAAAATGTTATAGAAAATGTGAAGGAAATATTAAGAAATCGTGGAATGGAGACGGCTGATATCAAGAAGGTTCTCGATAGGCTAACAAAACAAAAAAAAGATTATATAAAAGAAATAAAAATGGCAGCTAACGAATTGTTTGGCTCACATAAAGAAAGATCCATAACAAAACGCAATAGAAGATCAATTCCAGGAGTTAAAGGAAATAGAAAAGAATCTTATTCATTAAATGTTATATTGGACACGTCAGCAAGCATGAATACTTATTTTGAGAAAGTTCTTTCTTATGTCTTTCAAAATGATATAACTTTAAATTTAATACAAATAGACACTGAAATAAAAGATTTTATAGTGATTAAAAATAAAAAACAATTACAGAATATTACTATAAAAGGACTGGGAGGAACTCGTTTACAGAAGGCAATAAATTATATATCTGAAAACAAGAAACTAAATAATTTGAACACATTATTATTGACAGATGGTTTTCATGAAAATAATTTAAATTTTTCTTCTCTAAAAAAACGATCTCTCATTATAACTATAGGTAAAATAAGTCACGTGTTAGGAGATAGAGTCAAAACGATTTTAATAGATTAAATAAATGATAACAAAAAATACGAAAACGAAACAAATAGAATTGGACAATAAAATTTTTATTGTTCCTGATGTTCAAAATTCGTCTAAATGTTTTAGTAATTGTTATTCATTATATAGTATGACATTTCCTGTTGTTGAAGGATATGCGATATTGAGTGGTGTAACTGGACCAAGTGGTATGTCTGGAACAGCTGGATATGCCGGGCCAAGTGGTATGTCTGGAACAGCTGGATATACCGGGCCGATTGGTATAACTGGAAAATCTGGATACGCTGAGATATCCGAGAAAATTGGATATTTGGATAGTCGTAGTTATACTTGGATGAATCAATATGCACAAGCTCATGTAAAAAATGATAAAAAAGAAAAAATACCATCTCTAGTAGATTGGTTGATCAATGCATTTGAAAATGAAAACTATTGATATAGAAGGAGATAAATTTTATTTAAATGATAATGGATATTTGAATAGAGAAGACGGACCAGCTATTGAATATTTATCTGGTGAAAAATTTTGGTTTAATAATGGTGAGCCACATAGAGATGATGGGGCGGCTTTTATAGGAAAAGATGGTAAAGAATATTGGTTATTTGGTAAAAAAGCTGTTGGGGATGAGATTAAAAATATAAAGAGAAACAAATTGTTTAATGATATTCTGGATCAAGATGGTTGGACATTCATTAATTTATGAATATAAAATATGAGATGGAAATTTAGAAATAGAAACAAAGAAAAAGAAAAACCAGATCCTGTGATGCAAACAGATGTTGGTGATGTTATTGAGAAAATAAGATTTGCTTTTTTTCCAATTCGATTAAATGAAAATGATGTTGTATGGTTAGAAAAATATATTGATGTTCTAGAATATAGAAAAATAGTTATCAATATTAAAACATATAAAAAAATAGAATCTGGAAGCAAAGCGTCTCATACTGATAATATGGAGCATTACGAGTGGATTTTAAAAAATAGAAAATTTTATGGGAAACGTTAAAAAACTTTTAAGAAAATATAATCTATCTAGATATATACCGAAAAATAAAACATTAGAAGAAGCAGTTTATGAATTGAAAATAGAATTAGATTTTGATGATATTTATTCTTGTAAATATGTTCCAATAGACCCCCCAAGTAACGTGACAGATTTAGAAGGAAAGGGTAAAACTCTAGAAGAAGCCATTATAGATCTAAGTAAAAAAATAAATAATTAATATGTATAAAAAAGAAGTAATTCCACAATTATCTTTTACCGGTCACAGAGATCTCGTCTTTTCTTATCAAAATGGCGATGGGACTTATGTATCTATTCATATTCCAAAAGAACAAGTTAAAAAAGCTTTTTATTTATTAAATGAAGTTTTTCAAGCAAACGGCATAAAGAGTTGGATAACAGAAGGTGAAACAGTACCACAATGATAAATGAAGATAAATTAAATAGATTGTCAAAAAGAGAAAGACTTTATTATGATATAATGAAATCTGGAAACTCTTTATATTTGCAGGGATATCCAGGCACCGCGAAATCTGCTATAGGGTTGTCCATTGCCAATAAATTGGAAATGAAGTATGTAGACAAGAGATTAAGTCAAATGGATGAAACAGATATAGGTTTATATCCAGTTCTAAAGAATAGTTATATAGAACTTGAGAAAATTTATAAACTGAGGAAAGTGGGTGTTATAACTGAAGAAATTTATGAAAAAATAAAAAATAACATACTAATAAATATTAAAGAACAAAATGATGCAGATAGTTTGAGCTTTGCTGTTCCACAATGGGCTCTCGACGCCAATACCGAGCCGACCATTATTCATATTGAAGAGCTTAACAGAGCAAATTCTCATGTTAGAAACGCTGCTTTACAAATGTTGAATGAAAGGCAAATTGGAGATACTCATTTTAATGACAATGTTTTGATTATGGCGTCTGGAAATTATGGTGAAATAGATGGAACCGAAGTAGATGAGATGGATCTCGCTTTATCAAATCGTTTGGTTATTTATGATCATAATCTATCTTTAGATGAATGGATAAAAGAATATGCTGAAGAAAGAGTGCTACAAATAATTATAGATTATCTTAGAGCAAAACCAAGAGAATTTATAAAATTGCCGTCAAAAAAAGAAATGCGTTGGGCTTCGCCTAGAAGTTGGACAAATCTATCAAAATTTTTATCTTTTAGATATGGTATGTCGCCAAATATAAAAGATGAACTCATACCTGTATTACTTGAAGTAGGTGAATCTTTTATCGGTCGTAGTGTATCAGAGTTTGTAAGATATTGTCAGGATGTGTCAAATATAAGTATAAAAGATATCATAGAAAAATGGGAAGAAGTTAAGGATGAAGTATCTAATTTTAATAGGGCAAGATTATCAGAGATCATATCCAATTTAAAATTCATCGATTTAACACAATTAAATGATCATGAAATCAATAATATAATTTCATTTCTGAAGTCTGTCTGGGAAAGAAGTGGTGATGAATTGACGCCTTATTTATTATACCTGACAGAGACATCCTATAAAGGAAACAATTTTGATGTTCATATAAAAATTTTACAGAACTTTAAAGAAAAATTAAAATCTTTGAAAGAATTGGCGAATATTAATTTGAAAAAATAATATAAAAATTACTTTTTTTATAATAAAATTTTATATATTTTTGCTAAAATAAAAAAAATTGTTAATAATGGTTGAACTGAAAAAACTCATAAAAGATCAAATTGTGGAGTTCGATTTTTATAGAGATCAAACTTTTTATTACATTTGCACAGATGGTGAAAATAAATATCGTTTTCCTGTTCCATTGAATGATGTCGGAAGCGGTTGTATGTTATCGAAAGATAAGGCTGTTTATTTTATGAGATTTATTAGAAAATCTATTGAAAATAATGAATTACAAAAAATATAAAATATAATGGGAACCAAAAAAAAACAACATATAGGTAGTCATAGCAACGCTCATACCCAGTAAAGCAGGGAATACTAAAAGAAGAGGCTGAGTTATATCGAGAAAAACCTTTACTTGTTGATGGTAAAATTGTTATAGAAGGAGGAAAAATAAAACAAACCGCTCGAAAGAAAAAAAGGGGGATAAAGGATGTAAAAAAATTCATCAACAAGAAACGAAGAGGATTTTTAAAACAGGAAAATGACAACGAATTAAAAAACATAAACGATGATAGTAAATAATAACGAGGAATTTGAAAATTTTTATCCTTATGATAAAAAATACATAAAGGAATATCCAAAAGAATATCCTTGTGTTGTTAAATGGGAATATGAGGGAGGTGGATTAATGGGTGATTATCGGCAAGTATATGTCGCATATTTTCCAAAAAATTTAACGCCAAATGAAGCATTTGTCAAAGGATTAAGATATGTCTGGAAAAAATTGAAATAATAAGATGTTCGAAGTGAAAGATAAAAAATGGAAATATCCAACAGAACAAGAACTTAAAGATTGGGAAATTCTTGAAAATGAAGGCGCGTTTGAATGTATGGATTGGTTATTTCAAAATGGTTATTTGAACATCGGCATAGTAATTAAAGAATTGGAAGTATCTTATGACGATGACTTAACAGCGCTTCACTATTTAAAAGAAAAATATAAAAATTCAAAAAAGTAATAAGATGTTCAAATTGAAAGATAAAATGGAAAATATTGCTATCCGTGCTATGCAATGGATTGGTTCTCCTTTGTCTATTATATTACACACAGTATTGTTTATTACTGCTTTTCTAATTTATTTTATGGGAATAAAAATAGAGGATATATTACTTGTTTTAACTACGATCGTCTCGCTCGAAGCAATATATTTATCAATTTTTATTCAAATGGGCGTTAATATACAATCAAATAAATTAACATCTGTCGTAGATGAAATTGAAGATATTCAAGAAAATGTTGAGGACATTCAAGAAAATGTTGAGGACATTCAAGAAAATGTTGAGGACATTCAAGAAAATGTTGAGGATATTCAAAAAGATGTGGAAGAAATCAATGAAGAAGATGAAGATCAAGAAGATGATGAAATATTGAATAGAATTGAAAGTATGATGAACAATTTAATAAAAGAAGTAAACGAACTAAAAAAACATCAAATAACATTAAAAAAGAGAATAGGATGAAAAAGAAAGATTTGAAATTTAAACACACCGTCACGATCGATCTAATGTTTTCACAATCAGAATATCAATTATTGAATGAAATTGCAAAAAAATGTAAGAAATATGGTGTTTATGATATGACATTTATTGAAGATGAAGATGATTTGAATATTTTGAAAACTTAGCTAAACATTTAAACGCTGATGTCTTTCGGAGTGGATGATCATTTTTGAAAAACGATGGTTTGATGACGGTGAAGTATATTTTAAAAAAATGTTTGATGATACAAATGAAAAGGAAATTGTTGTTGATGAACAACATTTTAAACAAATAATAAAACAATCTTTTTAAAAAATAAATAATATGAAAAAGTTCTTAATGATTATGACTATAGGTTTGTTTTTTATAACATCCTGCGAAAAAGAAGAATTAACCGCTGAAGAATATATGCGGTGTGAAGTGCAATTGAAAACCGATATACAATCGGCTATTAATTCATATAATGCTGGGTTTATTGATTACAATGAATATAATAATAGATTGAATGAAGCCGACTATAATTATAACCAATGTATAATAAGATCATCAAAAAATAAATAATAAAAACTATGGACGAATTTGAAAAAAGAAAACAAGACCTCATTAATAACTTAGATAATATGTTACGAAATGAAGACTGGAGCGAACCAGATGAACTCGGATGGCGCGTTTTGCAGATTGCCGAAGGTGGCGATTTAGAATCAGGAACTTTCAATAAAGTAATAAATTATGATACAAGGCACGAACTTCAATTTTAGCACTACACCGCCACTTTTGGCAATGTGCTGTTATACGCTGTTTTTTCTTTGTGTCCTTAAAAATTAAAACAAAAAACATGAGTTTATTAGAACAGAAAAAAGATTTTAGTAAAAGAGGTGCGTTTGACGAACTATACACACCCGAAGAAGCGGTTGAAATGATACTGAAATACATACCAAAGGAAGTAAAAACAATTTGGGAATGTACCGCAATTAAAGAAAGTAAGATTGTAGAAGTATTGAAAGATGCTGGATATACTGTAATTACATCACATATTGAAGATGGACAGGATTTTTTCAAATATGAACCTGAAAATTATGATATGATAATTACAAACCCACCTTATTCATTAAAAGATAAATTTTTGAAACGTGCTTATGATTTGAAAAAACCTTTTATGTTTTTACTTCCTTTGACTACATTAGAAGGTATTGAACGAGGAAAGATGTTTGATAAAAATGGTATTCAAATGCTAATACCGAATAAACGTTTTAATTTTAAACCTGAAAAGAATAGTGGTGCGTGGTTTCAAACATCTTGGTTTTGCTTCGGGTGTGGATTAAGTTCGGATTTGAACTTTGTGTCCTTAAAATAGCGTATAACGGCTGGGTGTATATGTAGTGTGAGATTTGAAACACTAAATTTGACTTAACCACAAATATTGATTAGAATGATGAACTCCAATATACCACTAAACCTCACATTACATATACACCTTGTTATACACAGTACGGTTTATTAAGGTAGAATGTTGATACGAATAAAGAATAAAAACTTTTTAAAAATGTGTGGTGGAAAATTTAATTTCAAATATTTATATATAAAGTAAAAATTATGAGTAAAGAAATGCGAGAACAAATAAATAAGGTTAAGAATTGGAAACAGTTTTTGAATGAACAAATTGAAACTACTATAGTTGCAAACATAAGATATGCTGATGATAAAACAGAATTAGAACCACTTACAAAAAAAGGTATTTTATATGTAAAAAGACATGGCGATACAAAAACTGCATATTATAAATTGAATTATAATGATGTAGATAAATATGGATATGCAACATTAGGTGATGAAATACCAGAAAGTTTTTTTAAAAATAAAAACGTTCAATTTATAAATTCGCAATATTATAAGGAAGCGTAGGGAAATTTTTAAAAAGTTTTTACACAGAACTTAATTTGAAACACGAATGTAGTATTGTGTATAACTACCGGCTATCCTCAATTACGTTTAATTAAGTTGAACTAATTATTAAAAGACTTAAACAATGCGAACACAATATATTGGTTGTAGTAAATATGGAACAGCAGTAATGCCAAAAGAAGATGTTCTTTCATTTGTAGAAATTACTGTTAATAATGGCTCTGATATAGCTGAAGCTTTAGCCGATATGCGAATGATAGATGCCCTTCTTTCGGAATTATTAACTTAAAAACAAACATAAAATGTCAGAAATAAAACAAACAGCAGTAGAATGGTTCTACGATAAAATTAAAAGCCACTTTGAACATGATGGCGATTTATTGGAAACGCTAACATTTACAATGGCAATAACGGGCTCATACATCAAGTAACAGATGATGAATTTATGATAACAAAACTTGGTAAAGAATTCGCTAAACACGACCACGTTATAGACGAGCTGAAAGCAGCCAAAGGAGTGTATGTTTGTGGCACATGTGGTCAAAAAATGGATATTAAATGAAATTAAATTTAAAAAATATGAAAGATTTAAAAAAGAAAGAAAAGTTCAATATTTTTCTATGGAGCATCTTTGATAGAAAGAAATATCTGGAATATGATAAATTTTTGAAACTTGGATTAACAAAAAGAGCTGTATATTTTCATGTGAAAAATAGTATAAAATAAAATATTATTAACTTGTAAAAACTAAAAAAACTATGAAAGACAAATCTAATCTTATGACAGCCATATCCTTGGCTATTATTATCCTAATGACACTTCTTTTCACATCTTGCTCCAAAGAGCACGAGTGGAATTTCTCTGGTCAATGGGCTGGTGGACCAGACCTATTCGATGTAAAAAATATGGTTTATACTGGATATTTTTCGGATACCACAACGGTTATGAGAACAATAAAAGGAGTAAATGATCATATTGAAATTATTATGTATGGAGCACCAAACATAAAAGTTGTTGCAAATCAGATAGATAATAAACTATATTGTAGTGATTATGAAGTTGAAACCAGCGCTATTACCTCGTGTCCTAAAACAAAAATAAAATATCACAATATTATTATGGAATTAAAAAATGATTCTTTAATAGAAACAGGTGAATATTCAGTTTGCTTTGATAATGAAGTAATTTCATATAAAAACAATTTTTATATTGCAAAATTTATAAAAAGAAACTAAATATATAGATTGGGTTGTGAAGGGAATGTTAAAGCCATTATAAGTGATAGAAAACTACCTTTACAGATAGACCCAAATATTGCAATATTAAATGAGAAAAAAGAGAGCGAATAATCGATCTCTTTTTTCTTTTTTTCATTTTTAATGATTATCTTTGTTGGATATGATCAATAATATTGGAACAGCAAAACTCGATGGAAAATATTATGAGTTCAATATAATCGAGCTCTTAGACTTTATAATGGACACTGGTTACAAAACCAGATCTATGAAAGTCAGTGATTTAATAGGATATACTTTCGATGATGATTTGACGAACTCGTATGTTAAAGATGAAAATACAAATGATGAATGGGTTTTGTTTAAAAATTTATCTCTCGAACACAAAATAGCCATTGTTGAAGAAAAAGAGAATAGAATAAATAATTCTAGTCTGGAATATCCAATCATAGTTATATTGAATAGCGAAGGAATTTATTTTGTTGTTGATGGAAATCACAGGCTGAAAAAAGCTTCAAGACTTGGAGTGAAGGAAATAGAAACATATTTATTAACAGAAAATGAAATTTTAAAAGCCTTTGAAAATAAAGAACTTAGAAAAATTGAAAAAAAATGAAAACGAAATTATTGCACAAAATAAGAAAAGATATTAGAATTACTGATTATAAATACGGATTTTATGGTTATGAAATGTATTATAATTTCAAATGGATAAGACAAGGATCATTTCATTTTTTATCAGATATATTGAAAGAAGTTCATTATATAATGAGACATCGAATGAAAAGACATAGCTTCGCTTTAAGATCTTTGGAAAAGGCGAAGATTAAAATTCGTTTGAAATTATAAAAAGTTCTATTTAAAAAAAATCTTAAATAGAACTTTTTTTTTAAATTTTTGATATTTTATATTTAATATATATGAAAAAAATGAAAAAAAGGTTCAACAATTTCGAAGATTATGTCAAAGAATGTAAAGATTCGAAAAAGAAAAAAGGAAAAAAAGAGATGAAAAAAATCATCGAATCAATGGAGTTCGATGATAAGCTCTATGAAAAATGGAGCAAAAAAGTGAAGGTTAAAAAAACTGGCGAGCACTCTGAAAAAACTATTAAAGACATAAAGAAACAGATGAATAAATTAAAAGGTAAAACTCCTTTTGATAGAGAAAAATATTCAGAGCTTCTTTTTGCTTTAAGAGCCAAACAAGGCTGGAAAAAAGGCGATGGAGCTACAGAGTAAATTAAAATTTTAAATTATTGAATTTATTTTTTATTTGAGCGTAAACATGATCATCGACGAGTAACGCATTTGAATCTGTCCAACCACAATTTTGTTCTTTTTTTAAATCATACAACTCATTTACTTTCAATAATTTAATATCATTATCGATTGGATTGAAATAAAGATCTAAAATCTCTAAAAGACTTATATTTCTTTTATCCATATCCATTTTTATTTGTTTCATTATAGATCCTTCCTCTTCAGTAATATCATTAACATTTTTATTTTTTAAAAAGTCGCTTAGCTCGTTTATGCAATTTATTGTAACATTATAATCAAATTTTTTATGAAAATTTTTATCATAACATTGAGTTATAGCTTTTGTGAAAATTTGTGGTGTCGGATCAGAAAAAGGATAAGAATCTTTATGTGGATTAAAAATTTTTGTTAAATTCGGCATATTATTTCCGAGTAGCCCTTTGGATACAGCGACTTTTGCTCCATCATAAGGTATGACATAAAATGTTTTGCCATAGAAATCTCCTAGCCATTTTTTAATAGTGAAATCAATTGATCTATATTTATTTGGATAACCTAATTTTTTCCAAGTTTCAGATTGATCAATAACGTGAATCATTATATACAAATTAAATTCATATGGCAATCTAACTTCGTGTTTTGAAGATTCCACAAAATGAAAATCTCCATTTACTCCTTTCATCCCTCTGGTCGCCAATCAAATTCTTTACAATTTTTTTTATATAATTCAAAAAATTCATCGACATTCAATTCCTTTGTATAAAAAGAATAATCTGGTTTGTCATAAACATTGGCTTCATTTATAAATCTTTTAAATGTTTTCATATTTTAATTTTTTTTTTTTGATATTTTATATTTAATATATATAAAAAAAAATTAAAACAATTTTTATGAAACTTAAAAATATCACATCGTTCAATGAATTTATTTTCGAAGCTAACGACATACCAGAAGAATTTTCAAATAAAACAAAATTTTCAGAATCTCTTGTGGGTAGAGGAATTTTCTCTTTATTGAGGTATTTAAAGCAGGGTATCGATGCTCTGAGATTAGAATATTTAAAGCAAAAACTTGAAAATGAATATTTTGCTGGTGTTTTGAGATTTTGTGCTGTTAAAGAAATAGATTTAAAAACAGGATCAACACCAACAAAAGATAGTGGTGGTGGCGGCGGCGGTGGAGCATCGACTAATATAAAATATAAATGTGAATTATTGAATGTTGATTATACAGATACATCAAATACATTACAAGATATAATAAAATATGTTGATGATTTTTTTGTCTCAGTTCCAACTGGTGTGACACCAGGTTTTTTTACTCCTGAAGAAGAAGAAGTGTTAAATGAGATGAAGCGCGACAAAACAACAGGTGATTATAAAATAAAAGTAAACGCGATTTTCAAAGATTTAAATGACACTTATGTGCCAAATGCTGAAACAGGATCAGATTTCACAACAGAAGAAGCAGCTATAAACAAACATTTAGATGACATTAAGGCTTATCTGGATTGGATAAAAACAAATGATATTTGTCCAACTTATAAATTAACAGATAATGAAAAAGAAGTCATAAATAAAATGAACAAATGTAATAATGTTGAAGTCAAGAAAAGATGTGATGATATAATAACAAAAATAAATGAGTCATTTTATTTTCATTATGATAAAAAAGAAAACTATTTAATTAATGAAAAATTATCTGGTAAAATAAGTAGTCTTACCATAGAACAAATTTTAGGGGATTGTTTGGCTACAAACTCTAAAAATATTTCAAAAGTCAATTTAAGAGAATATTTAGCAAAACAAGATATCCATAAAGTTGAAGATATAGCTTGGGATGCTTTAACCACTGTGTGGTCGAAAAATGAATCATATCAAAAGGAAGCCACGTCTTACATTAATAAAGAATCCGTTGTTAATATTCAATATGCTGCTTCTAGATTTATTTATAGAATAAAAAAGACCCCAACTTATCAAGGTATAACTCCTTCTAGCGGGGGCAAGACGTTATGGGATGAAGATTCTAGTTTAAAACATGTGTGGGAGAAAAAAGTTCAAAGTGTTAGGAGTAATTGGCAATATTTCTTTATTATGAGCGAAGTGGATCCATTTGTAATACTAAATTATCAGGATGCTCTTAGAAAAAGAGATAGTGCTCTAGATGGTTATAAAAAGGGAGTGGAGACTTTTACGAGAGATGTGGTAATTACATCAGAATATAGCTCATATGGATTAAAATTAGTAGGGGAGTGTCCAAAACCACCAAATCTTGGACAAAACCAACAAGTGTTAGCGTCCGTGTCAATGTCCAATAAGATTTATTATTTAGTTTTTGAATTAAACGCTAATGTCGGTCAAGGCCTTACAGCATATAAATATATTGGTAATATAAATCTCGATAAATTGAAAGATGATAAAATAACTGATCATTCTAAATTCAAAGAATATGGTTTTCAATATCCACCAAAAGCAGGAGGGAAACCAGCAACCGAGATATATAATCAAGAAATTAATAAAGATTTGGGAATAAATCATACAATAACGGAACGAACATTAAGCGGAATTTATTTTCTTGCACCAGGTATGGATAGAATAAAAACTGGTAGTGTTAATGAAATTAGAATAGTTTTAGAATATGATCGAAATTCTACTACTGCATATGAACTCGCTAATCACCCGCCACAATTATCTGTTAAGGTGTTAAAAAATCAACGAGCAAAAGACATAACTCCAAGTAACGGGGTGTTCGATATATCATATAAGACTTTGTATAATAATAGCACAACAACAATGATGTTTAACCATTTCGCAACTTTTGAATCTAATAATATAGATGAATTTTTTGATAAATTTACAGTATCTAAATCAAAATGGATAATTGATGGTGATCATATGCGTTTTTACAAATTTACATAAAAAAAATAAATATAAAAAATGATAAAATTTTCTGAATTTATAAGAATATACGAAGAGGTTACTAATCCTCCTGCTCCACCTGCTCCACCTGCTCCGAAAATTCCTAATTATTTTAATAGATATATTAAGTTAAATGATCTAAAATCTAAGATTAGTGGTGGAGGAAGTGGTGGAGGAAGTGGCGAGGGTCAGTGTATCACAATAGAAGATATGAATGGAGTTACTTATAATTTAAATTTCTCCGGTTCATATACACATGGTTTGAATAATTATAAGATAAAGAGCAGTGATGATGCAGTAAATAAATATTTTATTCCACAATATGGATTGAAAGACGTTGACAGAGTCTTACGAATTATACCCAAATGGGAAAATGGAATGAAAAATGATCGAAATTCTAAACTTTTGACAGATTATAGTGGTCAAACGTACTCTGGTAATACAGACTATCAGTTCATAAATCAATTTATATCAACTAATAGAAAAGTGTTGAAAAATAAAAGGATATCGGACATAAGTAGTAGTTATAAAACACATAATTGGAAAATAAAAACTCAGAATGGTTATGTTTCAGCTTCTCAAGTAAAACAGGGAGATACTATATCATTTATAAGGGTTGATAATAAAAATATTTTTACTCCGCGAGTAAAAGTGCAGTCCATAGATTTACATGCTCCTGCTCCGACTCCATAAAAAATTAGATGTTATGATAAAATTTAGTCAGATAAATGAGAATAATAAAATTGAAAAAGTTTTTTTGGGTGGAACTTGTAATGAGTCGTCTTGGAGAGATAAATTAATAAAGAAATTAAAAATTGATTATTTTAATCCAGTTGTTGATGATTGGGATGAGAAAGCATATAAAGAAGAGCTCAGACAAAGAGAAATATGTGATTATTTATTATATGTCATAACTCCAAGAATGACAGGTGTTTATAGTATAGCTGAAGTCGTAGATGATTCAAATAAAAATCCAGATAAAACTATTTTTTGTTTTTTGTTGAGTGATGATAATTATACTTTTGATGAAGTCCAAATGAAATCATTAAAGGCTGTTGAAAAAATGGTAAATAAAAATGGTGGAAAAACTTTTAAAAGCCTGAATGATATAGCTGATTATTTAAACGAGCAAAAATAAGAAACGAATGAATGATTTATTTGAAACTATATGAACAATTTAATCTAGATGAAGATGATCCTTGGGGTGAGGACGCACCAAGAAAATACACATTTAGTGAGTGGTTTAGAGATAAATATGGAAATAGAGATCTTGAAGATGAAGAATATGACGATCTTGAAGATCCGCTAACCATAAAGGTAATTAATTGTTATAATAATTCTCTGACCAGTCTTGGGGGAGTAGAGAACTTGATAAATCTTAAAGAGTTACATTGCTTTAATAATTCTCTTGTTAGTCTCGATGGAATAGAAAACTTGATAAATCTTGAATGGTTAAATTGTTCTTATAATTCTCTGACCAGTCTTGGGGGAGTAGAGAACTTGATAAATCTTAAAGGGTTATATTGTTCTAATAATTCTCTAACCAGTCTTGGGGGAGTAGAGAACTTGATAAATCTTAAAGTGTTATATTGTTCTAATAATTCTCTGACCAGTCTTGGGGGAGTAGAGAACCTGATAAACCTCAAAGAGTTATCTTGTTATAATAATTCTCTGACCAGTCTTGGGGGAGTAGAGAACTTGATAAATCTTGAAAGGTTATCTTGTTATAATAATTCTCTGACCAGTCTTGAGGGAGTAGAGAACCTGAGAAATCTTGAAAGGTTATCTTGTTATAATAATTCTTTTTCAGATGAATATAAAGAACACTTGAGAAATTATTGTAAAAAAAGAAATATAAGTTCGAATATATGAACCATTTGAAACTATATGAACAATTTAATCTAGATGAAGATGATCCTTGGGGTGAGGACGCACCAAGAAAATACACATTTAGTGAGTGGTTTAGAGATAAATATGGAAATAGAGATCTTGAAGATGAAGAAGATGACGATCTTGAAGATCTTGAAGATGAAGAATATGACGATCTTGAAGATCCGCTAACCATAAAGGTAATTAATTGTTCTAATAATTCTCTGACCAGTCTTGAGGGAGTAGAGAACTTGATAAATCTTGAAAGGTTATCTTGTTATAATAATTCTCTGACCAGTCTTGAGGGAGTAGAGAACCTGATAAACCTCAAAGAGTTATATTGTTATTATAATTCTCTTGTTAGTCTCGATGGAATAGAAAACTTGATAAATCTTAAAGAGTTACATTGCTTTAATAATTCTCTTGTTAGTCTCGATGGAATAGAAAACTTGATAAATCTTGAATGGTTAAATTGTTCTTATAATTCTCTGACCAGTCTTGGGGGAGTAGAGAACTTGATAAATCTTAAAGGGTTATATTGTTCTAATAATTCTTTTTCAGATGAATATAAAAATTATTTAAGAAATTATTGTATAGAAAAAAGTATTAAATATATTATATGAACCATTTGAAACTATATGAACAATTTAATAATGAAGACGATCCTTGGGGCGAGGAAAGGAAGCCATATAGAGGAGGAAAAATAGAAATCAGGGATAAAGTTATGCTCATAGATAGAAATGAGGCCAAAATTATACAACATGAAATAGGGTATTATTATTATGGTCAAACAGTTCTTGATACTGGTGATATTTTTGTGGTAAAGGGGATACATCCAGTATTGGTTCATGATAGACTTGTAAGGGGTTTAAATTTTAATAATAATTGGTCGCAGGACGTATTATATAACGAAAAAAAATTTAAAAAAATATAAATAAAAATGAAACATTTAAAGAAATTTGATAATTGGATTAACGAGGAAATCATAACCGCCCAAGATTATAAAAACAAGCTTGAGTTGGATATGGAAACAGCAGAAGATGAAAAAAATATCAAAGATGAAGGAGATTTACAAAAACTTAGTAAATTGAAAATCACAGATATACAGAGAAAAATGGAATTTTTAAATAAACAAAAAGCCGATATAAGTGGTGAGATTACAAAACTACAAAACATTCAAAGAGATATGATGCCAGACAATCCATCAGATCCAAATAATAAGGCAAATCAACAGAAATTTATTGAAGAGCAAAATCAAAAAATATTAGCCCAACAAAATAAGTTGAAGGCTTTTGATGATGAAATAAAATTATTGAAATCTGAAATAGATAGAAATAAAAAGAAGTATGGAGTTTAATTCTCCGAGAAAACCATATCAATTATTTTCTTTTGATATGAATTAATATACATATCGTCCGTGACTCTAACAAATATTATATTCTTTTTTTCATCCTCATCTACGAATGATGATATGCCAGAAAATCTATAAAAACAAGAATAAGCTATTTTTTTCATTTTATCTCCTTTAACCAAAACAACATTATCGTATCCATCTTCGTCCGTCCAATAGAATTCTATGCCCTTCTTTTCTAAGTAGAGTATAAGCTTTTCTACGAAAGGCTTCATTGATTCTATTTTTGCTTTATAGTCCATAATTGATACAAAGATAAGGCATATATATTAGAATGAAAAATGGAATTTTACTAAATTATAACTGAAAAGTTTGATATTTGTTTTTTTAAAATATCAATCAAGTAATTTTCATTTTTAGTATTTTTAAAAACAGATAAATTTATTTTTTCCATGTAAGGTTTTTTATCTATTATCAACTCATCAATAATATCGGATGCTTTCTGCAAATATTCTTTTGATATTTCGTGAAAAATAATTTCATAATTTTGATAAAAATTTATCAATTCGTCTTTATTTTTAATTTTCTTCATGTTTAATTCATCTAAGAATATATTAGTATAATTAAACAAATCATCATAATCAAATTTATTAATAAAATCCAAATGATTAAAATCTTTTAATTGTAGAAGAGCTTTATAAATATATGTTTTTTTATATTCTTCTATTAACTGTTGTTTGTCGTATGTTTTTAACCATCTTAACATGTCATATATCATATGATGTCTTGCTTCTTTTTCATGTTTTAAACTCAAATAAACTAAATGAATAAATTCCATATATGGATTATTTCTAAAGTGATTTTTTAAATTGTTTATAGGACCGACATTTAAAAAACTATGAATATCATCGTCAGTTATTGCGTCATAAACATGTTTTAATTCATGGGATATAGAAGATATTAACTTATTATAATCCACTTGATTGTCTAATATAGTGATGTTTATTTCGATTTCATCTCCCAAAGAAGCTACATAAATAGCGTTACAATTTGATTCATAAGTTCCTATATTATTTTCATAGAAAAATATGTTAAGTTTAATATCATCGAAAACATCAGTTGATATCCTGAAAAAGTTATGGCCCAGATTTACTAAATTGACAATTTTTGAATAAATTATAGAAATCGTTTTCTTCAATTTATAATCAATATTTTCATTGACGAATTCGTTCCATTTTTTCATATCCATAAATATAAATATATCGCAAAAGATGAAATGTTTTAATTAATCATCTTCGCCACATATCAATATTCTTTTCGGACAGTTGTCGATGATATTGTTCGAGCCGTGGTTAAATCCAGATCCAATATATTTAATTTGTTTTGTTGGCATTTCAGAAATTAAAAGTGGATACTCTGTTTGATATGCTTTGGCAACAGCAAAATTTGGATATTTTTCAATAAAATATTTTAACTCATTGAATTTTTTTTCTATCAAACTTTTTTTTGGTCTCCATCCTATGGCTGGATCACAATAATCCAATTCGCTGATATCATAAACTCCATCTGACACATAATTTTTACTTTGAAGAACACTTCTCAGTAATTGATTGTATTCTCGAATTGATGCCCCTGGATCATCATCAACTTGCTCGTTCAAACTAAATTGATTAAATTTGTTAATTTTTTTCATATTTTTTGAATTATTTTTTATTTATATATTAAAAAAAAATTAATTTTTTTGATAGACCTTTATTTCTTGAACAACAAGCGGGCTTAATTCACCTTCAAAATATTCTTCAACACTATTGTTTATTATAATTCTCATATCTTCGAACATTCCATCTAACACTTCCTTTCCAGTTACATATAAAACAAGATAACCATTATAATATATCTTTATGAAATCTTGTTCCCACCAAATATCATAATCTATAAATTCTTTCGTTACTTCATTAGGCATTCTATGCCAATAAGTGCCATACATTTTATGTTCGCCATCATCTCCTTTATAATGAACGTTTGTTGTTATATGACGATTTTTTTTATAATCATTTGTATATTCTGTCCAAGCTTCAACCATATCAATTTCTGGTGGCCAGTTCCAACGACCCGTGAACCAAAGAGCTGGCCATAACCATTCACCACTTGGTAATTTAGCTTTAAAATGAAATATTCCATATTTCCAAGAATTTTTTGTCATCAATAATCCGATAGCATTTGGTATAGTTGTTGATATTGCTTCAAAATATTTAGGTTTGACAGATGCCGATAAATTCATGCCTTCATATGTTTTAAAAAGTTGATCTTCATCAAACCAGACTTTTGGATCAGATGGATTATAAGGCTGCCCCCAATCCATATGCGGAAACCAATTTAAATTATAATCCCCGCTGAAATTTTCATCAAATACTAAATTATAATCACTCGGTATATTCAAATCATTACCTCGCTCTGTTATATTAAAACAAAGTCTATATCTGGTTTTCAGTTCCAACCATATTCTAATAAAGTAATCTTTTGGTGTCATAGTTTTTTATTATTTTTTTATAAATTTTCCATATGTTTTTATTTCTCTAAATACTTTATTATCAACAACTATTATTTTATCTTTCAATATTTCATTTCCATCATTCTTTACAACAAATCTTATTTCATATTTATCGCCATTATTATATTCCAATGTTTTATAATATCTAAACTCATGACTTATAACTTGATCAACAATATCATAAAATTTATTGTTTCTGTATATAATTATAAACAATTTTCTATTATCAATTTTATTTGAAGAGCTGAACCACACTACAAACTTTTCTTCGTCATTTTCTATTGGTAGAACAGTCGCATATTCAATTAGAGAAAATATATTTATTTTACTTCTTCTAAACAGATCTTTTTCATTTATTTGTTGAAGTAATATTTCATTTTTATAGTTCTTTAAAGAATGATAAACGAAATTTTCTAAACAATTTGTATTTGAGCCAACTTTTTTTATTTCTTCGCTGTATATTTTTTCATTTGATATATAGACAAATTTATTTAAAAACCATTCGACATTTGTTATGAAAAATATTGTTTTATAGTGAATGCCCTCTTGCTCGGGAGTGCTCATAAAAAAGGCTTTTTTACCACTTCTATACATTTCATCGATTTTAGAATCTATAAGTTGTATGTCTTCGGCCGAAAATATTAGATCAAAATTTGAACATATGGCTGTTTCATAACCCATTGACTTGGCGGCTATTAGACCATTATAATAATTCAAATAGACCCCCAAAGCGTGATTGAAATTATTGTCATTTTTTGTCAAATTGATTAGAGCGTAATATTCATCGCAATCGAACCAACTTTGAGTGAAATAATCGTGTCTTATCAGTGGATTATTTTTATCATAAATCGTATAATTTGCTAAATTTTGTATGTCTTTAGAAACTGGCGTATGCGAACACAATATAACTGGTTTATTGTTGTTTTTAAACGATTCTACGGCTTCTTTTGTGATATCCTCTATACTGCTATAATTCGGATGAGATGTCATCACAACAACACTATTATTGTTCATAATCAATATATCTTTTTTTGAATATTTTGTTTAAACTATCAATAATTATTAATATATAAAAATAAAAAAAATACTATGGCTATATACGGTTATGATTATGATTATGATGATGGTGATGACTTCAAAAAGTTTATGAAAAAAATGAGGGAAAAAGAAGCGAAAGAAGAAGAAGATTTAAAAAAGAAAGATTTAGATGAATTTTTAGGTTTAGAACATCCTGATGAGCCTTCAAAAGAACAACCCAAAAAAGAAAAGAAACCAAAAAAAATATTCAATGTTGGCGATGTTTTAACGTTGAAAAAAACAAAACAGGGCAAATTACCAGATGAAGCTTATGATTTTTTAATGACTTATGGAAGATTTGATGTAATCGAAGTGAATGAGAATGGTAATTTATATTTGGGATTTGATAGGAACGGCGAAAAGTTCTTTTTCAATTCAAATCGTTTCGAGTTAAGAGCGCCGAACAAAGAAGAAGATAATTTCTTTGAAGATGAAATGGATGATTTTTAAAAATGAATCAATTAATCGAACATAACGGGCACTATTATTTGTTGTCAGAAAAAAAAGTGAATGAAGCGGGTGGATATTATTATAATCCAAAGGGATTTATAATGCCAATTACAGAAAAAAACTTTAGTGTTATAACAAAGAATGGTGGTAAAAAAATAATAGCTTCTACTGACACTGGGTTGGGTCTTCCGTCAATAAAAAATTTTATAAAATAACATTTTACATTTTTTTAATTTTATATATATGTAGAAAAAATATTGTCTATTTAAATGAAATTTATAAAAAAATTTGACAAACTAGATGAATCTTCTGTATATCCTTCCATTGAGGGATACTTTGATCAAATAAAAGATAAATTACCAGATGATGCATCGGATTTTTGTTTGAGAATAAAAGAAGAATTGAGCACCGTTCCATATATTAGCTCTCCAACAAACTCTATACCAGGTTTTTACATAGATATTTATGACGTAATAATTATCGAATATTATGATAACGGGGAAACATTAAAATTTGATATTCAAAGTAGCTTTGCTGATATATCCAATTATATAACTGCTCAAGCGGAAAAAGATAAATCTCTAGTTGATGAATTAACCGTAGGGCTAGAAAATGAAGAGCAGGATGATCTTTTTGATTACTACATAGAAGAAGTTTTAGATGAATTTGTTGAAATAATGAGAACCGCCGTAGATGATTTATGTCTGCATCCAGATTTTCATAGAGTTTTTTATTTAGATGAAGAAGAAGTGGATGAAAATATAATTGTCAGAAGATTTAAACAAAAAATAAAAATAGGCGACTTGCCTTGGCATAAAAAGAAAGAGCAAATATGAAAGAAATAGCTTTTTTTGATTTAGATGATACTTTATGGAGAATAAAGGATGAATATATTTGGATAATAGATAAAGAAAAACCAAATAAACCACTTGTTGAGTTGGACAAAGTTGAATTCACAATGATAAAAAATAAGATGTATGTCAAGGATGATATTGCACTGAATTACAATGGACAAAAATTTTATATAAGCAAAGATCTTTTTGATATTTTAAAAAAGAAAGCCAATACTGAAAATGTTGAAAGATTTGGTATATCCTTTATACCACTGGTTAAAAAAGAAGAATTGGATAAAAAAGAAATTGAGGTCTTTGTAAAAAATATTGAGCATTTAAGATATAACAAATTTATTGAAATAGGAGTTTTGACAGCGAGATCCAATCAAAAAACTCACGCTGATTTATTGAACAGATTGAGAATCGAACTTAAAAAAATTGGTATAGAAATAAGTAAGATATTTTTCATGGGCAACGGTCTCCGACTCGGACACGATTATTACAGCAAAGTAAAAGTTTTATTGGAGCACCTGATAGGATTTAAAATAATTGATGGTAAATTTTCAAATGAAAAACAAGATTGGTATCAAAAAGTTGATTTCTATGACGATGATGCTAATAACATTGATTATGCGAATGATATACAAAAATATTTAAATGACGTTTTGAGAAAAACAGAAGACAACTTATTTAGAATAGTTATAAATAAAATAAAAGAGAATAAGTTGATACTAGAAACAAATTTGATAACTGGTAATGAAATTAATCGATTCAAGAGAAAAGTTATTGTTTTAGAAGAGCCTTTGAGATTTCCAATGGTGGATAAATTTAGCTATTTGAAAAAATTTGAACAATTTAATTTTGATGATCTATCTGATGAAGAACTTTTCGGTGAAGATAAAAAATCAAAATTAATAATAGATATAAAAAATAAAATTGAGAAATATGGTAATCTTTCGATACGGGATTTTGCAATAGACCCTTGCGTGTATAATGATGAAATAGATGTGTCTGTCATAGAACAATTATATCCTGAAACCGTTTGGATTATGGTATATAGCGGATATGATTTTGAGGATGAAATTGATGGATATGAAACGAGTTATGAAAATTTGACGGAAGAAAATTTAAAAGAAATATTGTATTTGATAGATGAAGCAATAAAAAATGGTTATATAGACTTAGGGATTTTAAAAAATGATAATGAATAAATGATATTTTTAAAACTATACGAACAATTTGATTTTGAAGATCTATCAGACGAGGAGATTTTTGGGAAAGAATCGAACAAAGGACCTTATGATGATACCTTGATATTTGGAAAGAATGGACCTGAATTTAAAGCCGGCGATAGAGTCGTTTGTTTTTATCATTCAGATTACAATTATAATATTATAAATAAAATTGGAACCGTTGTTGAATATTATACAGATGGGTATTATCATATTTGTTTCGATGATGATGTTAATGGTCACATGTTTTCGGTAAATAATATACCAAAAGGGCATGGATGGAATTTGAAATTTAGTATATTGAAAAAAATAAATTAAATATGAACAATTTGAAAAAATTTGAGCGATTTGATTTTGAGGATTTATCTGATGAGGATCTTTTTGGGAAAGATGAAAAAGTTAAAAAGGATTCTAAATCAGATTTAATAATCAATATAAAAAATAAAGTTGAAAAATATGGGGGAAGTCTCTCAATGGCTGATTTGGAGGCGGATTCTTCTCCTGTTTTTATTGAAAGAAGGCGAGAAATCCATCTTATAGAATATTTATATGAGGAATCCGTTGGCGTCGTGCCATATGGTGGCTATAAATATGAAGATGTTGGAAATGAATATGACGTTGAATATGAAGAGTTGGATAAAAAAATCTTAAAAGAAATATTAAATTTATTGGATAACGCAATAGAAAGAGGTTATATAGAAGAAGATGAAATCTAAAAAAAAAAATAAAATGAAAATGAAAATGAAAAGAATAAACGAGCAAGAAACTCCTGATTTCACAACATATGATGAAAAAGGATTAGCCAAGGCCTTCATAAAGTTAGAAGATAAAGTTAAAAAAATGAATGACAAAATTGATCAATTGAGCACTGATATGGCTTTAATGATGAAGATAACAAAGAAGAAAAATAAATATAAAAAATAATAAAAATAGAATGGCACTTAGAAAATATGATGAATTTAAAAATTTCATAGAATTCAATTCATTGGATAAGATTTTACAAATCTTGAAAGAATACTTACCAGAAAATCTGAAATATATTAGAATATATCAAGATAGAGTTGGATATCAGCAATATGATTTGCATTTAGACTATTATGATGATAGATGGAGAAAAATAAGGCTAGGCACATTACCAATAGATTTTGCTCTTGAAATTAGTGAAAGGGGGGATTTTGAAGTATATGACGATTATATAGAAGATTGTATATTGAATACGTTAACTGGATTTAATCGTTTAAAAGATGTCAATTGGAAAGATATTACTGGCGAATTTTATGAAAAGATAAGACCAGAAACCGAATACTTTTATAAAGTAAAAAATTAAACATTCGCTGGTTTTTTCTTTATATAAAAGAAAAATTCAATTTCGATGAAAAAAAGTAGTAGTGGCGACATAAATTATGAGCTTGAATATCTGCGCTCTGAAAACGAAAAATTAAAAAGACAGTTAGATAAAATAAACACAAAAACATCAAAATCGTTTGAGAATGATATAGCTCAACTTTTACAAATTTCTATGAAAATGAAAGCGTTGCTCGAAGCATGCAGGGCCCAATCTTTGCCACTAGAACTTGGAAGACAAATTGATAAAGTTATAGCCGAGATTGAAAATTATTAAAAAATAAAAATAAAAAATGAGTAAATTGTTTAACGACTTGATGAAAATCTACGATGATAACTCATCAGAAATAAAATCGAATAAAAAATTATTGGAAAAGAATTTGTCGAAAAAAGACTATTCTGTTGTGGATTCAATTAACACTAGAACAAAATGTTGTGAAGAATTTGATTTAAAATTGAAGCACATTTTAAAAGAACATTTTAAAACTGATATAGAAACATCCGTACCAGAACTTGAAAAAGAATATCAAAAACAATGTGAATATAGTAAAGGGGCTTGGGATATGTATGGTAGTGAATTGGCTGGAGATTTTAATTCAGGTGAAATAAAAGCTTTAAAAAAATTGAATTTATATAAAGGACTTTTAAAATGAAAAAAGTAAAAAAATATAACAAATTATTAAAGGATGGATACTTAATGAAAAGGTATGATGATTATAAGAATCCTGAAAATGATTCAAAGAGAAAACATGATGATGAGTTAACGAATGAAGAATTTTCAAAAATTGATTGGACTAAATTTAAAATAGTAGTTCCAACTTTAAAGGACAAAAAGGAGCTAGAGGAAGCGATTCATTATTTACATAATCAAAGAATAGATACAGATTATATTGTCGTCAATCAATTAGTTCATAGATATTTAGGATTAGAAGAAGGTTATGAAAATAATATTATTGTTGATGGAGAATTATTTGATCAGTTACCAGAATACAGAAAAATAACGAACTAAAAAAATCTTTTAAAATGAAGAATATTGATGAAAAGATAAAAGAAAAAATGAAATTATGGAAATTATAAAAAATAATAAAAGATATTTTTATAGTATGCCAACATTTAAAGATGTTGATTATTCATATATAGCCGATATTTTATCAGATCTTGATATAGAGAGATGTAGAATAAATATAAAGTTTTGTTGGATATTTTCTAAAAACAAAATACTTACAAAGTTGAAACATAAATTTAAAAATAAAGAAATATCATATGATGGCGTGGATATTTATGATAATACTCACATGTATACTATAAAATTGGTAAAAGATGACGAATTTGAAAAAATAAATTTATAAATAAATGGCTAAACTATACTTTAGATACTCAACCATGAACGCTGGTAAATCAATTGATTTGCTGAAAGTTTCGCACAACTACGAAGAAACTGGATTAAAGACCGTTTGTTTAACGTCGGCAAAAGATAATCGTTATGGCGTTGGTAAAATAACATCTAGAATTGGTATATCAAAAGATGCAATAGCGGTTGATGACGACACAAATATTTATGAAATTGTAGATAAAATGGAAGAGATGCCAGCATGTATTTTGGTAGATGAATCACAATTTTTAACCAAGAAACAGGTTTTTGAATTAGCCGATATTGTTGATAAATTGGAGATACCTGTTGTTTGCTATGGGCTGAGATCAGATTTTCAAATGGAAGGATTTCCAGCATCTATAACTCTTATGTCAATAGCTGATTCAATAGAAGAGCTAAAAACGATTTGTTATGAATGTGGTGAGAAGAAAGCTATTGTTAATGCTCGTTATATGAAAAATGATTTTAAATATAAAAAAGATATTGTAGAAAATGGTGATCAAATTATGGTTGGTGGAAATGATAGTTATATGCCGTTATGTAGAAAATGCTTTAAATTTCTTGTCGAAAAAAGTAAAAAATTAAACTCAAAAGATGAGGAGATTATACCAACTGGCTCATATTGTTATATACCAATAAGTTATGATAATAATAACAATGCTTTAAATATAGAGCTTTGCCCCTATTATGATTACAGAATATTTAAAGATGGCGAAGGAGAAATTCATTTGCCTTATTGTCATTATTTAGAAGCTGGCTCGATACCAAAAGATGGTAGTTGGGAAAATAATGAATTTGAAAGATTAAAGAAATTATTAAAAATTGTAGATGATGAGGAGTTGTGGGAGCTGTTTCCAGTTGATCTGCTTTTTGACCAATGTAAAGAGTGCGGCATAAATGATGAAGATGACGATGATATAGATGAATATGCAAAATTAAATTAAGAAAAGATTTGAGAACTAGATATAAATTCATTAAAAAACAATTATGGATATCTATATGCTCGATGCATAGAGAATATGAAAAAGATTGTAATCTCTGTAATCACGGACATTGGGAATATTATTATATTGTTCCCGAGAATATGGATAATTTGGACAAACAGAAGAATGAAATATAAGTTTATTCAATAAATGAACTACCACTACACTAAAAGATGTGGTGGTTTCTGGAACACGAATGTTCCTTTTTTTTAAGCGCTTCAAAGCTTGTGCCGGACAAGTCCGGTCTTATTTTTGCTCCACGCTCGTAATCGGCAGTTCCAGCCGATCGGTCTTAAAAAAACCAATAATGTTGTTTGTTGTTTTCGCATTGGCACATCCTGTTTTTCAAGGGGAGGCATAGCGGCATCGTACAAGACGATGTTAAAATTAAGTCATTAATGCTTGGTTTTCGCTGACTACTTTTATGATTTTACCTGGATCAAGTTTTTGATCCAGAACCATATATCATCACGTCAAAGAACTTTAAACTATTTCTAGTTAAATGTATATATTAAATAATTTGAGTCATTTTTTGTCAAATTCATCAACTAAACTAAAGATTTAGTGGTTTTCTTTGACAGGTAATTATAAAAAAATAAAGAAAAATAGAAATGAATAAAGATTCAAAAATTTTTGTAGCTGGTCATAGTGGTATGGTTGGCTCGGCAATTCTAAGAAAGTTAAAAAAAGAAGGATATGAAAACATAATAACTCGCACACATGAAGAGCTGGATTTGTCAAATCAAAATGCGACTCTGGAATTTTTTATGAAAAATAGACCTGAATATGTTTTTGTTGCGGCAGCCAAGGTCGGTGGTATATATGCCAATAACACATATAGAGCAGAGTTCATATATAATAATTTAATCATAGAATGCAATGTTATACATTCAGCTTATTTGAGCGGTGTTAAGAAAATACTCTATTTAGGTAGTAGCTGCATTTATCCTCGTGAATGTCCTCAACCAATAAAAGAAGAATATTTATTAACTAGCGAGCTAGAAAAAACAAATGAGCCATATGCTGTTGCGAAAATAGCTGGTATAAAATTATGTGAAAGTTATTATAAACAATATGGTTGTGATTATATTTCTGTGATGCCAACCAACCTCTTCGGAAATAACGATAATTACAATCTGGAAACATCTCACGTGCTGCCAGCGATGATAAGAAAAATTCATCTAGCAAAACTATATCACAACAATGATTGTGAGAATTTAATGAAAGATTTGAAAATGAAAAAGGAAGATGTAGTAGAATTTCTTAACAAACATGGTATATTTGAAGATGGAAAAGACACTTATTTAAAATTGTGGGGAAGCGGCTCACCATATAGAGAATTTATGCATGTCGATGACGCGGCCGATGCCTGCCTTTTTGTTATGAATGATGTTAATAGTAAAGACATATATGATAGTGGAATATCGCAAATAAATATAGGAACTGGCAAAGACCAGACATTAGAGGAAATAGCTTATATTATTAAAGATATTGTTGGTTATGAAGGAAAAATAGTATGGGACACAACAAAACCAGATGGAACACCAAAGAAACAACTTGATGTCAGTTTGATTAATTCTTTGGGGTGGAGATATAAGATACCACTGGAAGATGGCATAGAAATGACGTATAAAAATTATTTGGAAACTTACGCTAAAAAATGAAAATTTTTAAGAAAATAAAAAGTTGGCTCAGCCTCCCAAAGAAATATAAGAAAAAAGAAAATTTGGATGAAACCAATCCGAATATAAATCCTTTTTCTTATAAAGGCACTATGTTTTTTGAGAAACAGAGTAAAAAATTAATTAGATGAATAAAAAATTGAAATAAAATATTTTACAATATTTTAAAATAATAAGTATTGTTTATGTGAAGAATCTCATAATTTTTAAAAGAATCTTCAATTGATTTTTTATAGAAATTTATCTTCTTTTTATTTTCTGTTTCATCTATTATTAGAACAACCGGTTTACTCATTTTTTCTATTTCTTTAGATAGAATATATGATATAGCATTGAATATCTTTATAATATCTCCTTTATTTGTTTCTCTTTCGAAAATGTTTCTTAACTCTGAAAATCGAACATCATTATTTCGTATAAATCTATCCAAATAGATGATATATTTTCTATATTGCTCTTCTGTCGTAAATGCCACATTATACATTTTATAATTTTTTAACTCTGGGACATTATCAAAAATTGTCTCTAATAAAAGAACATAATCTGTGTTATTAATGGTAAAATGATATTCGAAATCAGTCAAATTTTTATATCTTGGCGATTCTATAGGATTAACAAAATAAGAAATATATTTTGGATTAAATTTTATCTCATTCACTAGATTTTCAAATTCGCTATATCTCGGTATTGAATGTTTGAATTTTCCATCTGGATGATAATTAATAGCGTCGCCTAACTCCTTAACTATTTCGTCATAAGTTTTGCGTTCTTTTATTAACTGACGATATTTATCATTCACTTCTTTTGTCCAAAATTGATTAAATTTCATAATCTTATATATTCAAAAATTTAAATATAGTTTTTTATATATATTTTCATATATGAATAAACTAGATAGAATTTATGTGAATCTTCGCCAAACATCTTTATATCTTTTCGAGATTCTATTAATACATCATTAATAAATCCAAAGAATTCTTTTGGCGCTCCAACATTAAATTTTTCTTTACATTTGTTTCAAAATCAGTCATTTAAAATTAAAAAACAGGCACTTCTATCTCAGGTCCTATTCTTTCAATTTCATCCATATATATACCATTACTTGAAGAATCTCCCATACCGCCAGGTAAGAAGCATTCGTCACCTTCCTCATACGAGGAAAATGAATCTGGTCCTTCATAATAACAAGGTGTTGGTCTATCATATCCTTTAATTAAAATCCAATACCATCCACTTTTTTGTGGTATTTTTTTGTCGTTTTTAAATTTTTTAATTTTCATATCGTTTTAATTTAATCATTTATTTAAATTTTTCTTTACATTCGTCTATTATTTCTATAATCTTCATATCTTTATATTTTTCCATTATTTCTATTATATCATCACAATAAACATATATAACTGATTGTTTAAATTTTTCATTGTTTTCTAAATAAGAATTCAAAAATTCTTTAGCGTCCATTTATTTTTTTTTAATTTTTTAATTTATATGAAAAAAAAATAAGAGTTTTGTTTTATTTTATGTGACGAAAAAAATAATAAGAATTGACTTAAATATTTTTATATATACAATAAAAAACATTAGATGGTTCATTTTATTTAGCTAAAATAAATATCCTAGATATGAATTTACAAATAAATCGATTCAAATAATGAATATGTTTAGTGATTGCTTAAAATATTATAATATTGAACATAAAATTAGAACAAGAAAAAATGGTGTTATGGACATATTCATCCAATCAAGAAAAAAGGTAAATTTTTTATATTCAATTTTGAATGAAAAATATAAAATGAAAAGATGGAAATTTTGTGCCGAAGACGGGAGTCGAACCCGTATGCTCACCTGAGCACGGCTTTTTAAGAGCCGCATGTATACCACAAATTCCATCACTTCGGCATTTAATTTTTTTCAAAGAACTTCTTTTATATAATAGAAAATATTAATAGTTTATATATTTTTGAAATAACGACATAATTTAAAGACATCTCCTTCTTTAAAATCATATCTTTTTCTTGTATCACAAGCAACATCCCCAACCATACCATAATATCCAAAACATTTTTCTATTTCATGTTTAGAAAGCGAGCAATTGTCGTTTATGCCGTTCAATCTTTCATCCAATGTGTGTTTTTTATTATCCATTTTTAATTGTTTTATTATTTTTCATTTGTGCCCTTGATAGGATTCGAACCTACATATTCTTGCGAACGCGACATCCTAAGTGTCGTATGTCTCCCAGTTTCATCACAAGGGCGATTTTTGTGCCGAAAAAAGGACTCGAACCTTCATGCCCTTCAAGAGCGCATCATTTTGAGTGATGTTTGTCTACCAATTCCAACATTTCGGCTTATTTTTTATTCATTTTTAATTTTTTTATAACAGAATAAATAGTATTACTATTTATCTTTAACATTCTTGATATTTCAATAGATTTTAATCCTTTATTATATAAATCCTTTACCGCTTCGTAATCAATTCTATATTCCTTATTTATATTTAACTCTTTAATTATTTCTGATATTGTGCTTTTTGAACAATTAAAAAATGTAGATATTTCTTTTTGATTCATACCATTTTCATACATTTTTTTGACTTCGTTTCTATTAATTTTTTGAGATAATCTTTTTAAATTATTGGATTTCAAAATTATTTCTTCTTTATTTTTTTCAAAAAAATCTAAATCGGAATGTTCTTCAGTATGGCAATTGTTACATAATATTATACATTTATCTAGCTCTTCCATTATATAGTCTTTAATTATATCTGTATTTGAATTTCTACATCCACCTATTCCTTTAATTTTATCTCTAATATGATGAAATGATAAAGAATCATTAGATTTATTATAACCACATTTTTCACAAGATTGACTATTTTTATATTTTAAAAATAATTTTTTAGATTCTTTATAAATAGTTTCTTCTTTTGAAGAATGAATCTCACTATGGAATGATTCGATGTGTCCTAGGTGGTATTCGAAACCACACCTGTATACCCCCTCAAGATATCGCCTCTACCAATTGGGCTACTAGGACTTTGCCGAAATAAGATAAGTTTACTATCGCAAATTTTCTTTTCTGAGCATTTGATTCATTTCACCATCCGGTATTAAAATATTTCAAAGAACAAATAAAAAACCCAGTCTTTTTTGAGACCGGGTTTTTCGAAAAATATAAAATAAACACGTTATTTCATTAAGCATAAAAACCTGGTCCCATAGTTTCCTAACAATAGGCCTAAAACAGACAGGAGAAGGATATTTACGTTAATGTTTTTCATTGTTTATTTATATATTGTATAATAAATATGGTTTTTTTCCATTTTTAGTTTCAATTATACGACAAAATTATAAAAAAGTTTTAAATAAAAAAAATATTTTAATCATATTTAGCGATTATTTTATTAAATGATGGCGCCAAATATCCAAATTATTCAACGATTTTTATAAAAAGTGTGTCCTTATCATTTTTTATTTTAAATGGTAAAGTTTCATTATTATAATTAAGAAAATTAGATTTTTTTGAAAATCTAAAATTCTGTTTGGTTTTAGAATAATCTCCGTTTTTTTCAAAAATCGATTTTCCATTTGTGGCAAAATACATCTTTTTATCAAAAAAATCCATGAATTGATAAAAAGTCAATCCTGTACCAATGAAAGGCACATCAATTAATTCGTAAATTCTACCATTCGTTACACATCTATAAAATTCTTTCATATCTTTTTTTATTATCTTAACAAAAAATTACAAAAAAGTTTTAAATTTTAATCATATTTAGCGATTATATCCATCTTCAAGTTTATTCGCATAGGTCCTTTTCAGATATTGTTTTCACAGCTATTGTATTATGTTCATTATCAAAAAGTTCGACTTCGAACACACCATTACCATGATCGAAAACAATAGTGCCTTTCGTGCCACATTTTATTTCATCAACATCATTTTTCAAAACTATAGTATCAAGCTCTTTCATATCATTTTAAAACTTTTTTTTTCATTTACAGGCCACAAATATTTTCCATCATTAAATCCTTTATCATTAAAAAATATTGACGAGTAAAAATCTTCATTTTTTTCTATTAATCTTGCTCGCATTGCTCTGTGGAAATCTTCATTACCTAACCACCAAGGCATTACTATTTCTCCTTGTATATCGATTAGTTTCATATTATTTTTATATCCACGATTTATCCACTCTTTAACCATATGATTATAATAATCTTTGAGCGCGTTCTCATAACCAATCCACATAAGCACGGCTGGATGGTTTTTCCAACCGCTTCCATTTTTTATCGTGTTGAGAATTTGATATGCTTCAACTCTTTGCTTGCCGAGTCTTCGATAATCTAAAGCCATTGCTGATTGTTTAAAATCTGGATATGGGAGAAATGTTTGCATGAAAATATTTTAAAAATATCCTAACCATTCTTCAAATGATGGTATTCTAGGTAAAGGATGCATATAGTGGATGTATCCATCAAAATCTAAAGCTCCTTCTCCGAATTTTATTTCAACTTCATCAAAACTCATACACCTTCATTTGTTAAGCAAATTTAAAAAGATTTTTTTAATAAAAAAAATAATATATATGAAATATGAAAAATATAAAATTATACGAACAATTGTTCATTCATCATTTTTAAATGTTTCATTGTCTTTTTTTTATTTTTTTTTTGAAAATATACTATTATATATTGATTTTTTTATATTGATTTTTTTATAAACATTTTTTTATTAATTTTATATATCTTTTAAAAATTATTATCTATATGGGTTATAAATATATCAAAAATAAACTGCCTTTATCCGGATTTTATATTTCTTTCTTTGGCAGCACAATGAACGAGCGTAAAGGTATATACGGAATATCACATCTTATGGAGCATTTACTTTGTAAAGGGCTGGATCCTTATATGAATTCTTTAGAGCAAGACGGAATAAGTTGGAACGCATACACAAGCAGTCGTGAGATACTTTTTTATATGACAGGTCTCGAAAAAAATGTTAAAAAATGGAGAAAATTGTTTTATGAAAAAATATCCAATTTTGGTGTGACAGAAGAACAATTCTTGAATGAGAAAAAAATAGTCATTGAAGAATATAAAGATTCTTTTAATGATCAGGTGGCTTGGCACTTTGATAATCTTTTTAGAAAACTCTATAATAAATATGATTCCATCGGTCTATTGGAAGATTTGGAAAACTTAACATTTGAAGATTGTAAAAATTTCTTCGAGTTACAATACTCGAAACCAAATTATATTGTAGATATTTCAAAAAGAAAGGATGAAGATCTAAGTAAATATTTTGAAAGTTTAGAATATAGCAACAATATGTATGAAAATGAAATTGTTGAGTTTAAACTCAATGAAGATTTTATATACCAAAAAGGAAATGATTATAAAGATAAATCATCGATTTTGATTTTATTGAAAAATGTTATAGATGGAGACAATGCTTATGTAGATTTTATATCACATATGTTGAGCGGTGGATTGAAATCTCCTCTTTATCAAGAAGTTAGAGAAAAAAGAGGACTTGTTTATTATATATGGTCTTATCAGAAAGACATAACAAACAGATCTAGCGTTGCTTTGATTCAAACAGAAACATCAAAAGAAAACTCAAAAGAAGTTGTGGATGTTATATTGAGCATAATAAACAATCCTAAAAGATATATGACAAAGAAAAGATTTAACATTGTCAAAAAATATTATAAAATTTATTATGAAAAAGAAAATATTATGTTGCACAATAACGGGCATAAATTTGTGACACCAGAAAATTTTTTGTTAGAGAAGATTTTAAAGGATATAACTTATGAAAAAGTTATGGAAGTGTATAATAAATATTTTAAAGATTTTTATGTATCAATAGATTCTGAGGAATTTAAAAATGAACTACTACGACACTAAAGATGTCGTAGTTTCGTTAAAAAGATTATACTTTTTAATAACACTTGAGAAATCAAGAGGCTCGTTCATAGAAGCAAAATGATTTTCAAATTTTGGCGATACTAAAACGAAAACAAAAACAAAAAAAAAATTATAATACCATCTATTGATGAGTGGTTAAAAAATATTGAATAAAATGAGAATTTTAGATCGTCAAAATATGACAAGACTTATGAAAGAAGTCTGTGATAAACTGGATAAAAATGAAATAAAAAACGAAATACCATTTGTTTATAAAAACAAGAATGAGTTTGATCATATCAAAATGTTGGTGCCATTAAATATAGATGCTTCCGTGCTCGGCGGAATTTTAGATAGCACTGAATATCAAGATAGTAGTAAATTCATAGATTTTTATTATAAGGGGTTTCGTTTTATCTTCATTCGAACAGATGAAGATGAATTTTTTCAATCTTTCTTTTATTATAGTTGGGATATTCTATCAACTCTTATGAATGTTATTCTAAATCAATTTGGTATGAATTTAACTCCATCTGGACTTCGCTTTGTAGCAGAAGGAAAAAACATATTTTTGACAAATAATATGAAATATGTCATAGAATTTTTAGATATGAATTTTGATATTTATAAAAAAGGTTTTTATGATTTTTATAGCGAAGTTTCTTATATAATAACATCTCCATATTATGATAATAAAATATTTCAAGATTATGAAATAAACAGCGATAACTTTCTTTATTTTGATATTAAACCACAACTCGATGAAGCCAAAAAAATATTATATCCGTTCAAGGCTTCTTATAATTTTAGTGAAATGGATGATTTTCTAATGAAAGTTGATTTGATGTTTGAAGGATCAAATTTTCTTTTGAATATGATGAAAGAAATGAAATAATAATTTTTCTATTTTCAAAAAAGAATATATAGAAAAAGTGAAATATGCTTTTTTTATATGAAACAATTTAAAATTAACGAGGGAATAGAAAAAACTGGAAAATTTATCAAAAAAGATTTTTTTGAATTTGGTGATATTGTTAAGCATAAAGAATATCCAGAATATGGTTTTGGTACTGTAATAAACAATGATGTTATTGTAAGAATAAAATTTGATAATAAAGATGAAGCATGGACCACTAGTCAAGGTTATGCTCATCTTTATTTATTTTTAAAAAGAGATGACAAGAAGGATGCTGAATTTGTTCCTATTGTATATTTTGTAAAGAATAAACTAGAGTTTTATCATCTTATGAAATATCTTGATGCCAGAGGATATAGATGCACTATTGGAAAACTGACATCGTTGATTTATGATCCAGATTATCAAGTTGTTCATATAAGAAAACCGTTTTTTGTAGCATTCTCTACTTTGGAGCAATTCGAGTATCATAAAGTCGAAACATATAAAAATAATTTTATAAAAAAAGAATTACCCTTTGAAATAAAAAAAATAGACATCGAAGACGATCCCTGGGAAGAAGAAACTCCGACATATAGAGAAAAATTAGATGAAGCAATAAAACCGAAAACATTTGAGATGTCTGGCCCGCCACCCCATTCTATGTGGAGAACAAAAGCAGATTTTGTTGCTGATATGGAAAAAATTGGATATACTCATACGACATTGAACAAAGAGACCAGTATGTTAATAACTGATGTGGCTGGCACGTTGAAATGTGAAAAAGCTAGAAAATATGGCATACCAATATATAGTTACGAGCAAGCTTATAAAATGTTTTCAAAGAAAATGAGAAAACGATTAAATCTTGAAGATGATCCTTGGAGCGAAGAAGATTGGGGATGGGAAGAAGTAAATGAAGGCATAGAAGATCATATAAATTTCTTAGAAGATAAGGGAGTCCTTTTTAAAACAGAAAAAGATTATGTAGAGTTTTTAAAGAAAATGGAAGATCTTGGCTATGTTTGGTATATTACTAAAGATAAGCCTACAAGTAGAAACTATTTTGGTTCCAATAACAATATAATTGGAATAAAACAAAATAAAGGATTGTCTAATGGTGTATATGGCTGTGGTATAATACCATATGAATATTTGAAACATTTAGAAAAACTTAAGAAGAAGCAAAATCTCAGTGATGATCCTTGGAATGAAGAAGATTGGGGATGGGAAGAAATAAGGGAATCTGATTCGAGTGAAAACATAACAATTGTTAAATTTAATTCCAGGAGTAAATATAAGTTGGCTCTATCGCATTTAGAGAATAATGGATATCTTTGGAGAAGTGGTCATAAGCCAACAGAATTTGTGTATTGGGGGGGAAGAAATGAAGGATTACGAATAAATCATGACACCAAAATAATAACTGCTTCTAGACGTGGCATGGGAAAAATCTTTTCTGATATGAACGATCTAATTAATAGCAAGATAAAAAGAAAACAAAACTTAAAAGATGATCCATGGGACGAAGAAAATTGGGGGTGGGAAGAAATAAAAGAAAATAACGAATTCAATACAAAATTTAGTGAAGGGGATAGAGTTAGAATTAGAGATGATTCATCGTTTAAATTTCAAGCTTATGAGCTTGGAGGAAATGGACTTGGGTATATAAAATCAATAGCTAACAGCGACTATAATGGTCTAAATTATAGAGTGGAATGGGATAATGGACATTACAACGCGTACGGCGTTAATGATCTAGAGATATTTAATGATGAAAAAAAGATGAAGAAAATAAGAAAACCTGATATAGATCCATGGCAAGAAGAAGATTGGGGATGGGAGGAAATAAATAAAACTTAAAACATAATTCAAAAATAGATGTCAGATAAAATTGATAATTATTTTGATAAATATAAAAATTATTATGAAAGTAAAACAATTATATACGCAAAAGGTATTGCTAAAAATATAGATAGATCAGAAATATTAAAGAATATGTTGGATAATAACAATATAGATATATTAACTTTCATCAATGAAATATCTTATTTATCCGATTTCAAATTAAAAAATTATGGCGATGAAAAATTAGCAATAGACGAGATGCAAAGCGTTTTAGATTATATCGCCTTTTCTAATGAAATAGAAAAACAAATGTTGCTTGGTAATATAGAATTTTCTTCCATTGGTGAAGATGGAATACTGTTTTATAAAGCGAATTCATATGCCATAGAATATTTCTATGAAGAGCTAGGCATAGAATTACCCGAAGATGAATTCAGTATAGATTTATCGAATGATGATAATGAAGATTTTAATGCCCAATTAAATTAAAACTTTTTATATTTTTTTTATATAATCCATATTATGAACGGAAAAGTATGCGCTGTTTATCGAGATATAATAAAAGAAAATACTTATAGATTTTCTTGGCAAACAGATAAGGAATATTTCGGTGAAATAACTTGTTTTTATGAAAATGGAAAATGGATAATAGATTCAGAATATATGGGGTTAGAATTTATAAACGAAGTTTTAAATTTTTGGTTTAGACAAGAAAAAAATAATGACAAAGAAAATGGAAATGACAAAGAATGATTTTATAGAAAAAGTTTTCGATTATGAAAAAGAAAACGATTGGAAATTTAAGGGCGATAAACCTTGTTTGATTGATTGTCACGCTTTATGGTGTCGGCCGTGTTTAGCGATGACCCCCATTTTAGAAGAATTATCTGATGAATATAAAGGTAAAGTTGACATTTATAAAGTTGATGTTGATGAAGAAAATGAAATAGCCGCTTTATTTAACGTGCAAAGTATACCAACATTTATATTTATTCCAAAAAACAGCGAACCAATAGTGACACAGGGCGCTTTACCGAAATCAGCTTTGAGAAAGATTATAGAAGAACATCTATTATAAGTTATTCTTTTTCATTTCTATTTCCAAAATGAACTCTCTTTCTATTTTGTTAGATATCAATTTATCTACATTAATTTTATTGCCAATTTCCCTATTAATATTAATATTTTTTATATAATTTTCTAAATTTTTTTTTCCGTAGAATTCCATTTTTTCATTTTTTGTTATTAAATGATATATTTTAAAACTAAATTTATTTATAAGTCCTTTATTCCATGGCACTTGGGAATTTTTAAGACCTTTATTCCAGGGTTTTTTTCCTTTTAAAGATTCTGATACTTTTTTTATTCTTTCTGCGCTATATTTTTTTCCTAAACCAGCTATTCTTCTTTTTTCTTTTTCTTCATTGGATCTATTTCCATATATCTCTTCGTATGTTTTTCCTTTTCTTTTTTTCAACATCAACTGGACCGATTTATGTACCCCAGCATTATGCAATCTTTTAGATTCATCGCTCGCTAATGTTCCGGCGCCGCCCCTCCCCCCATCAGACATATTGTAGAATTCCTTTGATTCTACAGCGTTAAAATATTCTATCCAATATTTTTCTCTTTCAAATAAATATTTTTCATTATCGCTTTCTTCTATTATTTCTTTGATAAAATTATTTTTGCCGTATTTTTTTAAAGCTAATTTTATAGATTTCCCAGAACCATAATAGTTTTTATTGTTGATTGTATCAACTCCAATATATTTTTTACCGTTAATTTTATTTGTTGTTAAGTACACCACGCCCATATTAATATATTTTTAATTTTTTTCATCTTTAATTTTTTTATCTTTAATTATTAAATTTGTAATATATCTAGATATGGAAGCATATTCAATTTCTGAATATTTTTTAATATGTGCATATAAATCGTTATGGAGCCTAAAACTTATCATTTTTCTTTTTATTTTTGTCATAAATTGTATTATTTTGTATTACAATATATATAAAACAAAAAATATGATATTTTTCCATTTATTAAATAAATTAATATTTTATTTAAACCTTGATCAAATTTTATAATAAAAAGAAACTACAAAGACATTGATGGTAGTATTTTAAAACTAATACCAAATCCTACAGTTAAAAAGATGTGGAGTTAGCTCTAAATTGTGAAAAAAAATCAAACATAGAGGAACAATTTAATTTTATTTAAAAAACAAAACAAAAAACTAAATCTTATGAAAAAACTACTTTTAATTTTAGCCGTCGCGCTATTCTCAGCGGCATCTCTTTTTGCTCAAAAAATGAGTGATACAGAATTCTCATCTGTTATGAAAGAAGCTATATCTACTTTTAACAGCAAACTACCGGTTGTTATAGATAGTGAAACCAGAGCCGATAATGTCATGTTTTACGAACTTTGATATATAATTATACTTTATATAATAAGTATAAATCTGATATAAATAATTGGGAAACATTAAAAAATAATCTTTATACAACTCTTTTGAACAAAATAAAAACTAATCCTGATATAGCATTTTTCCGAGATAACGATGTCATATTTAACTATAATTATTATGATAAGACTGGTATATTTCTTTTCGGTATAAAAATATATCCGGTTGATTATAAATCATACTATTAAAAAAAAAATAAAAGAGTATCTAAAAAAAATAGATACTCTTTTTACCACGTACATACCCTCAGGCCCGCGTGAATATCATTATATATCAATTCTAAAAATCAAAAAAAAGCGATTATTGAAAAACAATCGCTCTTACCACGCTTGAGAGGGCTTTCGCCCTCCCCAGTATTATAATAAATATATATTTTTATCTCTATTATATATATTATTTATATCGTACAAATTTTTGTAAATGTATATTTTTCCAAAATCTATTCCACTATTTCTAGACACTAATCCTGAAATTTTGCCACCTCTTATTAAATATTGTTTTGCTTTTATTGGACTATAACTCACACAGTTTAAATTATCAAAATCGAATTTTGTTGAATTTATATACCTTTCTATTTCCGAATAGTTGGAAACAGTTTCGCCACTATTATTTATAAAATTTGGTCCAGCTGCCACCAAACCACTTTTTCTTTTTGTTTGTGAATAAGTTATACTGGAGAACACTTCACCATGATAATAAAATTTCTTTTTTGGCTCGTTGGTTATCAACCTATTATCTGAAACAGATATATTTACTTGATTTTCATCTATATACATTTTAAAGTTGTAGAACCCATAGTTTCCAAAATTATGATCTTCACTGTTTATCACTAAAGTAACCATATACCACTTATTCAGTTCATATGAATAATCTGTATACAGAGAAAAGGAATTGTCTGACCCGTTCTCTAGCCATCCATAATCGCTTGTAGAATTAAAAGATATTGAAGTCACAAAAGAAAATGGTTCATAAAGAGTTTTATATGTTGGGTAATTATTATAAATATAATATGGAGCCATCGCACCGAAATTTATCATGGTGTCGTGATTGTTTGAATTATTTTTATACCCAGTTCCGTCAACTGCATATCTCAAACTGGTTAAAAACGTGGTTTTTCTTCTTATCGGTAAAGATTTATTTGTTTTTGTTGGAAAACGATTTATTTTTGTCCAAAAAGAAATTATATAATCACCATTATTTTTTATAGACACGAAATCAAATAAATTCCCATCCTCTTTTTTTATTAATGTTGTTTGTAAATCATTGAACCAGTCTGTGCTATAATTCATGCCTTTAGCTATACCATATGTTGTGTCAGTTTGTCCTGAATCTACCTCAATATCATATGAATATGTTCCACCACTATCATTGGGCGTAAATTCCAATAAAGTGTTTATAGAAGTATATAAATCTTTGGATTCATCATAAACATTTTTCACATTTAAATGATCATAAACATATAGTTTACCAAAATCGATTCCAGTGTTTTTAAACACGAAATCATATCTAGGACCAGATGCATACAAATTTTTCTTAACTCTTATCGGGGCGAAACTTATACTATTAACATTATTTAAATGAAAAAATTTATGAAAATTAAATCTCAATGTATTTGTATTTGATATCTCTTCACCGTATTTGTTAATAAAATTGGGTCCGGCAGCTATTTCCCCGGCAGATCTTCTAGATTTTTTCCCGTGAGCATTAGGACTATTTGTGATAACATAACTTCTATGATGAGCTATATTGACTTGTTGATTGTTTACGAACATTCTTAAATCATAATCTCCACCGTCACTATTAAAAACACCCGAAGCTGGATTTATAGACATTGTTATAAAATACCAATTGTTCAAATTATATGAATAATCTGTATATATCGAAAGAGTATCTCTATTTCTAAAATTATCATCTAAACTACCGTAAATGTGATGATTATAAGTTAAAGTGCAAGTGAAAGAAAAGGGTTCGTAAATAAATTTATATGTTGGATCATTGTTATAAATATAATATGGAGCCATTACCCCAAAAGATATTATTCCTTCATGTTTACAATCAAAATTTTGATATCCGTTATTGTCATAACAATATTTCAAATCCAATAATGCTGTTCTTTTTCTTCTAATTAATCCAGAAAGAACTTCTGTTCTTGGTTTTTCTATAGAGAATCTATTTAATTTTACCCAAAATGACACAGTATATCGATTTTTGTTTTCTGATTGAAATTCAAATATATTTCCGTCTTCTTTTTTAATAAATATCGTTGGTTCATAATTAAAATCTCGCTTTCCTACATCGAATAGATGATCATTATCATATTCATTGTTTATTCCACTGGATATTCCATAAGTTGTGTCTTGTTGATTGAAAACAACATCATAATCACCCGTTGAGTAATTTGGCATATATTCAAATAGATATCCAGCAGTGTCATCATACAATAGCGGATGTGAACTTATTGGCTTATTTAAAACTAATTTACTATCATATAGAATTAATCTACCTTTTAAACTAAACATCCATCCGCTATTATTGCCGAGATCTGTTGAAGTTGGCCCGGCATACCAAACGCTTGATGGTTGTGCAACAGAATCGATTATGGATAGATATTGTCCGTAAACAACAGGCTTATTTACAATCGGACCAGTATAATTAAAGGTGCTTGTATATCCACTTTCTATGGTACCTATTGTTATACCAGATTCAATTGTACCAACAGCTGAAAAATTATTAAAATTAATCGTTAAACCAGATGATGTTTTTATAGATTTACCTGGATCGACAAGTAAATAATTTATATAATATGTTGTTGCTGGAATATCAGATTTTATTTCATAATCTCCTGTTATACTACCAGTTAGCCATATATTACAATTTGCGTCATTTGAAAATGGTTGTATTTGTATATTAGAAGATCCAGTTTCATCGATTTTAAAAGTTGTTCCATCACACCAAGATGTTGTGTCATAAGAGTTATTTCCACCAATATATAAAGCCGGAGAATATTCACCAGTTATTTCTATTTCTTGACTGTATATTGTAACTTTAGCATCAGAGTAAACTTGAAAACTTTCACATTCAGTGTTACCATATATTGTATAATCGCCATATAAGAAAGATACTATACCCAGCAACGAATTTTCCAAACTAGCTGTAGATGAATCTCTACAAACAAGTTTAATAATATTTGTTCTTTGCTCAAATTCAAACATTGGAGATAAATATAAATTTCCTTTAATATTTATTGGTATGTCACCATTATCCGATACGAATAAAAATTTATTTATGTCATAACAATCGAAATCGTTACAATATATTTTGTCTCCAATGTCAAAATTTATATATCCTTCTAAAGCTGATGTGAATGATTCATCTATAATCACGTTATCTTGAGCCAGAGGCATTCTTCCGTTTCCGCCACTTCCACCACTACCCAAAAACCACACACTTTCATCGCTCCAATTTATTGTGTCTCCACTGGAATATAAATATTGGTCTTGCGGTGTGGTGAATGTTATACCAGAATTACCGCCCCAATCACCCGAGCCGCCTATGATTGATGATAGATCCCAATCAAAGGATCCATCACCAACAATATCCCTAAAATCTACATTGTATGCTAAAACATCCGATGCGAAAAGACTTCTTTGAACATCAAATTCATCTGACGTTATGAGCAATCTATAATTAGTTGAATTTGTTCCACTTAGGATTAAAGTTTCATTAATAATTTGGTCATCATATAATTGTAATTTATAATTTATGTTGCTATCATTCGAAATTTCTAAATCATTAAATATGTTGTTATCGTATATATATGCTCCATTAATAAATTTAACATTATAAAAAGTGTTATCATAACCTTTAAATATGGAATTGAAATCAGATATATTTATTTGACTTGTGCCGGCACTTAGTTGAACACCATAATCATCTATATAGGAACCTAAATTTAAAGTAGATGTTGATAAATCTAGATATTTTAATGTTGAGCCGGTTGTATAATATTTACCTGTTGTTGTTATTGTTTTACCACTTGTTAACCAATTTCCAGATTCATGATATATATCTGAAGAACCCAAATTTAAATCATCTAAATTAACCCAATTGTTGTCCCCGTCAAAATATAATCGATTGACATTTAAAATAGAACCATTTGTGATTATATAGGAATCTATTACACTTTTTAGATATAGATATCCAGTTTCAGAAAAATTCCATGTAATGCCAGAATATAATGCTATATCTTTATAAATATTTAAAGTGTGTCCGGTGTTACTTATTGTAACTGATTGGGTGACACCTGTCCATAACATATCATAACAGTTGGCATCAACGTTTATATCTATTGAGCTTGGTGATGAAAAACTATATTCGTTGAAAAATACTTTATCAGATGACAATGGTAGTGTTGCCCCACTGGCTCCACCAATAGAATAAGACCAATGTGACGTGTCGCCCCAATATCCAGAATCTCCCACCCAATATTTTAAATTCGATGCATTAAATGTCCATCCAGTGTTATTACCACCATCTATACTATTGTAACCAGCGTTTGTATTTGGTGAAACTATAGAGTCTTGTATCGTGCAATAATCTAAGAACCAATTATCTGTCCTTATTAATGAATGAGTTGATCCAGTTGTGGTAGAACCTATAGTTATCGTATTTCCTGAATAACCGATGGCATTAAAATATTTAGATGTTTGAACGGATCCGCTATTGAATCTAACCTTACGTCCTGGATCTATTAATATTTCATCAAATGTATTGTTCCCGTAAATATCAAAATTTCCTGTATGGGAGCCAGATAACCAAAGTTTATGGTAAGTTTTTCCACCAATGAATATTGATATTGCGTTAGAACCAGATGATGGATTGAATTTTATAATAGAATTTTCTGGGTATAAATTAACACCGCTTGTGATATATAATGGTATAGATGTATTATATTTTATTTCTAATGTACCGTTTCCCATATATAGAGTCATCCCAGATGAAGCCATCTGAAATAAATTACATGTCACATCATAATCATTTAAATCTATCCAACCTATAGATGAATCACAATTAAATTGACCACAAGTGACGTTTGACAACAAATAATAATGCCCTCTTTTAAATATGAGTTGTTGTGGATAATTTATATTATAAGTATTAACATATGAAATGGATTCTTTTGATTGGGAATATAAATACGTGAAATATCCAGTGTCTAACCCCCATGATATCAATGATGACCAAATAATATCACCATAAATTTCATTGAAGTTTGATCTCTTTAATATAGTATTATTTGTTAAACTATTCATATTTAATGATCTTCCCATTCTCTGACAATCTAATGTTAATGTCGTTGTTTGATTAAAACTATTTTCGTCAAAAATCGCATCATCTTGTGGTAGAGGCACTCTGCCAGTAGTAACTCCGCTCGTATTTAAAAACCAATTTGATACATTAGACCAACTTGCTGTGGAACCAGTTGCATAAAAATATTGAGTTTGACCAGATGTAAATATTATATTAGAATTGCCGCCACAGTCACCAGACCCGCCTGATATTGATGATAAATCCCATAAAGTTGTTCCTGAACCTTTAATATCACGAAAATCAACATTTGATGCATTAATAAGATTGTTACAGTAAATAGTTTTTTCTGTTCCAATAGTGTTTGAACGAACAATGAGTCTATAATTTGAGCTATTATATCCAGATAATGTTAATGTATCAACATAAAAATCACTCACCATGATCAACGAAGATCCAACAGATGAATATCCATTATATATTAGATTAGATATAGTAGATCCTTGCATGTCTATTCCATCTATATCATTTACACTAGCATAACTTGTAATGAAATTGACTATTATATTATTGAATGTGAATGATTTACCAAGGACGATACAATAGTTGACGAAACTATATGACAATTTATTTATAGTTATTGTGGATGTACCCGCATCTAAAAACGCATTTGCCCCGATTCTTAGAGAGTTCATATATAAATTACTATCACCAAGATATAATTGACCATAACCAGTTGCTGCGTTTATATCACTATAATTGATAAAATATATATTTTTATCATTTGTATACCAACTTCCGTTGCTAATTAATAGAGATGTATTGTTATACCAATCATCAGTATTAACTAATGTAAAACCTGATATATCCATATATAATCTATTAAAAGCTGTTGTTACTCCGCTAGTTCTTAAAAATTGATGATAGTTTGATTTTAAATATAGATATCCTGTTGAAGTGAATGACGTAGTGAGTCCAGTGGCTAAAGTCATACTACCATAAACATTAAAAGCATAGGCAGAGTTACTTAATATGACATTTTGATTTATTCCTTCAAAATCTATAGCACCACAATCAAAATTATTATTTATTGTAACAGTACTACCTGTTGAAAAAGAATTTTCATCAAAGAAGATATCATTTGAAGATGTTGGAACAGAAAACACTTCTTTTATACTAACATCATCTAAATAATCATCCGCCGCGATCAACGTATATAATTCAAAATAATAGGTATAGTTATTGTCTGGGATATAATAATAAGGATTTGTGTTTAGGTGTACTATCACATCTCCCCCTGGAGATGGAGTGAATATAGTATATCCAGAATTATTTGTGTGATATATAGCATAAGTCTTGCCGGACACAAAACTCATTGGAGTTGTTGAATATAAATATTTGGTTCCACCAGTTGAACTAAAATGTAATCTATAATTTATGTTATCCCAATCTAGAACATCATAGTTTCCAGCCCAACCAGTAATACCGGAGTCAAAACTTCCATTTATTATCATTTCGTCACCATAAGAATACCCGCTCAATCCACCTGATGTTGCCGACCAATGTGAAGCATCTGTAATATTGCCCGAGTCTCCCACCCAATATCTTGGTACATTGAAAGTCCACCCACTATTTCCTCCACTATCTGTGGATGCCCTAGCGAATAAATTATTAGCAACCGAATATGATATATCTGTATATTTAACATCAGCATACCCACTTGAAGTCTTTGATAATGTGAAAGTTGAACCTGTAACAGTAGATGTTATTGTTATACCGCTTGATGAAGTGCCTTTTGAAATGAGTGCATCAAATGTGGTTGTTGTTCCATTTGTGAATTTAACTTTACGACCTGGATTTATAATCAATTCATTAACCGTTAGTGAATTGATGGTGCTATAATAACCAGTGCATTCACCAGCGAACCACATTTTATTTAGAATTAATCCGCTTTTATTATTACATATTATAGGACTGGATGAACTATTACAGTTAAATTTAACTGTTGAACCTTCAGCATATATTTTAGAATCATATCCAGCATATGTTGAAAGAGGCTGTCCAGAACCATTTAAATTTATCGTACCATTACCAAGATAAACGGTACCATATACACGAAGTCCTCCCACGTTAATTAAATTAAAATCGTTGAAATCAAAAGTCCCTGTAACTATTTGAAAAGCTGCATCAGCCCCAACATATGACAGTTGAATATCACTTTGATTCGTGTACACGCCATTAACACAATTTACTAGTAAATAACATAAAGGTCTGTTATATGTATTTAGTGCATAATCACCTCTACCAAATAGGCATATAGTATATGAACCAGAGTATGATATATTGTTACCTAAAATAAAATTACCATAGCTCTCAGTTGTTATAGTGCTAAAAGCTGTTGTTATTGATTGGCTCACATTTGACATATCAAGAGATTTGCCAATTCTTTCACAGTTAAAACTTAAAGTACATCCAGTTGTAAATGAATTTTCATCAAATATGACATTATCCTGAGGTAATGGAACTCTACCTGGTGTTACTCCACTACTATTTAAAAACCATTTGGATGAATCAGACCATAAAGTCGAAGAGGATCCAGTATGATAATAATATTGAGTTTGACCAGATGTGAATGTTATACCTGAATTACCATAACAGTCTCCAGAACCGCCTTCTATATTTGACAAATCGAATATAGTTTCACCAGATAAATATATGTCACGAAAGTCAATGTTGGATGCTTCAACAGATGGCGTTGTAATTTTATATTGTGTTCCAAGTGTATATGAATATAAAAGAGATCTATAATTTGTCGAATTAGAACCACTTAAAATTAATTTATTGTTGACTATTTGATTACCAGATATATATATGTCATTATATATTGTTGGTGAACCACTAATTGTTAAATTGTTAAATATATTATTACCTATCATGGCTCCGCTAGGATAACCAGTTCCAGTATAATATATAAGATCATAATAAGTTTTATTACCCCCAATAAATCCAGCGTTTGTTGTTATTATTAATGTTGATGTACCAGCGTTTAATGTTCCAGTACAAGACCATCCTGCTGTAGTAATTGTCGATGTACCCAAATTCGTAATTCCGTCTCCTTGTGTCCAAAATCTATTCCAGTTAATATTATGATTGTTTGTGTTGAATGTTCCTGGTCCAACATTACCAATACCAGATGTCCAATCATCTCTTAAATTATATGTACCACCACCAGCAAAATAGAATCTATTCCAATATGAAGAATTTCCATTTGTTATGATATCCACGAAATTCGATGACATAAAATAGAGATAACCTGTTGACGAAAATGACGCTGTTAATTTATCATTTAATATGAAGTTACCATAAACATTTAAATTATAAGCAGAATTTGTCAATGTAACTGGTTGAGTTATACCGCTCCAATTCATATCATAACAATTAGCTGTTGTACTTATTGTTATAGTACTTCCGGTTGAAAAACTATTTGAATCGAAATAAACTGAATCCCCAGACGTTGGTATTGTTGCACCACTCACACCACCAGATGTATATGACCAATGTCCTGCATCATTCCAGTTTCCAGAATCCCCAACCCAATATCTAACATTAGACTCACCAAAAGTCCACCCTGTGTTATTGCCACCATCTGTGCTATATAAACCAGCATTTTGTGAAGGAGAGACTATAGAATCGCTTATTGTCGCATATTCTACTGCCCAATTATTAGTCACACCACTCAACGTATGAGTTAAACCAGATGTGACCGAGCCTATTGTTATACCAGAAGAAGCTGTTCCTACAGCGTTTAGATATTTTATAGATGATGTTGTGCCCCCAGTAAATCTAACTTTTCTTCCAGGATCTATCTTTATTTCATTGATGATATTTCCATCTTCCATATCGAAATATCCTGTATGATTTCCAGAGAACCAGATATTATTTAATTTGTATCCGCTGGCATACCCCATAGATAAAATATAATTCGATGAAGTGGATGTAGGTTCAAATTTTATAGTAGAGTTACCCTCATTAAAAAGCATATAAGCCCCACAATAAAAATCCCTTTGAACTTTTATTGTGCCAGACCTAGCATAAATTTGCCCATTTTGACAATAGCTGACAGAGAAAGAAAGACAACTCAAATTATAATTATTGAAGTCTATGTTGTATAAAGAATCATTACCACCTGCTCCAAAACCACCCAGTAATGTTGTGTCACTTAAAAACACAAATCCACCATAACTTAGATAGATAGAATAATGAGTTTTATTGTATGTGTTAATATTAGCTGTTGATCTATTATAGAAATAATACACATAATTACCACTTGGAGTAATATTATCTCCAAGTATGTAATCGCCAAAACAAGTTGCATTATTTACTGTTGTTGCCGTAATCGGAAAGGTTACACCAGACATATTGAGATTTCTTCCTAGACAACCACAATTTATTGTTAAAGTGCATCCAGTTATAAAAGAATTTTCATCAAAAATAACATCATCTTGTGGAAGAGGAACTCTTCCTGGTATGACTCCATTAGTGTTCAGGTACCAGTTGTATGAATCTGACCACAAAGCTGTTGTGCCCGTCGTATAAAAGTATTGAGTTTGACCAGATGTGAATGTTATACCAGAATTATTGTATTGATCGCCAGCTCCACCTGGTATATTTGATAGATCAAATATAGTTTCACCAGATAAATAAATATCTCGAAAATCTACATTAGCAGAATCAACATTATTTGTTGTAATTTTATACTGTGTTCCAAGAGATGATGAATAAATTAACAATCTATTCGTAGTTGAATTATATCCTTTTATTGTAAGTGTGTCATAAATTGTTATATTTGGAAAACCGTATTCTCCTATACTTAATCCTCCACTTGATGTAGTAGTTTTATTGATCGTGACGTTATTGAAAGTACAATTTCCCCAAATTGAATAATTGTTAGCTATAACATTATAATAATTAGCAGATGATAAATAACTACCTCCTCCAGAACCACCTGTTGTTTCTATGGTTGAAGTGCCTGGTATAATTGTCCATCCGCCATGACCATATATCGCGCCTACTAAAATATAAGAAGAACCGAATGATAAAGTTCTGGTTCCGGTAATACCTAATGTACTTATAGTCCCAAGTGTAATATTTTTACTATTTGTATTCCAAGTGCCATTTACTGGCAATAATGTTGTTGAGTTTGATGTCCAATTGTCTTGATTTACCCATGTTCCGCCTGAATTATCCATGTATATTCTATTCCAGTAAGATGTGTTTCCACTACTAGTTATCCACTGCATGTCACTAGCTTTTAAATATAAGTATCCAGTACTAGCGAAACTCGTACTTAATTTTTCTGATAAGAATAACGATCCATATACATTTAGATTGTAAGACGAATTAACCAGGTTAACGCTCTGATTTATACCTGTCCAGATAAAATCATTACAATTGGCTTCAGAGTTTATTGTTACAGTAGAAGTCCCTGTAAAACTCAAATTATTAAAATAGACTGAATCGCCCGATGTCGGCACAGTTGCTCCACTGACACCGCCAGATGTCTCACTCCAATGACTAGAATCGTTCCAGTTGCCGCTATCATTTATCCAATATCTATTACTCATTCAAAATTTTACATTCTACTATTGTCATAAAATCCCAATTCCTCGCCAAAACATAATGTGCTCGTATTTGTATCATAAACAACAAAATATAAGCTTTTATTTTCACCGTTTTCATCAGGCATCAATCTCCATTTCATTGGATCATCACTATTATCAACATTATTTTTTACTCTATCTATTATCTCACCCATAGATAATTTTTTCATATCATCGCCCGTGAATAAACTATTCATTTCATATTTTGAATCTAAGTCTTCGAGCAAATGATTGGGGTCGGGCTCATAATTCTCCATAACTTTAACTGAAAAGTCAATATTGTCCAAATCAATGACATCGTTTTGTAAACAATAATAATAATCTTTGTAAATTGTTGTCATATATTTTTCATTTCTTTTTTTAAAAAAACTTGAATAAATTTTTTAATATATATATATTAAAAAAAATAGGGTCCTTGTGATGATTAATGATTATCCAAATTTTGTGATGAATGAAAATTTAAAAAAAGATCTCAAAAAACTTTTAACAAACATAAAATCTTATTTCAAAGATTATGATGATATTGAAGTTTTGAAAAATAAACTTATAAAGTTTTTAAATAACTATAAACAGAAAGTTATATCTGGCGAGATAAAAAAAATAGATGATAATTTTATTAAAGAGCTCGCAACAGAAATCGATAAAGAAACCATTGAAGCTTTAAATATAGATGTTTTTTTTAGAGGTATAAATAATATGCTTTTAAAGAAAAAAGATAAAAAAATAGATAAATATTTTGATGATTATATAGATACTATACCAAAAAGAGTGGAAACATTGTATAACTCGGAGCAAGATATTGATATAACTGATGTTGATACAGAAGATATTTATTATGATCCATATTTGGGGGATAAAGAATTCGCCGAGTGGAAAAAGGCTGTTTCAAAAGCTCCAAGATTTCGTGTTAAAAGAAAAAGATTTGAAATAGAAAAAATTAGTTTACAAGTCGAACTATTGAAACTAAGAGATTGGTTACAAGAAAATAATAAAAAAGTGATTGTACTATGTGAGGGTCGGGACGCTGCGGGAAAGGGATCTTTTATTAGGACTGTCACAGAAAATTTACAACCACAGTCTTTCAGAATAAATACCTTTGGTATACCAACTGAACACGAAAAAGAGCATTGGTTTGAAAGATATGAAAAAGTTCTTCCAACCGCAACACAACAGTTTGCTTTTTATGATCGTAGTTGGTACAATCGTGCTGTTACCGAGCCAGTTATGGGATATTGTACTCAAGAACAATACGAGCAATTTATGAAAGATGTTCTTCCATTTGAATATAAATTAATTGATAGTGGATATTATTTATTTAAATTTTGGTTCTCAATAACAAAAGAGACTCAGCACATAAGATTTGAATTGAGGAAAACAAGTCCAGTAAAATATTGGAAATTTTCACCAAATGATGCTCTTTCTATGAATAAATGGGATGCTTACACAGCTTATAAAGAAGAAATGTTTTACAAGACATCTACTGAAAAATCTCCTTGGGTAGCTGTCGATTCTAACGAAAAAAGATTATCAAAATTAAATGCTTTAAGATATATGCTTCGTCAAATACCATACGAAAATAAAAAAGAAGAAATATTGGATGTTTATCCAGAGATAGTTTTTCCAATTATATAAAAAAATAGAGAATGATAAAAAGGTTTAAAATTTTTGAACAACAACGAGAAGAAGATTTAGATGATCCTTGGGGAGAAGAAAAGAAAGTATCATTATTACCTGATTATTGGATAATTCATATTGAAGATGTGGAAGATATATTGGATGGTTTCGAAAACTTATTTGTCAATTCACTTCATTTACATTTCTATACTGTTAATGATTATTGTGATGATGACAATTATAACGTTATAATATCTGACGCAAATTTAAATGGTGTTCAAATTGAAAAAATTTGCAAAAATGATGGCAAATATGATGAGACAGATTATGTTTTTATAAAATGTGAAGATTTTAATGATATGATAGGCCTTTTTAATGATGCCATAGAACATTATGGGTTTCACTTATATGAGGACATAGATGTGAATGGTGCGAAATTTATCGTTTCAAAAGAACCTTTGAGCGAAGAAGCTATATTACAAATATTAGATTATGAAGATGAAAATTACTAATTCCAAATATCACATATATTTTCCTTTTTGAATTTTATCTCTTAACCCAAAAAAACTATTGTGTTTCTTATTCTAGCAGCATTTTCATAATCCTCAGCCAAAACATATTTATTCATTTTTTCTTTTAAATAGCCTAGTTGTATTCCAACTATCTCAGGATCTTCATATTTATAGTTTTCCAAAAGATCTTCAAATATTCTTTGGAAATTTTTATACTCTTTTATCATCAGATCATAAAAGTTATTATTCACCATTTCACTTAAAAAATTATTAAATTCCTCCTCAATACTTCTAGTTTTATCATATATTTGATAAGCATCTATCATTAATAGATCGATTGGATGAATTCTTGTATCTAACTGAGTCTTACTTAATTCATAAGTTTGAGCTTGTTCTAATAAATTCTGATATTTAAAATTTGTGTCATTACCACTAGTCATAAATGTCCACATCTTAACCCAATATAATAAAGTTAAAAAATCATCTATGTCTACACAACTTTTCATATTATTTTTATATTAAAAAATATATGGAGTTTAAAAGAATTACATTGCATTAATGAATAATTTCTAAGGATTCGTCATGCCTTGCAAATATCCTGAAACATATGCCATTATAACTGATGGAGTTTCATGCCCACTTGTATGAAAAACGACTCTCCCTCTTATTGAAATTTCACCATAAAGCCCATTATATTTGACAGAAAATGTTGGAGATATTTTTTTTTATTTTTTTTTTACTATAAGACTCCAAGTACATTGGTTGATTTCACATAAAACGTGTCGAAATATGGGTGATCTGCTGGTACACTATTTTTTAAAGTCACTGTAGTAGATTTAATTTTTCTTCTATCGTCGCCGTTATAAGTAAGCCAACCGTTTTTTAAAGCGAAGTTTTTCATAATTTGAGTTTTCGCCCCATTTATAGAATATATTCTATCCATATAAATCCTTCCATCATCTAAATTCCAAACAAGAGCCCTGGCAACCAATTCATCATTTTCTATTAAAACCGCTAACGCTATTTTATCTGGATTATTGCCATATGTCCTTTGTATTCTAGATCGAAGACCTTTATACCTCATACAGGAATTATTTAAAGAACCGCCTCCACTTTTATATCTACTTTCGTCATACCAATAAGCTATTTCTTCTCCTTTAACTATTTTGACTTTTTTTTCTTTTAATAACTCATCCATTCTAGCTCTATATAAATCAACCAATTTTTCAATATCAGCTTCAGAATAATCTTTATTTAATTTCCTAAGAACTCTACCGACCCTAGATGATTGGCGATACCTTTCTTTATCTTCAGCTTTTACTCTTCTCGCTGGAATAAATGTAACATAAGTTGTAGGGTCTTCTTTTTGTATATCTATTGATGTTATGTCTAAATATTTTTCCTTCACTTCAAACTTAATCGACTTTAAAACTGATTTAAAAATTTGACTTGCTGTATATGGAATGAGTTCACCGGATTCTACTCTTTTTTTAATATCGAGATAGTCGCTCGTTAAAATTTCAACAAAATTTAGTTGTCCTGGCACTAATGATATCTCTTTTACCTTTTCGATTTCTACTCTATGATCATATCGCTGCCAATAATACGGTAGCATTTTTTTCAAATCTGGCGAAGACTCAACATATCCCCTTTGATACACTATTTTTTTTATTTCTACTGGCTCATCAAGTTCGACTTTTATTTCTTTTTGAGAATAATAACTGCTATTATCCACTAAAATTTTTTTGACTACACCAGTTTTACCCTTTAATTTCGTTAAACAGTCCAGTATAGATACATTGGCAGTGAAAATGATTTTATCACCTACTTTAATATCAGCTATCTTAATTTCTTCATTTATAAAATCGAAATTGCTATAATTCAACAACATTTAAAAATTTTATTTTTTTTTTTAATACTCATCCCTATTATTTGATAGTACCACAGACGTTTCTTTATAATCTTTATAATAAAATGTGTCTAAATAGGGGAAGTTTAATTTCTCACCTTTTTTTATTGGGGATAATGTTACTTGAATTTTTCCGCTAACACCTTCACTTCTAACAATCATACCATTTTGATGAGCAAATTTTATAAACTTCAATTCATCTGGATATCTAACAGTATAAACTCTATCCATATAAACTCTTCCGTCATCCAAATTCCAAACCAAAGCTCTCCCTACAATTTTATCACCTTTACTATTTTTCATTATAGCGAGGCCTATTTTATCTGGAAATCTATCATATACATCCTTTATGAGGTATTGAGATCCACTACCACACATACAAGAGCTATTTAACGAACCACCACCGCTTTCATATCGAGTATTTAGGTACCAATATGAAATATCTTTGCCTCTTACGATCTCAATATTAACTGGTTTTTTCATTTCTTCTATTTCAGCCCTAAATTTATTTGAAAAATCTTCAATGTCTTTTTCTGTTAAAAATGAATTCAATTTTCTTAGAACTCGACCCACCCTTGTTCTCTGTCTATATTTTTCTTTATCAGCGGCTTTATGCCTTCTAGCTGGTATAAATGTTAAATAAGCTGGATCCTCATCTAGATCGATATCAGTTATGTCGAAATATGCTCCATACATAGAATATTCACTTCTTATAGAAAATCTTATAGCATTAATAATATAATTTACAGCTGTCGAAGATCTATATTGAGCTATTTCACCAGATTTTAATTCTTTATCAAATGAAAAATAATTTGAATATGTTTTAGCGTACGCTTTTACTTGTTCTGGTTTCAGTTCAAAATTTAATTTAGCTAAAACCTCTTCTATCGTACCACGTTCAACATTATCATTTGGAGATTTTGGATCATATTTATCAGAAGGAACATAAGTTATATATTTTTCTGGTTCTTCTTTATCCTCATTCAGCTCTGTTATTTCAAAATATTGATGACCGTCTTTAGAAAGAGGATCTTTTAAGCCAACAACTCTGAAACCAATTCTATCTAATGTGTTTTTTAATTTCGAGCTAGATTTAAACTTTAAAAGTTTGCCGTCTCTTATGTCTTTAATATCTTTTTTATATTTTTTAAAGGCTTCGATAACACTTTCTATTTCAGACTTTTTATAATATTCTTTTGTAAAAAGTTTTCTCAAAACACTTTCGCCATCTTCAAATATTCTATATCTTTTTAAAATTTTCTCGCTAGGTATCAATAAATTTGCTGGCATATAAGAAAGATTTTCTATGTTCTCGGGGTCGTTATCAAAACGAGAAAACTCTAAAAACATTTTCTTGTTCCAAGGAGTTTCTATTTGCAATCTATAATTTCTTATCAAATTGTTTATAACTTCACGAGCGCCATTTCTTACTTGACACGCCACTATTTCATTTTTTTCAATTCTCTCTTTTTCTTCTTCTTCCTTACTCTCTTTTAGAGATGTTGAGAAATTCTTAAAATCTTTTATCGACATATTTTTCTAATATTTTTTACAAATTTAAACATTTTAATTATATATAAATTAAAAAATTTTATTTTTTTAATAGTTGGTTAAAACGTATTTTTTATATTCTTTTCTTTTCGAAAAAGAGTCTAGATATGGAAAATTTATATCAGAATTATCTTCATTTGGAAGAGTTACTGTTAATTTTTTTTTCGTTTCATCTCTTATCAACATTTTATTGTCTTTAGCAAACTCTGTAAACTTATATACATCATGACTTTTTACAGTATATATTCTATCCATATATAACTCACCACTATCTGTTTTCCAAACAACAGCTCTACCTTTTAATTTTTCCCCATCTTTTGTCAATAATATGGCGAGTGATATTTTATCAGGATATCTATCATATATCTTCACTCTTGGTTGTGTTTCTTTATATCTCATACACGAATTATTTAACGAGCCACCTTCTTTTAAATATCTGTCTTGTAGATACCAATAAGATATATCGCTGCCATTAACTAGTTTTATATCAGCTGGTTCTAATAGATCATCCACTCGTGATTTGAATTTTTCACTAAATTTTTCAATTTCAGCTTCAGTATATCTTATACTTAATTTTCTCATCACTCTACCAGCTTTGGATGATTGACGATATCTTTCTTTGTTTTCATCATAACTTCTACGAGCAGGTATAAAAGTAATATTACTACTATTTGTTCTATCTATATCTAGATCGGTTATATCAAAATATGTAAAAATTCTTTCATCATTCAATACACCACTGCTTTTACTGATCAAAAAATTTAAACCATTGAAAATGTCTCTTATAGTAGTCGAGCATTTATATAGTGCTAACATTTTTTTGTCCAATTTATCATAGAAATCAAAAGCATATTTATATCCCTTTATCAAATCGGTTAAACCTTCAGAAAAATATGTTTTTGAATTAAATTTTTCTTCCGTAATTGTTGTATCATCTATTATTAATAATTTAAAAACATTTTCCAATGTATCTGTTTCTCTATATGTTTCAGAGTTTCTAAGTTTAGCATATTTAGCTGACACATATGATAATTTGTTTGGATCGTTTTCAACAGTTTTTACATTTGTTATTTTTCGATAATTTTTTCTAATAAAATTACATTTAGTGAAATCTGATCCAATTTTTGCAAACGCTTTTGAACAAATTGTGTTTCCGAATATCATTTTTTCAAAATTTCTATCAAAATGACATTCTACATACTCATTGGATGCAATTTTTTCTAACATTTTTATGTGTTTTGAATAATCTTCTATTGTCTTTTTTCTAACTCTTTCAGGTGTATAATATAAGATTTTATTAATAACATCTTCATAATTTTCAGATATTCTATTTTTTTCTTTTACTACGGTTGGAGCGTTGGCATAAATGACATTAATATATGTTAATTTATTCACATCTTTTTCATCTAAATCAAAATTAGTTTGTTCGATTTTATATGAGGCATCTATTTGAAAATATGTAATATATCTCAATCTTTCACTAATAATTGGTTGCCTCCTGTTTGGATTCTGATCTTGTGATGTTGCCCAATAATAATATCTTCTTAATACATTTTGTTTATCATAATTTTCATCAAGAATTCCATCAAAAAATTCTTCAATTCTATACTCTCTTCGATATTTTTCTTTTTCTATTTCTGTAAAATATTTGTCATATGGTATAGCTGTTATTTTCATTGGATCAGTGGAGGATTTATCAATGGAGGTAAAAGGAAGAAATTTATTGACAATTTTTAAATCCAACTTATATAAAATAAAAGCTAAGTTGCGGTCAGCCACAAATATAGATTCATTAGCCAACATACACTTTCCAATTTTATTTTCTAAAATATCATTCAAAAATTTTGTATCACTTCCAACTTTATCGACATTTTTTAATTGTCTGCTATTTAATGTGATATCGATTCCACGTTTTAACATAAGTATTCCCAACTCTTGACATCTCGTTATGGGATCATCTTTTATTTTACGTGTCACTATTCCTTTTTCATTACGAAAATTATGATAACCGCCACTGAATCTTCCATTCAATTTCAGAATGTCACCTGGATTGATCCCGTCTATTTTTGCTTCATTTAAAATAAATCCTTTATATTTTAACAAACTATTATTTGGCATATTAAACATTATATATTTTTAACTATATATAAAATAAAAAAATTAAAAAATGAATTATAATGAAGATCTTTATAAAATCTTAGAGTTAGATAAAAATGCTACAGAAGAAAGTATTAAAAAAAATTATAGAAAACTTTCAAAAAAGCATCATCCAGACATCAATAAATCAGGTGAGGACGAAGAATTTAAAAAAATATCATCCGCCTATGAAGTCCTTTCAGACAAGAATAAAAAGTCAGAATATGATAGAATGTCTCCTTATGGAAAAGATTATAATCCAGCAAATAGTTTTTTTGGTGGCGGGATGGGCGGTTTTGGTTCGGTTTTCGGATTCGATCCATTTGGTGGAGGAGGAGATCCATTTGATTTTATGAACAGGGTATTTAATAGAAGAGATGAATTTATAGAAAACCTTGATATTCAATTAAATATAAATGTAACTCTAAAAGAAATCTACAATAATGAAAATATTAAAATAGTATATGATCATCAAGTTCAATGTGACGAATGCGGTTTTACAGGATTTGATCAAAATAGTGAATCGTATAGTTGTGATGTGTGTGATGGAAAGGGAACGGATGGATTTACAAAATGTAAATATTGTGGAGGAACAGGTAAAATCCACACTGGAACTTGTAAAAAATGTAATGGGGATAAAGTGATATTCAAAAGAGAAGAATTTGCTCTGACTAGCTCGTTTAGAATAAATAGTAGCTCAGTAAAATATTTTAGATCTATGGGTCATCAATCCAGATATTATTCTACTAAGGTCGGAACTCTGATAATTAATATAAATTTTTTGGATGATAATAGATATGTGAGAAGAGGAAGTGATTTAATTCATAAACTGGATCTCCATTTTCAACGAGCCATAGATGGATATATTTTTGATTACGAGCATCTTGATGGAAAAAAATATTCTGTTTCCATACCGCCGAAAACAAAAGATGGTGATTTATTAAAAATGAGAGAGAAGGGGTTAATGATTAGCGAAAAGCAAAGAGGCGACTTGATTTTTAACATAAATATAATTATAGACTACGATTTGTTCTAAAAATGAATAAAAAATAATAATATATAAGAATAAAAAAAATAATTATATAACTATGGGCAATATTATTAAAGATTATAAAAGATTTGTCAATGAATCAGTTGATTCTTCAATAAAATCAATTACAGACATACCAGAAGAAGTTTTTATGACAGCTAAAAAAATTGCTGCGGACTATTATGATAAAACCAGAAAACCAGTTTTTGAATTTTCGCCAGAAAAAGGATTGTTGATGAAATTTGGCGTGACAGATAAAGACTTTAGATTTGCTGAAGAAGGAACTTTGGAATTGGATTTGAATACTGCAGCAAAAAGAAAAAGAGATTATAATGTCACTTTGATCTATGATGACAAAATAACGGAAACAGAAGAGGTTCAATATATTGTCAAATTTGAACCGAATACGGAGCCTTACATAGAAGTCGATGGTGAAGATGAAGATAATGATTTTGTCGATGAATATGAATTGAATAAAGATCCAGAAGAGAATTTCGATGATGAAGATATTGATAAAAATATCAATAGGAGGATCAAGCAAGATGTTCAATTTATAGATAATGATGATGATGATGATGATGATTTTTTGGATGAAGAATTCAATCCTCTGAAAAAAGAAGATTGGAAAAAAGCTGGAAAAACCATAAGAAAAGGAGTTGGAATTCTAACAAAAGAAGAAGCCGTTGAAAAGGGAAGAGAAATTGTGATGAATCATGTAAATAGAAAAAAGAAATATTTAGATTTATTGGAAGAAGATCCTGAGGCCGCTGAAAAATATCTTGAATTTTTTGGTCATAATCCAAATGGTATACCCGAGTGGAATAGTGAAAAAGAAGAGTGGATCGATAGAGCATTCTATTCATCAAATGTTGGTGGAAGTTGGGGTGGCGAATACTAAACTTGTGAAAATTATACAAAATGATTGACGTAAGAGTTGGACACAATATTTTAATCTTACCGAGATTACAATATTATATTGAAAAGAGAGATTGGGATGATATGTCCAGTCTTATTGGAAATATTTATACCATTAATAGAATAGAAAAAGCTTCAAATTGGGAAAAAGATGGTGAGGGCGGGGATATAATATATTGGTTTCGTGATCATAATGAATTAAGTTGGTTTGTCTATAGAGATTGTTTTGAAATCACGACAAGAAAAAGAAAAAGAAAATTAAATTTAGAAGAAGATCCTTGGGGTGAAGAAAACTGGGGATGGGAATAAAATTTTTTGAATTATGGATAGTTATGAAGATATAAAAGAAGGCGATGAAGTTTTAATTCTACCGAGATTGGAATATTATATTGATAAAAGAGAGTGGCCTCGTATAATGAAAGATCTCATTGGAAATATTTATGTGATCAAAGAAATAGGCTTCGATGAGAGAAATATCACAGATAGTGAAGGAGGATTTGTCATATATTGGATCAAAGATTTTGGAGAACGTTGGTATGTTTATAGAGATTGTATAGAACATATAACTAGAAAAAGAAAATTAAATTTAGAGGAAGATCCTTGGGGTGAAGAAAACTGGGGATGGGAATAAAATTTTTTGAATTATGAATAGTTATGAAGATATAAAAAAAGGCGATGAAGTTTTGTTCTATGTTGTTTTGTGTCAATGTATAAAAATGGGGCATCATTTTTTATTTGTCGCAAAAGAAATGGGTTTTTTAAATCATATTTAAAACATTTATCTTTGTAAATATCAATAAAATCTTTTTCTGATAATTCTTTTGTATATTTTTCATATTCTGTTTGTTCTTTTAAATATTCATTAAAATTTTTCATAATAATATATATTTAAAATCACATATCAAATTTTTGAGAATTTTTCATCTCTTTTTCTAAATCATCCTTGAAATAAACTTTTAGATATTCTATATCAAAATTATCTAAATCATATCTTTGACGAACCAGATCATAATTTTTTTCTTTTTCGGTTGTCTTATTGGTGGATGATTTTTTTCTATCTTTCGCATCCCAATACCATTTCGGTATAGAATAAGTGTCTTTAAAAAATTCGAACCACAAGTCGATGGCTGACGCTTTATCTATCGACTTGTGATTAAAATTATTAGCAAAATCTGGAAATCCTTTTCCCAGTTTTCTATTAATAATGAAGAAAGCATCAATTTTATCTTGATCTCTAACTTCATTATATAGATTTTTTTTAACAAAAATTCTATTTACAATTTCAATAAAATCCATTTTTAATAATAAGATTTATAATCAAAAGGATAAATTTTTACATTAAAAATAAAAACTCCTTCTTTATCATAATAGTTATATACAAAAATAACATCATTGTCTCTAAAAAGAGCTAAATCAGGTGAAGTTTTTATTTTATTTAATAGTTTTTCGGAAAATGGCACTTTTACAAGATCCCAATTACTTATGTCTGATTTTTTTCTATTGACAAGAGTGTAATTATAAGTCAATGTCTTTAAAGGGACAAAAAGAACATTATCTGCCCTGGTCTCATTATCGACAACCATAGGTAAGTTGGTGTTTATAATAGATATGGACTCTTTCATTAGACTTGAAAAGTCATTATCGTTCATTTTTTGTGAAAAGCCCAAAAAAGAAACAAAAATAAAGGCTAAAAGTAAAAATATTTTTTTCATAGAGTTTGATTTTACAAATTATAACTTAGAAATCAAAAATTGTTTGAACTTATTTAGAATTTATTTATATAATGGTTATATGATAGATATTTACAAACAATTTATAAAAACAAAACTAGTCAAAAAAGATATCAATTTTTTCTTCGGAGTCATTAAGGAATTGGTAATGAATGATTTATATCCAAAATATTTAATAAGCCGCCGACTAAACAAATCATATAAAATTGTTAATTATCTGTGTGGTTTCAATGAAACTTGTCTTTGTTTCTATGAAGATATTTTAAATATAAATTTTTCAGTTGATAACAATCAAAAAAGCTACATACAAATTGTAGAAATGTCTTATGATAATTTTAAAATGAAAATTGCTCTCGATATAAACATTTTTTTAAAAACGGATGAAAGAAAAAATAGACTCATATATGCTGATAATAAATTTCTACATAGCTTACAAAAAACAATATACTTAATAAAAGAAGAGCATAAAAAAAGAATATTTGAAGATGAAATTTTGTATGATGAAATTTTACAAGATAATTTGAAAAATATAAAAAAATCTGAAAATTTAAATGATATAATTTATATAATAAAAAAATCAACAGATCCATTTTTTAGAGAAAATCTTTCCAAGCTAGATCCAATAATTTCAGGAATAAAAACAAAAACTTTAGATATTATATTTTTTATTATACATAGAATGCGATATTATAAAAATTATAAAAAACACATAAAACCAGCTAGAATAGAGAAAATCTTATTCACAGATGAAGAAGCAGTAGAAATAGCTGGTATATTAAATCATCAACTTACGGAAGAAAAAAATAAATTCTTGGAAGATGTTGTTGAACATTACAATCAAAGAATGTTCAAATCATCAATGGAAATAGATGGCCATATAACAAAAACATTTCACAAAATAAAAGAGAAAAATTAATATATAGAAAAAGAAAATAATTTATTCTTGTGGATTATCTATTATCTAAAAAATTTGATGGAACCTTTACAATTAATTTCATTGGTGTCGAAACTCTAACACCAGAAGATCCAGTTATGAAACTCCGATTGGCATCACCAATAGTGGGAGTTAAAAAAATTACTGGATACGAACAAATTATAAATGGAGTGATCGACGCATCCCAGTATGTTGTTGTTAAATTTAAATGGCAAAATCGATATGATATAGAAATACCTTGTGGAGATTGTTGGAGTGATCTTTTACCCATATCTGCTTTAACTGGTATAACAACCATACCGACCGAGCCTTTTGATTTAGAATTATATTTTTATAGAGTTGATGAAAAAGTTGATAGTCTTCTACCAACCCCGATATATGTTGGGAACGATGCGACAAGCGTCGCCGTTAAAATAAGTGGAGAATATGAGTTTAATTGGACAGATGGTCCGTTTATTTTAACAAATGAGCTGAGCGATCAAGGGGGCGTAATCTTATCTCCATCAGATATTTATAAAATTTTCAACATAACAGATTATACTATCTTATCGGATGATAATGATAATTTATTGATTTATTGGCGAGTAACACAAGATAATGGAAGAACATATTCTAAATGGGAGCCGCTGACAAAAGAAAATATATCCACTTATCGTTTCAATCAACTTCGTTTTGCTAAAATGCAATATTTAATAAAATTGATTAATCCTGTATATACACCGATTAATGTTTATGATGTAATTTTGAGTGGCGAGTTTCAAAATATATCAGCCAATTCAATGAAAACAAATTTTTATGGTATAAGAGCGGATTGTGTCACAGGACTTTTAAATCCGAACAATACTGGTGTGACGAGCGGTGTAACTACTTGTGCTAGAAACATAGACACAGGACTACAATCTTATTCACAGGGTAATGGTGTGTTTGCTCCAGCTATGACAAATTACGAGTTGGATATGAATTTTTGGACACAAGGACTTAGTTGCTATTCTTCTGGACAACCTTCTAATAGTTTGACTAGCTCGGCTATCGCAGCGAGCACCAATTCAACCAGTGGAAATGGTGCATCTTGGAATCCATATGATATAAATAAAATAGCTGGCTTTGCCAACACATTAGCTAATCAATTAAATGAAATATTTGCTTGGGAAGTTGATTATCACTTGACTGATCCAGATGAAAATGGCACAGATTTCATTCTACATGAATATCAGCTATTTAATATAGTGGATGTTAAAAAATTGAAAGTGTTAGTGCCAGATAATAAATTTCCAGATAACACAGTGAAAATGAATGCTTTCAGTTTAGAATTATTTGACACATTTGAAATACATATATTAAAAGATGAATTCAAAAGAAAATTTGGAATAGATCGTCGCCCAGCTGAAAATGATGTTTTGTTTTTCTGTGTTATAAATCGTTTGTTCTATGTAAAACATGCTCAAATTTATAGAGATATAATGAATGCTGGTTTTTATTATAAAGTTATTCTCGAAAAATACGAACAAAAAGCCAATATACGAAATCTTTCAGAAGAGTCGAAACAAATGCTTGATATACTTACGAATAACACCACAATGCAAGAATTATTCGGAGAAGAAGTTAAAAATGAAGAAGAAAAGATCGCTAATATCGAACAATTTAAACCTTTCACATTTGATCCAATGCGTTATGTGATAAGCAATGATGTCATTAGAGTACAACAAGATATATTGAACTATGATATAAATTTTTCAAAAACTCATTATGATTTCAAAGACACTGTTGGAAAAACAGCAATTTTTTACAAAAAGACAGATAATACGCTTGGTCTTTCAGACAATAGAACTTTCATATTTTGGATAAATTTTAATAACGCGTGGGATTCTAATGTTAGACCAACAAGAAACTCTTGGAAACATTACAACATAGATTCTACTTTAAATTATTGGTTTTTGAACAATTTTGACACAGATACGAATAAGGGATACAGGGTGTGGTATCATAATAAGAATTTAAACATCCAAATAAATGATAAATTTTATAGTATATCGAACTTGAATTTATTGACAAACATTTGGTACGGAGTAGTAATTATTATGGATCAAAGACAAAAAACTATGGATCTAAAAGTATATCAAAGAGATAATGACTATGATATAGTTATGATGCATACTACAACTCAACATATTGTCAGAGTTGATTGGCTTGACACGGCCAGTTATACTCAATACATATCGGCTGGATATAAACCAGTGGATAACGAAGAAAAAAAATCATCTACTACGATTTTCAAGACAGTTAAAGAAAATTATTATGAAAATATTGAAAATCAATCATTTGAGCACGAGGTAGATTTAACAATTACTGGCTCGAATATAAAGATGACAAACATAAGAATAATGATTGATTCGGTGCCTGTTGATGAAATAAATAACTTATTGAATCAATGGATAATAAGAGATTCACAGAGAGTCCTATTGGCCGACAATGCTGACAAAAATATTTATACAGATAATTTTGTAAATAAAAATTGGATATAATAATGAAACATATAAAATTATATGAACAATTTGACTTTGAAGACTTTTCTGATGAAGAACTTTTTGGAAAAGAGACGTTTAAACTCATTTTCAGTGGTCGTAGATTTTATATAGTAGAAAAAATTGAAAATAATATAGTTTTTTTATATAAAGGTTATAAATGGATATCTGATGAAAATTTAAAAAAATATTGTTTATTTTGTTTAGAAGAATTGGGAGAAAATGATGAAATAGCAATTTTTATCGGACATAATAATACGAATTACCAGAAATATTGGGATATTTATACAAAAGATACATTACCAAAAGAAATAAAATATGAATTGAATTGAAACATATAAAACTATACGAACAATTTCATTTTGAAAACATTTTAAATAGAGATGGTTTTCAATTTATATCGCATTCAACTAAAGAAGATTGGGGTGAATCTATTTTAATAATGGAAAAAGAGGGAAAAGCTTTTGGTCGAATCTATTGGTATAATGATGATGATACTACAGTTTATCTTGATTGGCTCAGTGTAGATAAAGATGCCAGAAAAGGAGGATTAGGGACAATATTACAAAAAATAAGAGAAGATATTGGTAAAGAATTGGGCGCCAAGTTCGCCTGTTTGTGGGTAAAAAAGGATAGTTGGATGCATGATTGGTATGAAAGAAGAGGATACAAAGATTATATGAATTATAAAGAAGATAAAAATTATATATGGATGCAAAAAACAATTGAATAGATGAAGCACATAAAAATATATGAGCAATATGATTTTGAGGATCTATCGGATGAGGAGCTTTTTGGAAAAGTTTCCTTTAAATTGATCAAGTTAAAAAATGATATATATTTTATATTAGAAAAAATTGAAAATGGATATCTTTTTTTATATAATGGATATGAATGGAAAAAAGAAGAATTATATGAAGAGCCCAGCGTTAATATTGAAGATTTGAGTGATGATGATATAATAACAACTCATGAAGAAATTAATGGAAATGGATTTTGGATGCGCTGGAATAAATACACGTTGCCAGAAGAAATAAAAGATAAGTTGAAATGAAACATATAAAATTATATGAACAATTTGATTTTGAGGATCTATCGGATGAAGAACTTTTCGGAATAGATAGTAATAAAGGACCTTATGATGATATTTTGATATACGGCGATAGTGGGCCTAGTTTTAAATGTGGGGATAGAGTTAAAGTAATTAATAATGATGAATTTTATTATGAAGGAAAAAAAGGTGACATTGGTACAGTGATCACATATAGTGATGGATCTTATTTAGTTTGCTTAGATGATTTTACTGCTGGACATAAAGGAGATCGTGATACAGATTATGAGGACACGGGTGGTGGTTTGTTCCAGAAGATCTTGAAAAATATGAAAAAAAAATGAAACACATAAAAATATACGAACAATTTAATCTTGATGACTTTTCAGATGAAGAGCTTTTCGGAAATGATGACAATTATTTTCCAAAAGAAAATATAGAGAAATATTATTATGATTATAAAGAATTATTCAATCACACAAAATATGATGAAGAATACGGATATACAAATTATGAATTATGGACTGAAGTTGGGCAATTGACTCTCAAATATAATCTCACAAGAGACGATGTCAAATGGATACTTGATAATAAAAACACGAGATTTGATAGTGATAAATTTCTAGAAGATACATATCTTCATTGGGACGATTAATTTTAATTAAAAAAAGTTAAAACAGGACTAAAACATTTTAATATATAATAATAAGTTTTTTGGTTATTGGTAGTTTCGAGTTTAAAGACTTTGGAAATGTTTTTAAAAAAAGCATTAAAGAAATTATCAAAACATAAATAAAAAATAAAAAGAAAAAGTGAGAAAAGTACCACTCAATAAATTACGCTTTCATTTATTTCCTCAATTTTTATTTGTTTTGACTCGAATATTTCCAATATATCAGAAATCGATATAATTTGGAATTTGTTTATTTTTTGGCGCGCGAAAAGTAAGCATTTCACAAATAAAAAATAAAAATTATATTATGGCACACTATCGAATGAGTGAAAGATTTCCATCTGCTGTTATTACAAGCGGTGGAAACGAAAAGAAAATCTACAATGGTGGTTTTATCTATTTAAATGATGGAGAAAACTTCGAGATCCGATTTTTCAATCCGACCCAGTTTAAACTTGGAGTTGAGATAATTTTTAACGGATATAAAAAAGGAGATGGTTATTTGGTTCTAAATCCTGGACAAGATGTCACGCTGGATCGTTTCTTGGACGAGCAACGTAAAATGGTGTTTGAGACATATACCATCGATGGAAATAATCAAGCTGCGGTTGAGGCGGCAGCCAATAACGGATTAATACAATTTAATTTCTATAGAGAATCATATTTTAGATATGGCTCAAATACTGGATATGGTACTAGTGGATATAGTGGTAATAGCGGCACTCGCGGTTTTGCTGGAACCGGTGGCGGTTTTGCTGGAACCGGTGGATTACCAAGATTTAAATCTAGCAATACAAATAGTCGTACATATTCTGATAACAACATTACATATTTTGATGCTGACTTTGAACAGGGCACTACGTCTTATACATCAAGTTTCACAACAACAATTGATTATGCTCCAGATACTATGTATAGAACATCAACATCCAATAGCAATCCAGTAGAAACTGGAAGAGTTGAAGCAGGTGATGTATCCAATCAAACATTGGAAAATGTGTCTGTTCAATTTGAGACATCCCCAATGCATAGAATTAGTTATAAGTTGTTACCATACTCAGCTAAACCAATGGAGGTCACTGAAATAAGACAATATTGCCCGAACTGCGGATACAGAATTCGTAATAATAGTTGGAAATATTGTCCAAAATGCTCACAAAAAATTGAGTAAAAAATAATTTATAAAAACATGAAAAAGAATATAGATATAATTTGTATAATAGATAAATCTGGTTCTATGAGCCCCATAAAGAATGACGCCATAGGGGGATTTAATAGTTTTCTTGAAGATCAGAAAAAAGCTGAATATCAAGCTTTTATGACAATTGTTTTATTTGATACTCGATTTAAAAAAATATCTGATGAGATTGCTGTACAAAAAATAGAGCCTTTAAATGGAACCACTTATAGTCCTGGTGGCAATACCGCTCTATATGATGCTATCGGACAAGAGATCGATAACTATTTAGATTATTTAGCATCTTTACCAAAAGAAGAAAGAAGCGAAAAAGCTCTTTTTGTGATATTAACAGATGGGGAAGAAAATTCCTCCAAAATCTATCATAAAGAATTGATAAAGAATATGATAGAAGATGTGAGAGAAAATATCGGAATAGAATTTATTTATTTGGGTGCAAATCAAGACTCGTTTTTGGCAGCGACAAATATAGGAATATCCGGTAATAATTCTTTCAATTATGCTGCAACTGGGGATGGAATAAAACTAGCCTACTCTAAGATATCCGAGGCAACAGCATATTATTCAACAACAGAAGCCAAAGAAGATTTGTTTCAACAAGAAAAGAAATAATTTTTAAATTATTTTTGTTAAAAAAACCAGATTTAAAAAATCTGGTTTTTTTATTTAAATATATAACTATAATAAAAAAATGTATTCAACATGATAATAAAGTTTGAAAATTATTTGAATGAAAACATATTTATAAAAAATAAATATAAGAAACTTTATGATAAACTTTATGATTATATAGAGAACGGTCGTATAAGAATGATACCGAATATTTATTCAAATTTATATAGATTCAAAATTGAAAAAAATGCTGTATCAGTCGAGGATGATCCATTTGGTGAAGAAGGGGGGAGAAAAATCACTGTTGAAGTGTCAATAAAAAAACAAGTTGACATGGATATATTAAGATTGTATGAATATATTTTAGCAATAGATGGGAATGAAGTTGATATGCCAAGTTATTATGTCAAAAAATTATATGATTTATTGGATGATAGAGAAGAAGAAAATAGAGAAGAAGAAGAAAGGAAAAAGGAAGAACTGGAAATAAAACGTCAAAAAGAACGAGAAGATAAAATTAGAAATATAGAAGAAATATTGTAAAATTATGTTAATCAAATTTGAAGATTATTTAGGTGAAAGTATATTCAATAAAAAATATCAAAAATTATTTGATAATTTATATAATTATATTAAAAAAAACATACAACTTATAGATGTTGAAACGACAAAAGATTATCCATACAACACTTATGCTTTCAACATTGTGAGATCTATTAAACCTGATTCAGATGATCCATTTGGAGAAGATTCTGAATCCAAAAAAATTAGAATAAGATTATCAAGAGGTTACGCTTCATTTACATTGGTGATCAATAAAGATATAATTGATATGCCATCCAATGATATTAGAAAATTATACAATTTGATAGATAATAGAGCTTCAATAATAAGAAAAAATATAGAAAAAGGAAAAGAAAGGGAAAAAGAGGAAAGAATTAAAAATCTTGATAGTTTTTTTGAAAAAAAAATGTCGAAAAAAGATTATTTAGACGAGTCTCTGTTCAAATCCAATAAATTATATAGCGAATTGTATAAAAATTTATATAACTATATTCTCAAAAACTATTCTAAATTGAATGTCATAAAAGATAGAAATAATGAATACGAAATCAATCTAATAAAAACAGATCTTATGGATGAAGATGAATTCGGTGAAGATTCATCAACGACAATTTTGAAAATAAAAATCGAAAAAAATCGTGATTTTTCTTCATGGTTTAAAGATTATTGGTATGCATTATATATCAATGGAGATAGAATAGATATGGAATATCGATATCTCATTAAATTGTATAATTTAATAGATAAAATAGAAAAGTCAAAAGAAAAAGAAGAGTTCAAACATTCTGAAAAAGAAAAAGATGAAAAGTTGACGAGTGTTATTGATATTTTAAAAAATAAATAAAAAATATGAAAATTAAAAAATTTGATGAGCAATTTTTATGGGATGCTGGTAATATGAAAGCTCTAAAATCATATATAGATAAAGATGATAATAAATTATATCAAATAAAAGTAAATGAGCCTTTTGAAATAAAAACAAAGGATTCAGAAACTTATTACAAATTAAAGTTCATATTGAACTCATATAAAATATCTTTCGAAGATTCTATAACGAATCTATAATTCAAAAAACACAAAAAATGATGGAGAATAAAAAATTCACAGATGATGAATTTGAAAAACTTTTAGATAAAAGAAATAAAACTCTTCATATGATAATGGAATCATATAATGAAAGAACAAAAGATTACGATTTATCTTTTTATAATCTTGATATAATTGAAAATGAAATATATAACCATTTAAAAACAAAGGATGATGAGTTTATAAATAAAATAATAGAAAAAAATGATTGGATAAAAAGAAAGAGGATAGAAGAATTATAGTTTCAACTTTTTAGCTACATCCATAACACCTTTGACATCTCCTTCACAATATTTCATGATAGATTCTTTGTCTTTTCTGTTCCAATAATAATCATAAATCTTTTTTCCATCCAGTGTAGACTTGGGATTTTCTATGCCGAGAGCATAAGTAACTTCTTCGAGCGAGGCACCGAGATTTGAACCATTTTTCCATATATCATAAATATCTGTGACAAGTATTTCCCAAGGCTTTAATCCATTGAAATTCAATGATAAAGGTATGTCTATATTATATTTATACATCTTTCTTACAATCCAAGGTATATCGAAACTTTTTATTCTAAATCCGCATATTCTTTTATTTGTTTTGCTAACTCTATCAAAGACTCCCTTTATCTTTTGAATCAATTTTTCTTCATCATCATCAATAACACTTCTTATTTGTATAACTCCTTCTGTATCATACACACCAAAAGACATACAAATTATTTTTCCAAACTCTGGCAAAAGCGGAGCATTTTCTATATAGAAATTTTCAATGTTGGCAGACGGATCCGTCAATCTTTTCGTAAAAATATTTCTACCTTCGGCATTCATATCCATAAAATTAGGATATTCTGATGTCGTTTCAATATCAAAATAAAAAAGGTCTTTATACATTTTTATACTACTTGGCATATTAATTAATATCACAAATATAGTAAATTGTTTTTAATTAAAAAAGTTGATTTGAAAAAAATAATATATAAGAAAAAAAACGTGTTCTATGTTCAAAAAGAAAAAAAATCTGTTAATAGTTGAAGATGACTTTGATACAGTAAAAATGTTAAAGAAAATGTTAAAAAAGTTTAATTTAAACATCTATGTGAGCGATACTGGAGAAAACGCTCTTGATGTTATGAAAAATAAAAAAATAGATATTGTTTTAATGGACTATAAACTGCCTTATAAAAATGGTATATTATTGACAAAAGAAATAAGAAAAATAAATGGGGATATTCCAATAATTTTGGAAACTGGTGAATCAAAACTTTTTGGCAATATGGATACTGTAAAAGGATTTCAGTTCGATGATATAATTGAAAAGCCATTGACAATGGATAAAGTGACGGATGTAGTAAAAGAATATATTTAAAATGAAACACTTGAAATTATATGAGCAGCTTGATTTTGAGGATCTATCGGACGAAGAACTTTTTGGTGATGAGAAAGATTTATTTCTAGGTAAAAATGGAAATACACTATATGTTTTATATGATCCAGAATGCAAATCTGGAAGATTTAATAGATATTTGATGTATCGTGACCGATCAGATTATTATCCTTCGTATCCAAGAACTATTTTTACTCTGAATGTTTTGCCAGAAGAAAATTCTAAGATTGGATATTCATCTTATCAAGGTGGTATTCATTACACAACATGGAAAAATTTGGATCCAGAAATAAAGAAAAGAATAAAATTATGAAACATATAAAATTATACGAGCAATATGATTTTGAAGATCTGTCAGACGAGGAGTTATTCGGTAAACAAGAAAAAGATTTATTTTTAGGTGAAAATGGGGGGGGGGGGGGATTTTTATTTTTTTGTTTTTTTTAATATTTTTTTTGTTGTTTTTTTATTTGTTTTTATGGATGGGGTGGGAAAAAAAAAAAACCAAAA